ATGGCAAGAAGGGAAAAAGGTTCAGGATCATGGGATACTGTAACAAAGAATGACATTACATACTATAGGTACCGTAAGAAATATGATGGTATGACAAGCCGGAAAGAATTTGTAGGAAGGACAAAAGCTGATGTAAGACGCAAGATACAAGAATTTGAAGCTAAGAGTATGAGGGTTAACCAAAAAGATTATCGTAAGATGACTCTTGGGGAATGCATAGATAATATCCTGCAGACATTGGAGCCAACCTTCAAGACGAACAACTATGCTACTCTTCAGTCTACAAATCGCTGCTATATTAAAACTAATCCGATTGCTGATGTCCAGATGGCTGCTATAGACAAGATTGTCATTCAAACATACTATACAAATATGTCGAAGAAATATTCTGAGAGCACTGTTAAAAAGACACGCACTCTTTTCAATATTGTTTTCGACTATCTTGTATCCTGTAATATTATCACAGAGAATCCTGCAAAAGGGATTAAGATGCCGCATAAGTCAAAATATGCAGTACAGAAGAAAGAACATTCTTTCTTATCTTTAGAAGAAGCTGAGAAGTTTTATAAGACGGCTCTTATGAAAGCAGATTCTGCTTTGCCCGGCGTAAGGACAGGTGATTACATCTATGGACGTAATGCCAGGTTCTGTCTGTTAGTTCTTTATACTGGCATGCGTATAGGAGAAGCTTATGCTCTCACATGGAAAGATATAGATTTTAAGAATAATACCATTAACATAGATAAGACAATGGAGCGTATCAAAGTAGATGGCAAATATCAGTGGCTCATAGATACACCAAAGCGTCCTAAGTCAATCAGAGTCATTCCTCTGGCAAATCGTGCAAAGGAACAGCTGCTCTGGCTTAAAACTGTCTCTCCTGGCTTAAAAGCATCCGGAGATGATCACATATTCGTAACTGAAAATAATATTCCACCATCACAGTCAACTCTTACTAGGACGCTTAAAGCGATCCTCAAGAGAGCTGATATTGAATCTAATGGCTTCGGCTTACATGATCTCAGACATTCATTTGGGTCCATGCTGCTGCAGAAAGGATGGGAACAGAACCAGCCTGTAGATATTAAGGTGATATCAGAGATACTCGGACATGAAGATGTTTCCACAACTTATAACATATATATGCATATCATGAATAAACATAAATCAGAAGTCATAAATTTACTTGATTAAAAATAAGGGAGTTATATCATTTCGATATAGCTCCCATTTTTTTACTATAAAAATATTGTTTTACGTATATTATCAGATATCCATTTAAGATACTTTTCTTTAGGAATCCTGTATGTATTTCCTATCTTTATTTTAGGGAAAGAACTTAATTGAATAAGCTGATATGTCTTGTTACGTCCTATTTTAAGATGTTTTTGTATATCTGTTGGAGTTAACATTTCATCCATCGTCATCGCACCTCCAGAACATTACACTATCTTCAAATTCTTTAACTAAAGCTTTATCATCGCTTCTTACTGTAACATCAATTACTTTCGGAAGGCCAAATGATAATACTCCTAATATAGATTTCAAATCTATAATGCATCGTCCTATACTACCATCAATATCACAATCTTTAAATTTATTTGCAATAGATACTACAGTTTTAGCATCTGTAGAATTGTTTAAACGAATCTTCATAATTATCCTTTCTTAATCATCATATTCCCATGCACGAGTGTGTCTATTATAATGACTGTTCGCTTTGCACCGGAAGTCATATTGAGTAGGATTCCCTTTACTAAGTGGACACTCATTACAATGGACACGATTATTTTTATCATATGCGCTATATTTTTCGCATATAGCTTTTTCTCTGTCTGTTGTAATCATATGTTATTCGTCTCTCACCTCTAATTTTTTCAAGTCTTCAATGCCCCAAGGTGCTTCATCCTCCCATTTAATGAAGTTAAACATATTACCATACATATCTCTTGATACATAAAAATAATTACTATCTTCAGTTATCCACAATTCATTCATAGAATTACGTCTTGGTTTATTATAGTAAATATAAAGATCATTATTGATATCTCTTGCAATATATTTACAATTAGACAGAAGGGCATCAAGGAAGTTCTTTTCTCTTGATGTAATTGTAGGTTTCTCTACATATTCTGATTCAGCCCATTCACGTAATCGATCGGAGCATGCCTGTGAACGTCCAATATGTTTACCACAATCATCAAACATGCATGATTCACATGATATATTACTACAATAAGCGATTTTATTTTCTTTTGTTACTGCTATACTCCTACCATTACAAGCAATATCCAAAATCTCTTTAGCAAATTTCTCTCTATTCTTCATAAGCGTTTACACCTCTACTTATTCTTTGTTGTACTTCCAAATCCACCATTTCTTATGCCTGTTACTTCATCATCAATAGTAATACCATATTCTAAAAATACTCCCTGTACAACATTGTCACCTTCTCTAATTGTACATTCTTTATCACCATTATTTTTCAGTTTAACAAAGATATGTCCTTCGTTATCACTGTAATAAAAATCTGAATCCACAATACCTGTTTGATTCATGAGATTTAACCCATATTTGCATCCTAATCCACTTCTAGGATATAACATTAGGACCCAATCTATGTTCATTTCACATCTGATCCCTGTAGGAATTTTAATGGTTTCACCCGGCTTTAAAGTAAATGTCAAAGGACTTACAAAGTCATATCCTGCGCTGCCTTTTGTTGCTCTTTTAGGTAACGTAATTGCATCATAAATATCCTTAATATTTCGCCTAGTTGACATATTTAGTTCAGGAACATTAAATGCATCAATCCAATCTTTTTCAAACTGTCTGTATGTAACTTTCTCAAATCTTGCTACTCTTTTTGCCATATTATTAATCTCCTTTTTGTATGTAATTTAATGTATATATTATCTGAGTATAACTTTATATTAAATGAGCATTTTGCAATTCTTTTAGTTTAGTTTGTGCTTCTTCATACGTAAAAAAGTATTTTTTACCAATATCCTTTTTAGAAATATAATCCAAGTGACTAATAAGGTTAATCGTGTCTATATAGTATTCTTTCTTACTACTACATCCATAGTCGTTACAATGGTTACATTCATCACTATATCCATCGTGTTCTATTCCTTTATGACATTTCGACCATATAAAATCAATATAATAAAGTATTATATCGTTACTTAATTTTATTGATTGTTTAATATTGTCAGATTGTTCATAATTTGCTAATTGACGAGCAATTTTATTAAGAATTTTCCATCTTTTGTTTTTTGCAAGTTGCTTAATTGTAAGTCCTTTATCAGATGGATAACCGTCTGGGTGGAACAAAATCTCTCCATTTTCAGTAACGTAAGTTAATCTTTCGATCCGCATTTACAAATCTCCTTTTTTAAATATTCAATATATTCATTCCATTCGCCTAATGAATGGATATATTCTTTAGTTTTTAAACATTTTTTCTTCATATCTTTTTTCAAATCAATTGTCCTATACTGCTTACTTTTTTGAAGTTTATTGGTCAAAAAAGCATCGGTTACCCTAGAGACTAACAAGTAATCCTTACTGTCCATAGAATCCAAAATAGCGTTGTATTCTGCTAAATCTTCCTCAGGAATAGGGTAATCACATTTGGGTAAGTTCTTAGTCGAGAAAGGACTAATATCAGCTCCTGCAATCGCAGGTTTAAGAAAAAGTGCTATGTATTCTAACTTACGAGCATGGAACTTAAACTCTATTTCTTTGTCGTTTTCCATGATACTTCGTACAGTTCCTTCATCTTCAAGTGCCTTATATAATTCTTCATAAGTTTCATATTCCGGTAACCCAATATCATTAGCTATAGCTTTTAAAATATTGTGTCCTCTTCCTATAGATGGGATATAAGCTACAAGAGTAGAAAAACCATAATGATATATTTGAGCACCACCATAACACTTAATATAAATATCATCAAAACTTGGATCTATTCCTCCAGAATCATCTCTGGGATAATCATTGGTACTTTGATCTATTGCAGCTTTTAGTCTGTAAGTACCTTTATATTTCATTAAATATTTTGCCATTTAAAACCTCTTTAGAATCAGTTCTTTCTTTATAATTCATAGTAATTTTATATAATCTATGACTTCTCCATTGTCTTTCTTCTCCTCCATATCTTTTATAGCATCTTCAAATGTAGCAAATTTGCAAGTACAAATATGTCCTTTTGTAAGATTTACAAAAGAATATGTATGATCTGATTTATTCAGCATAATAGACACAACTACATTGTCTTTTTCTCTCATAACCAAATAAATATTATTCATGTTTATCTTTTAAACTCCTCTGCTAAAATTTCAAATTCCACATCTACATTATCATGTAACTTTAACTCATTGATAATGGTAACAAAAACGCCCACAAGCACCATGGCGATTCTGTAATTTTCATGCCTATTATTACTGCTACTGCAGTTGAAATCCATGCTATTGCTTTTGCAAATTCCATATATTAATTCTCCCTTATGCTTTCCATAAGTTCACTACGAATTTCATCATACATTTTATGTAACTTAGGATTAACAAAAGTCATCCATTCTCGCCGTTTATCCTGTATCATAAGTGCTCTCAACATGGTCCCAGAGATGGGTAATTCTTCACGATTAATGATTAATTCGGTTGTGTTCTTTAAATCTTTCTTATCAAACCATCCGCTCCGGCTATCATCATTACCATAAATCATTACATCTGGATTTTTATAAATATACCGATCCACATTTTGAAGAAGATATCTACCCCAATCTGGAGTAATATCATTTTCATCAGTGAGATCTGATAATGCATAAATCATAATGTTTGGATCATCACCATACACTTCACGTATCATCTTGATTCTAGTATTGACATTCAAAGGATTACGTTCTGTCCCGCATTCTTGAGCGCTACCGACGAGAATAAGCATTCGATCACAAAGTAATAACCCAGTATCAATAAGTTTTTCATGGCCTTTGTGGAACGTTTGAAAACGCCCGCAAACAAGCCCAACATCATATGGTTTCATGTTATTTCTTCTCCTCTTTAATTCCAAGTGTATAAATAAATGTTATTAATAACACAATTAACAAAGCGATATATATAATAATTGCTGAAGGAATAGTAAATATAATTGTAATAAATATATATATCTTACCGAACCAATTTCTATTTTGGACCAACATTTTATATTCTTCTATTGGTAATAATTCATCTACTGCACAGTTTATTACTAAAAGCATTGTAAAGAAAAGTTCGAACAAAAAAATTGATATAAGTACATTTTCCATTATGCTACCTCTACTTTTAATCCAGGATTAAATACCGGGATCTTCTCTGATTTAAAAAGGCATCGTTTATGCATTAAATCAATCTTAGCTTTTACATCCAGATCGTCAATCTCTCCTGTACGAAGATATCTGTCCAGAACTTCATATGGGAATCCTAAATTGTCCTCATCTGTCTTTTCACACAAGCCATCTATCGGGATCTTTTCAATAAGTTCTGTAGGAAGCAATAATTCATATCCAAGTTTTTTAACTTCATATACAGTTAATTTTCCTAACGGACTAAAATCACCTGCCGAATCACCATACCTGGTTTCATAACCGACATATGATTCTGAAAGATTACATGTATTTGCTACTCTTCCATTACAAGACTGAGAGACAGCATATAATGTAGACATTCTAATACGTGCCGGAAGATTTATTTTTGTCTGTTCGCTGATCTCGATTCCTGAGCTTTCGAGTCTTGACAATACACTTCGAACTGTGTCGCCAATGTTGATTTCGTATGATTTAATATCAAGAAATTCACAAAGCTTGTACGCAGCATAAATATCTTTCTGCTGACCCTGTGGCATAAGCACACCAATTACTCTGTCTTTTCCTAATGCTTCAACACATAATGCTGCTACAACAGAAGAATCTTTTCCACCAGAGATTCCTACTATTGCATTGCAGCCTGGGCCATTTTGATCAAACCAGTCTCTGATCCACTGTACAATTTCATTCTTAAGTTCTTTAAAGTATCCATTGTAATATTTCATCTTATAATCCTCCCAAACGATTAATATACTGCCTAACCTCACCATCATCATATGTTTTAGTAACTAATACTGCAGACACTGTTTGTCCTATTCTTCCATGATATTTACGATATGTACTTTCATCACTAAGTGAATATTCCACTCAGTTATAGTTTACCGTAATTTCATACTCGGCATAATCTGTCCGAAATTGCGGAACATGATTAATTATACCTATTAAATGAGTTTCTTCCGGCTTATAGTATTCATTAACAATTTTGACTTTTACACTTTCTTCTTTCTTATCAATACATTTAGCGCATCCAGTCAACATAAATACACTGATAAACAGAAGAATTAATATAGATACTGCTTTTTTCATTTTGATTCCTCCTGCAGTTCCTTTCTTACTTTCATAAGAATTATACCAAGCCTGTTTTCTCCAATACCATTAACAGTTCCCCAAGTTGTATCTCCCCATGTATTTCCTTCTTCCAAATGTTCATCACCTGTAGCAAGTAACTTTTCCTTAAGGTCTGGATTCTGAGTGAATTTAGCCAGTACGATTTCATACATTACTTTATCTTTCACTTCTTCCCAATCAGATCTTAAATCAATCTTTCTGCCTGCTGCTTTTGCTTCTGATGGGTTAGCTTCAGAAAATAACTGGAATCTTAGTCTACGATTCTTTGTTTTCTGCGCTTGAAAAGCTGCTTCATTATTTGTATAGTCCCATCCGTTGTAATTTACCGGTGCCATATAAAAGTTACTTAAAAAGTAATAATCTCCAGTAAAACTATTAATCATTTTAAATGCCCTCCATTGGTTTCCACTGTTTTCTCCTTTTACTCTGCATTTTCCAACCCGACACTTTTAATCCTCTCACATGATCCCATGAATCTGTTTTTCTTTTTGGTTTTATAGGTTTGAGCGTAATACCATATTCATTTCTTACCTCTACAATCTCTTCTGGTGTAATACTTTTACGCTGATCCGGCACTGTTGAAGCCCAATGAATATTCCAACCATGATGCTTATGATATGTACGATAGTATTTCTTTTTATATTTCTTAGTAAGCTGATGAAAGTCTCGTACATTACCATAATCATCAATAATCAAATATCTGTGATATTCACGCGGACAAGTACACATAAAATCCCAATTATTATCTATTTTTAAATATTCATCATCAAAATAGTTGAATGAATGATATAAATTGATACTTCTCATGCTGTATGGGAACTTTGACTTAAAGTATGTATACAGTTCTTTAGTCCCTTCTACACATCCTACATATTCCCATGGGAGCCATCTGTATATAATGTAATTAAAATGAGCTTCTACACATTTTGTATGTTGTATATAAATATGGTACTCTCTCATATAAAACTCCTACTGTCCTTTATGTCTTGACATATCGACTGTTGTTTTAAAATATTTACCAATTGTTGCAATTGTTGCACAAATAACAGGGATCATTGGTTTCGTAAATCTAGTTGTATTAAATATGATATTTAGTCCATTAACCAATGCGTCCCCTACAAAAAATTTCAGTATACATCCACCTATGTAAGCAAACATAAATGATAATGCCGGACTAATAACAAGAGTGAAAATCGCAAGGATGATTACTGTAAACGCACCTATTCCTTCTAATGTATTATCTTTTCTGTTCATTCATCCAGCCTCCATAATTCCACATCATAATCTTTAAGTTCCTCTTCAATGATTTTATAAACCACTTCCCAGTCTGCTCCCCCTCTTACACAACCAATCTTATACGGAAGTGCTACTGAGGTTCTACAAAGATCTTTTCCTTCTAGTCCATTTTTTTCACGCCATACTCCAAAATGTTGCGAAATATATCTTAAACCATCTCTAAAAGCTTCAAGATCTGTATACTGTTTACCATCATATCCATAGTTATTTTGTGCGAATAAAGACAATACAATTTGACCTCTATCTTTCAATAAATATGCATCACATGTTCCGAGTAGTTCTTCCGGCTCGAACTTACAAAATTCACAAAACTTTCTATAGTGTTTATAAATGCCTTCATCATAATCTCTTAATGCTTTAGCAACTCCAGATCCCATAACACCCTGGCAGTTAACCTGATGAATTATAAAATCTGTCTTTGCATTAACAATATTACCTTCAATAATTTTAATCATAAATCTTTTCCTATAAATCCTGAAATGTAAACTTCTCGCCACAGGAGCAAATCACTTCTCCAATAGTTCCGATTGATGTTGGTGTAAAGCACCATGTAAGAGAGCCGCCTATGCAACCATGTCCCATTGCCCTCTGTTCCATAGTTTTCAAACCATGTTTCTCAGCATCATGTTTTAATTCCCACTCTCTGATTTTCTCTTGTTCTTTTTCTGAAATTGGAAATCCTCTGTACAGATCCTCTTTCGCTTTTTTCAATTCTGCTTCCATTCTCTGCATTTCAGAATCTTTATAATGCTCATCTTTGAGCTTCTTGTTTTCTTCTTCTAAGTATTTAATTCGTTTTTCATAAGTATCTGCTTTATCAACAATCCCCTGACAAAGATCTGAAACTGAATCCGTAAAATATGTACTACTCATTTTTATACCTCCTTCATTAAATATTTCACTGGAACCCTTTTAGTCAGCCAAACTCCATTTTTAGATAAGTAAAATTTGTATCCATCTTTGTACATCTGTTCACTATTGATAGAATAAACAACTTCTTTACCATGTCTCTTGCCGACAGCTTTGGCGGTTTCAACATCTTTTGACAAATGAACATATAAACGACTTTTAGGAATCAGTCCATTCTGATCAATAGACGCTATATATTTCTCGCCAGTTCCATGATAAAGAATTTTAGGTGGCTCTTTCTCTTCCAGTTCTACATCTACCGGAATTGAATGTCCCTGATTCGCTCTGATCAATGTCTTGTCGTCATTGAAAGAATATCGCTGCTTATTGTCAGTCCGTACAATTTCCTCTAAAAATTCTTTGTTGAATCTGGGATTGTTTTTAGCGATACCCTGAATCAGTTCTTCTACATTCGCCCAACCATGTTCATCTATAGTAATACCAATAACTTCAGGCTTATGTCTTAATATAAGACTTATATATCTACTAATACTTTGTAAATTCATTCTCTTTACTCCTCTTTACTCCATAAATGATGAAACGTGTACAGTTACAAAATCACTATGTGCACGAATATAATCCAAAGTTTTTACTGTATCCTCTACAATTGCAATCTGAGACGGCTTAAGCCCAAGCTTTTGTTGCAGCGTCTGAAGCACAGTAAGTTTTTCTGTCTTTTCTAAAGTAAAATAGATATTATCATCCGGAAGGCCGTAATTATCTTTGATAAAAGCTCTTTTGCCGGGGATCTCACTAGAAGGACTCTTTGAACAAGCATATACTTTGTCAATACCTTTCTTCTGAATGAACTCTTGCATTAATTTAATCGGACGTACATCTTTATACGGATTCTCACCGGAAGCTACAAGTCTATCCCATTCATCATCAGTCATACTATGACTTAATTCAGAGAACTCATACGGAGCAAGTACTCCATCTACATCCATTACTACAATCACATCATCTTTTAATAAATAATCTGTAATTTTACTCATCTTTGTTTCCTCTGTTTAATCTTTCTCTAATGTCTTCAAATGTTTCTTTATGATACATTTCACCGTCTTTAAATACAGTTCTTAATACTCCGTCACGAAATACATCATTAAATCCATCCATGCATTGCAACTCTCCATTGTCATCGTGATATATACAACAACACCCTTTATGAGACTTTTTCAAATGACTCGTGTCGGTTTTTGGATCTTTATAAATCATAATTGGCTCGCCATTAACAATTCCATATGTAGCTTTCATAGCAATACCAAACATATCCCTAGTTACAACAACTATATGTCCATCGGGTTCTATAACTGCTGAGAAGCAAAATGCTCCGACCCCGAATACGATATTGTTTGCAGCGAATCCTTTTTCTTTAAGTTCTTCCCATACCTGTTCTACATTGTTGAGAGTACATCCGTCTCCATAGATAATTCCAATGTGCGGATCAAGCACTTTATATCCCTTGCTATTTACTGTTCCGCCGAATGTATTCCAAAGCTTTTCAATTGTCTCTACAGCAATTTCTACCATATCTCCGGAATCTGGACGAACCAGAAGTTTACCATTATGCTGCATGATTTCTTTTTTACAAGCCGGAAGAATATTATCAATCATGTTCCAGTAATCATATGTATCAGATACCATACTAAAAGATGCATTAGGATATAGTTCTGTAAGTAGTCTTTTTACAAATGTGATTTCATCACCGTCTACTGCAAAGTTTGAAGCCATGCAGCTATGCTCTGTTGATACAGCCCCAATTCCAATCTTTTCAGTCCAGCAACAAGCATCATAATATGTATCTATATAATCAATAGCAGGAATTGTACTTGTTTTATCAAATGACAATAACCAAGCAGACGAGCATCTAATAGCCTCTTCCATACAAGACATTCCTCTCATACCAAAGTCTGAGCAGGCCATTTCAGGTCTTAAAAAGTCATCACAGGTCATTTTATAGTAGTCGTTTGCAAGTTCTCTATACATATGACCAATTGTTGCATGAGCACATGGTTTCCAGAGTTCAACCTGCAGAATACATTCGATCCACTGTACTACCCAGGCAAAATCTGGATGTGTATTTGTAATTTCGATGCATGGGATGCCCATTGGTACTAATGTTCCCTCCGGAATAGCACGTATCCGAATTGGAAGATAACCTAATTTATGAAGTTTCATAATAGGCTTTAGGTCATAACTATTTCCTAACTGTATATCCATACTGTATTTATATGTATGCTCAACTTCTGCTGCTGTTAATTCAAAAAAGTTTTTATTAAAATAATCGACCAGATACTCTTCAATAAATGCCTGTAGACCAAAGAATACCATTTTGTTCTGATTCTTAAGCATTGATCTTCGTGGGGTCCAGTAAGATACTAATTGATCCAGTCCTTTCGGATAGATTTTATTATGTATCTGTTTATATGTGTCTGAGAGTAAAATTGCCATTGTATTCATTATTTTTTATTCTCCTCTTTATCATTTATAACTTTATCAATCTGATCTGTAATGTAATCAATAACATCCTTGCCGGTTTTCCCAATTGCTTGAATGTTGTCAGGTGTAATTTCCTTTACAACTGCCATCGTATATATTGTTTCTGTACTTGGAGTGATAACCAAAGTAACTGCGCTGATGACAGATACTATCGCACATTTCTTCATAAAACTTTTATGAGTTAATACAGATCCATAGTCTATGTCACCCTCAATGAATGCTATACATATCGCAATTATGCAGCATATTAAAATACATCCAGCAAGAATCTTCAAAGAATCTGCTCTACTAGCAAAATAAATCGTCCAAGGACTAACAATCGGTTTCATAATGCCTCCTTATCTAAATCTCTCAACCAGTTCAATCTTAGGACTTTCCAGATTTGTCAGAATCGTATCTGTCGTATAAATCTTCTCAATCAATCCATTATTTTTCAGAAGTTCTCCTTCATAAATAGTATTCTCACAATGAGTAATATAAAGATAAATCTTACCTACACCGGCCTCTTTCAGCTTTTTAGCACTATAATAAAAAGTACCACCTCTGCTGCAAATGTCATCTACAATAAGAATGTCTTTACCTGGTAATTGATCAATTTCACCAGATAAATCTAAACCTTTAATCTCTCCTGTTTCCCAATCTCTATTCTTAATACCGAAAGCATATGGAAGATGTACTGCTGAAGAATATCTTTTCATAGATCCCGCATCCGGATAAAACATCATAAGATTATTACTCGCAATCTTCTTAACAGCAGTTTCAATCATTCGATTCGGGGTTCCTACATGTACTTTATTAAATAATGCGGCAGATACATCAGAGTGAGGATCTAAAACTTCTACCTGTTCAAAATTTAACAAGTTAATAATTTGAGCAAAATATTTTAGTGTAAAGATTTCTTTTCTCTTTTTTACTCTATCCATACGTGCATCAGGAATATATGGCATATCTAAATAAATTTTAGTACCCTGATCTTTACAATATTGAGTAAGATAAATAATTGCTGACATTTCTTCCATTGACTCAAAAAACCATTCAATAAGGTTTTTGGGTCCAATAGGAGGAATATCCTTAAATAAGAATGTTCCATCCGGATATTTATTAAGTTTGATTTCTACGTCGTTTAATTTAATCATTTAGTTCTCCTCACGTTCAAACAATTTTAATTTCCAGTTATCTTTGAATATTTTATGTATTTCATAAAGAGATATATTAGACTCACAATATTCATTCATATGAGTCATAGCCAATGTCTTCCGACATGGGATTCCAGAGGTTTTTATATCTGCTTGACATCTTTCATGTAATTCTTCCACATTTAACTTCCCATATCTTAAAGTATCCTGATGTGGATTTGGAACATTGGTTAAATCTTCCATGTTTGGATTAATTTCTTCCTTATTACATTCAGTTGGAAATGCACCGGCTCCATGTCTAGTCATATATGTACGTGTCACATAACAAGCTTCTATATTAATCTCATCAGTCCAATTTACAGACTTTATAATTCTGGCAGGATTCTTAATACCAGTATTTGATGGTGTTAAATGCGGAAAATATTCCATATTGTTTTGATCCAAAAGAAGCCCCTGCCCATTTTCAAATACTATGGTGTCGTATCCGTTAAGTAATTGATCATCATTTACGACATGTACGTGTGACATCATAAAATCAAGATCTTCATTGTAATGGTCTTGAAGCCCAGGATTTTTGAATGGATTAAATAATTCTTCTTCCTGCTCAGATAACGTAATTCCCATGCTTTTGAATATATTCATATAATATGACCATGACGATGTGAACATATAAATCTGTTTTTTATAGCGTTGAATTGTATTATAAATCCCCATTCCACAGCTTCCGTGTTTATTGTTACCACGACTTCGTTCAATAATTTGATTTGCCATCATATCAAGAGGATTTGTAATCATGCATTTTTCATGAATATACACATAAGGTTCCCATCCTAAATTTTTCAATTCTTCCCATTCTTCCTTAAATACCAGAGGATTTAAAATAAAATCCTCCGGTAAATAAGTATCTGCTCCGTTTAATGTTCCAGAGCCGAAATGATGAAAGACATGCCGGGTTCCGTCTGATTTTAATACTGTGTGTCCTCTTTGAGCGCCGCCATTTGAACACACAACGATACAGTTATCTGCATTTTTAGTATAATAATCTGTTAATTTACCCTTGCCCTCGTCACCAAAGTTTGCTCCGATGACAATTTTTATATCTTTCATAAGTTATTCTCCTTACCAAACAATAGCTCCTGATTCATCTGTCTCTGCCTGAACTAATGGTGTTACTTCTGGGATGTTGTTGCTTTCATTTGCAGAAGTAATAATTTCTACAATTGTATCTGTAATATCATCAAGTTTATTAATTGTACAAAAATGCTTATCATCAAGATATTCTAAAAATGATTTTTTAATTTGCTCTTGGTCATACCCACCACGATGATTTACATTAATATGATAGATATCAAATTTCTCAGCAGTTTCTGTATACAAGTCTTTTGTTTCTACATCAGCCTGAAGTGAATCTCCTGTAGCATTTAATAAGCCACAATAATATGCTGTCCTTGGAAGATAAGGATTAAGTCTCTCATCACCAATTGTGATAATTATTCCTTTTTTACCTCTATTCCAACAATCAAGCTTTGTATGTCTGGCACCAAAATACCATGCAGCAGTGTAAGATTCATAAGAATTACCACCACCACCAAACTCAAAATAAACTTTCTCAAGCTGTTCTGCAATTCGAATATCGGATTCAAACTGAGATGCCTGTATTGGAAACCTATCATATGACAAATCGCCAATACCCATTACCATAAATTCAATATCTTCAACTTGTTCATATAATTTCGTCATAATATTATTAAGTTTTTTAGATATTTCAACAGCTGCCTGCCCCATAGATCCGGTAACATCTAAAGCTAAAATAACTGGAACTGTATTTGGATGTTCTTTACTATCACAACATTCTCTTACAACATTTTTAGGATTGAGTGATGAATCAAGTTCTTTTGATTTAAACATTTCCTGATTAGAATAGTTTGTTGTGACTACTCCTCGTGAATCAGTGTCATATCCTCTTGTTGTTGCATAATTTACAAAACTTGCCGTTGTCCAACTTCCGCTTCCCATAATTATTCATCCTCCTCTAAATCATCTTCACTATCTTCTGTGTCTGTATCATCCATGCTAAAATCAAACATACCGTCAAATACATCACCAATACCACCATTCATCATCATAAATGGCATCATAGCACTCATTGGATTACTGTCTGTTCCAGTTCCGGTACCGGCCGCTCCATTCATCATCTGGGACATCATCATATATTTAAAGATTTTATTTGCACTATTCTTATCTTTTCCAAGATTACTTCCGAACATAGATACAATTTTTCCATAGAAATAAGTATTGCCCATAAATACATGACGTTCCGGCAGGATTGTTTCAACTGTAGAGTCCTCATAATTAATTACAGTGATCTTTGTTTTATCTGCTTCGATGACGCACTTAGGTTTGCCATTTACAAGGATGATGTCTCCCTTAGCCACCTTATTTGTCGGAATGACGAAGAAGAAGTTCTCATCTACTCCAGGAAATACAAAATTACCGCAGTTTGTGAGCTTTCCGGATTTAACATTGTAACTCTTATATCCATTGGAAGTTTTTACTGCAATATTACCGCTCATGGATAACTTGCACATTCCACTACCAATTTTTCCAAACATTCCATTCATAAAATTATTCATCATTTTAATTCCCTCCATTGTTTAATTTAATTTCTATTGATTACATTAATCTGGCAGCTTTCCATTACATCAAGAGCCGCTTTATGCTTTTCCGGTGTTGATCCTGCGCAGCATGATGCATCAACTGTGATTTTTGCCTCTGGATAATAAGTTTTAATCAAAAGAGCGTTCGTAATAACACAGATATCTGTGCATATGCCAATAATTTCAATATCTAATAAAGAAGAATCATATACGATATCAAATGTTTCTTCCCAATCCCAGTCATCAAATCCAAAAGTAGATTTACAACATACCATAAAACTATCGAGATTTTTATAATCAAGTTCATCAACAATTTCCCAACCTTTAGTACCATACATACAATGTTCAGGAAGTTTTCTGCCCTCTGAAGTATCTGCGTAATCTGAATGATGAGTATCCTTTGTAAGAATTACATAGTTCTTATTATTCTTATATTCATCAAATTTCTTTTTTACATTCGGAATAATAGCTTGAGCTTCCGGCGTACCAAGTGAACCGGTTACAAAATCATTCTGTACATCAATCACAATCAAGACTTTCTTTTTCTCTTTTTCCATCTCTGTTCTCCCATTCTTTAATTTGCTGTGATCCATCTTCAACTTGCTGCTTATCATGTTTTGAATAGTTGTCTGCCGGACCATAAGCACCTTTATGTCGATATGAAGCATGTCCTTTACGAGTATTAGTTTTTACTGCAGTGCCACCTCGACCAAGCAAACCATTATGACCTTTTGCTAATACACCAGATTTAAATTCAGGTTCATCAATCCATTCTCCAAGATATCTTCCGGAATATTTTTGGCCCTTAATTAATCTGCGTCTCTTTTTAATACTTTTTAACCTTTGTTCTCTCAAATATCCTCTGTTACGTTCCGGCATGACTATTCCTCCAGTCTATACAAAATAATTGGTCCACCTTCAATATAGAACGTCGCATTGTAATCTATAAATTCTCTAGCCTCATCTTCTGTCATATCCTCATTGTTAACTAAAGATTCAACCATTTTTTCGTAATCATATATTGCTCTATCATCAGAAGAAATACCAAGAAACGCATCTTCATAAGATGGATTTGTAAAAAATATCGTTCCCTCGTATCCGGCCTCTAACAATAACCGTTCTGTTTTTGATACTTGGTCTTCATATATATTATCTGCATGTGCTTCAATATCATCATGTAACGTCTCTTCTGGGTAATCTATAAGAGAATCCATAATATAAGAAGAAGTAATCATATTTAAAGCCTTCTCTTCTGAAATTTGATATTTTCTTTGTAATACAGCTTGCAATCCTTCAATGTAACCCTTAACACTTTCTGTAAGTTCTGATATATCTACCATTATGCGATCCTCACAATCTGTTCATATATAACTATATCTTTTATTGTTATTGCTTTATTGTCGTGGTAATGTCCACACAACCAACGCTTATAATCAACATTGCGCCTTATTTCTTCCAGATAATTTGTTAACTTATCCGGCTTATATAGTCCATGTGATAATAATGCTGCTGTAGAAGAAGCTGTACAATGTGTTAAGATAAAATCTACCTTATTATTATGTTCTGCCAGATTCTTTATACCCTCATCCATCTCTTCTTGATTTGGCATTTCTCGTTCCCACCATGAAATATGATTGATTCGGTACATTTTATCCGGATCATCCCTCCATTCCTTTACTCTTGGATCGTCAATCTCTAATACTCCATCTGAAATATCATGACTTGCAGCCCCTCCAAAGGTAAAGAATTTTAAATCGTCTATATCAAATACCTGTCCTCTCATAAGATGAATTACTGATGGTTTAATAAAATGCACCTTACCACCATGCCATTCTTCTACCGGATAAGAATCTAATATATCGTAATTCTCATGATTTCCGTCAATAAAGAGTGTTGTGAAATGTTTCTCTTCAAGCCAATTCAGGTACCACCTTTGCTGCGGTGAATCTCTCCATATCCCAAAATCTCCAAGAATTATCACATAATCGTCCTTCGACATCTCACGCTGTTCGGGAAAAGAATCCATATTAACTCTATGGATCCAATCCCCATGCGTATCTCCAGTTACCCAAATCATGTCCGTGATCCCCAAATGAAGTAGTTAACACTTAAAATAAATAATGATATTGCAGAAGGCCAATAACCACCCGGAACAACATTATTCAGAACAATGCTCATGCATATCACACTGATAATGAAAAACACAATATTTTTTAATATCGTTTTAATCATTATTTCGTTAACTCCTTATACTGATCAAGCAAGGTCGCCAGTTCCGGATTCTCAGCCGCATACATTTCATATTTCTTTGTTACATCCATCTGCTTAATAACTGCATCCATATCTTTTTTAAGCTTCTCAGCTTTCTTTCTATTTTCAACACGCTGGTCATATGCAGATGTATCAACTCTACAGATAATTTCTGCAGTAATATTCTTGGCGCATTTTACTTCTGCTTCCGACACAGTTAAAATTTCTTTAATTGTCAGAACATCTTTGTTACAACCACTTACTAAAACCTGGTCTCCGGCTTTATATGTATTGCCATCGTCAAAGACTGCATAATAATAGTCTTTCTTACAACAACAAGTTACTTCTTCAATTACTGCTACTGCATAATATCCTGTTAATTTTGCCATTTGTCCATTCTCCTCTTCTGATTTATATAAATGCGTCAAATATTGTTTTTCTACTTCAAAAATCATAGAATCAGAATTATGTACTGTATATAATTCGCAATTAATGTTCGTGATGATTCCCTCAGTTCCCTCAAGGCGTTCGTAACCTTGAGGGAGATTGGTTAATTTTACATAATCGCCAACAATAAATTTTTCTATTTTCCATCTAATCATAGTTTATTTCCCAAATACTGATTTCAGTAATAAGATTACAAGCCAAATTCCTGTAGCAATCAACCAGCTGAAAGCGACCCCGAAACATAATGTGATTAATTTTATAATTCCACATGTTACGATCCAACTGAAAGCTAATGCCAATAATGACATAATAATAAGTAACATTCCCCTCATATTATTCTCCTTTTACACTTGCTGTTCCTGATGTTAAATCACCTGCATCAACAATTGTTGCAGCATTTCCACCTTGTACCTTCGGCACATCACCATTCCACTTATCAATCTTCTGTTTCTCAATAAGTTCTGGAGTAAGTGACTCAGCGATCTTTTTATTTGCTTCTGCTTCAGCATCCGCTTTAATTCTTGTTGCTTCCGCTTTACCTTCAGCAGTGATCTTCGCCTGTTCAGCCTCAATAGCGGCCTTTTCTTTATCCTGTTCTGCTGCAATAAGAGCAACTTCTTTATCTTTATCTGCCTGTACCTTTGCAGTCTTAGCTTCAATATTTGCAAGTTCCAGTTCCTGCTGTGCATTTACTTTCTTCTGAATAGCTGCCTGAGTTTCATCATCGGTTGAAATCGAAGTAAAGTTTACAGTATCAATGATAATTCCATATGGCTCAAATTTCTTTTTCAAGTATTTGTCAAGTGCTTCATTCAGTTCCTGGCGTTTATCACCAAATACATCTGTTACCGGATACTTAGCAGTTACTTCCTGTGTCCACGCTTTCATCTTTGGTTTAATGAAAGTATTTTTTACACTTTCACCGGACTGACCTTTAAATCTTGTAAATACATCAGCAACTTGATCCTGATCGAACTTATAAGAGAATTCCAAATCAACAAGAAGCTGTTTTCCATCAGCAGTAGGTGTTTTAAAACTCTCATCTTTTGGTGAATCACCTTTATCTTCTGAAGTCAGATAAGACTGTTCAATACCAATTGAATACAGTGATGTTTTTACTGTAGGTGAAATCAAATGCCATCCCTGTGGAAGAGTATCATTTGAAATTCCGCCGTTCATCTTGTATTCTACAGCTACATAACCAGCAGGAACTCTTACCGTACACTTTGCTACACAAATTAATCCTGCTACAATTATTACTGCTAATCCAACCCCACCTAAAAATCCTTTTCTCATTACTCATTCTCCTTATCTTTTTCTTTATTTTCTTCTCTATTTATTTCATCTGCTGCATCTTTCCAGATTCTATGTAAGAATCTCCCAAATGGATAAAACAGTGCAGATAATAGAAACCATAAAACTACAGCTCCAACTAATACTAAAAATATAAATACCGGATTCATATAATTCTCCTTACTACGGTATGCGTGTTCTTACGCATACCGTATAATTAAATTATCATTTATTATTCTGCTGAGTCTGACCGTTCAGAATTTTAACTCCACCGGTAGATTCTACAGTCTTAGCAGCAAGTTCTCTCATCTGAGCATATGCATCGTCAAGTTTCTGCTGTAATTCAACTTTTTCTGCTCTCGCATTAGCCAGATCCTCTGCAAGTCTTTCATTTTTATCTTCCAGAAGCTGTTTCTGATATTCAGCATCTTTCTTAAGTGCTCTAACTTCAAAAGCATTTGATTTATCAGCATCGGCTTTACCTTTTTTAATACCTTCCTCTGTTGCTGCTGCAATCAATGTCGGAATCTCTTCTACTTTTGCTTCTAATTCCTTTACATGATCAGCTTTTGCATTCAGTTCTGTTTCTTTCTCAAGAGCCGCTGTTTCTCTAAGTTCCAAAATCTTTTCTCTAGCAGCTTTCTCATCTTCCCATTTATCATTTTCAGCTTTACGACTGCGTTTCAGATTATAGGTGTATTCATCTTCCTCACGACTACGAGTTAATTTAATTTCATTTTCTCTTGCTTTAGCTTCTGCATTGATAGAATCAATAATTTCCTGTTTCTGCTGCTTCAGCGACTCAATTTCAGCTCTCAGTGTGTCTTTTTTCTCTCCTAATTCAGCTTCAATCTCTGCTTCTTTCGCTGCCTGAGCCTCTTTTAATTCTTCATTTTTCTCTTTATAAGCATTGATCATAGCTGCCATAGCATTGGCTTTTGCTTCAATTCCATAAAGATCATCCAGTTCAATCTGCTTCATTGTAATTGCTTCTGTAAGATCATTGTACTTCTTGATAATCTCCGGATTAAAAATATCTTCTTTAGCTGTTTTATCTGCAGATTCGATAACTTCTACCTTTTTAGCCTTCGCTGCTTCTTTTGCAGGATCATCAATCATTCGGTCTCTTGTATCAAGTTTCTCCACTGCTGCCTTATACGCTTCCATAATTTCTGCCTTTGTTGATTTCATTGTAATTTCTGCCATGTTTTTAGTTCTCCTTTTTCTCTGTGTTTTGTTTAATTAAATTTTTATATCAAAGCTATAATAGCTTATCAATCACATTTACTCCATCCACATGATTTACATGTGTTACATCCACCTTCAAAAATTAACTCTCCTCCACATTGAGGACACTTAGCTTTATTTATCTGTTTATTAGTACTTTCTATAAATTCATCACCATCTCCATCATCAAATAGATCATTTTGCATTTCATTGTACATATCTATTAATGCATTTCCGATTGCAACTGGACAACTGCTTCCTTTTGATGTGTCATGTTTTGTTGCTCTTCGCACTGCATATGACGGGCAAGTTCCAGATGATGCAAGCTGATCGACAATAGAATAAATATCAATTCCGCCTCTAGCAGCAAGTGAAATAGCTCTGGATAAGCCAATCATAAAATTCTGGCAACCACCGGAAGATCCTTTACTGAAATATGTTTCAAGAAGCTGTCCGGTTTCTGGATCAAAAAATGCTTCACAATGTAATGTTCCACATCCAGTTGTAAGTGTCCTTTTCTTGCCAATGCAATTATCATCTGCTTTAATAATCATTCCTCTTTCTAAAGTATGAGGTTTGACATCAGCTGGCTTTGTATCTTTCTCTTTAATAGTTGTCGTTAAAATACCTGCACGTTTACATCCGTCTCTAAAGATAGTTACACCTTTTAATCCTGCATCCCACGCTGTCATATATAAATCTTCAACCTGTTCAACTGTAAAATCATTTGGAACATTAACAGTAGAACTAATAGATGCATCAATGTGTGACTGCCAAATACTTTGCATATAGATTCTGTTCTTATAATCCAGTGTCTGCGCAGTTACAAAGTAATCTGGTAATTCAGAATCATCTTTTAATTCATGTTTATCCATATATTCTTTTACAATTGGAGTGTAGACTTTATAATATTCATCATGACCTTTAAGAGACTCTGTTTTTCTTGTATAGTAGTTTGCAAAAATAGGTTCAATGCCACCAGATACACCAATCATAGTTGAAAGAGATCCAGTTGGTGCAATTGTAAGTAACTGAGAGTTTCTAAGTCCAAATGATTCTACTAATTCTTTTGTTTCTCCTAATGCATTTTTACTATAAAACGCTGATTGTTCTACCGCTTCTGGTTTATATTTAGGATATACACCATATTCTTTTGCTAACACAGCAGATGTTTTAATCGCCATATCTGCCATAGTATGTCCAATCATGTCACATAAATCAATGGCTTCTGGACTACCATATTTAATTCCCAGTTTAATAAGCAAATCGGCAAGACCAAAGATTCCAAGTCCAATCTGTCTCCAATCATATACAGATTCTCTTTGTTCTTTTAATGGATGGAGTGGAAGTCCTTCATCTAATACTTCATTTAATGCAATAACAGACGATTTGACACAATGCTTGAAGCTCTCAAAATCAAATCCTGTATCACATGCAAATTCAGCTAGGTTGATACTACCAAGAAGGCACGAACCTCCCGCTGGCAAAGGTTCTTCTGCGCAAGGATTTGTTCCTGCATATTCGAACTCATCATCACAACTAAGCAAGTTCCAATTATTGATTCTGTCCCAGAAAAGCATTCCAGGTTCAGCATAATCCCAGTTCATTTCACACATTTTATGAAACATTGCATACGCATCTATTTCTTTAGTAATCGTTTCTTTTGTTTCCAATCTTGTGAATGACAGAGTAAATGGAGTTCTATTCTTTACAGCAGCCATAAACTTATCTGTAATTCTAATAGAAATATTCGCTTTTGTAACTCTATCGAGATCTGATTTTATACCAATAAATTCTTCTAAATCTGGATGCTCACATGAAATACTGAGCATTAAAGCCCCTCTTCGACCGTTTTGTCCAATTAATCCAGTAACCATAGAATAAAGATCCATAAATGATACAGAACCGGTTGTTTCTTTAGCAGCATTATTTACTCGCGCGCCTTTTGGAGCTAACTTACTAATATCAACTCCACATCCACCACCATAGCTATATGTACGTGCCAGTTTCTTAGCACAATCAAAGATGCTTTCAATGTTATCTTCCGGTGGTTCAATTACATAGCAATTACTGAGACTAATTTTACGTCCTTTATTCTCAAGACCTCTATTAGCAAGAATGCGACCTCCAAATAAGAACTTTTTCTCTTTTATTAATTCTGCTATTGCTATGTTCTTGCCAGAAACACGGGTGATCCATTCGTCAAATGACTCATTATTATATCTATATTTTCTTTCCCAAATATCTATGCCTAATTGATTATCATGTCCTAGCCATTCCTGTACATTCATAACGATTTCTCCTTTTCCATTTCACTCTTAAGTAAGTCACGTAATGCTTCTGAAGCTTTCGAAAAGCTCATATCATTCACAAATAAGTGGTCATACCCTTCAGCTTCTTCATATTTAGTGAATTGTTCATCTTCACTGTTATATCTGGAGTAAAATTCTTCTTCTGATCCATCTCTTTTAAGGAACCTGTCTTTTGCTAATTCAAATGGTGAAGAAAAATAAATCTCGATAAATTTAAATTCATCTTTGCAATGTTCTTTCAAATACTTTGCTCCGTTCGGATCAATTACATAAATATCGGAATTCACAATTTCATTATATGTAGTGCCATATTTAATTCCGTTAATTTCAGTATACGCTACAAAGCCTTCTTTAAATTTAATTTCATCGAATTCACTCTCAGATACAAAGTAATGATCTTCATATCCTGTTATTTCATCTTTGCGCGGCAGTCTTGTTGTAATGCTTTTTACCTGTCGAAGTCCTAATGTCTCGCATATATATCTTGCAAGTGATGATTTACCAGAAGCGGTTCTTCCAATAAATAAAAATACTAACTTTTTATGCATTATTTGTTTCATTCCTTTCCGGTATATATAAGATGTGATGATTTTCATCATTACACATAATCTTAAAAAGTCTTGTGCTTACATTGCCATCTGAATCAAGAAATCTTTTGCAAGTATCTTTCTTGCAGCACTCATTACCATCTTTCTGGCAAAAATAATAACTATCTTTTTCATTATCGCATCCAACTACAATATTAGTTCCGTTTGCAAAATATACATTCATACATTATTGCTCGCAATCTTTAAAAGTAATTCTCTATTAATTCCCGGATACCAAGACTCAATCTGATTAATTAAATCTTCAATCATGATTTGAAGCTCCGGAGCAGCTGTTCCATGAGCGCCACCATCTTTTGATCCTCTCTCAACATAAATATGCGCTAATTCAGTAATATTTATTTTGAAAGTAAAATTCATGGGAATCGCCAGTGGATATAAACCACGTTTTACATCTTTATTATTTTCTAATCCTTTTTTAATGAAACCATTATTTGACCTTACATAAGTATCACCATAATAACTAATCTCACCAGGAATTTTCGTACCAAGATATTTTAATACTTCATCCCATGTGATAATTTTATCTTCGTACCATTCAGAAACTTCTCCTTCATGGTAATCTGCAAGCCTTGTACTGCTACGAATAATTCTGTTATCCATTCTCTTTGCGTGGGAATCAAGATCGTCAGTTGCTCCTCTATGAAGACCTTCTACAACAACTGAAATATCTTCAAATCGCAGCATTGTGATATGCTTTTGTCCCCATTTAAGAAGTTTTGCTACTTCTTTGTCGAATTTAATTTTTAATTCATCATCCTCTGGCAGATCTAATGGCCTTCCATAACGATCTGTGCAATGATCTACCATTTCTTTGAGCTGCTGCTCTATCTCTTCATTCCATGTTCTTTTGCTCATGTACATTGTTCTGATTGCATCTCTAATTGAGTGCATTTCTGTAAGGGTTACTTTCATGTCTACATGTCTCCTTGAGTTAATTTAATTTGTTTTCCCTGTGTCATTATAATAGCACCATAGGCTTATGATGTCAATAGTAAAAGTTAATTTAATTTGTTTTGCTTTTTAAAAGTTCATTTACAAATGTTTTCATAGGTTCTCTCATATTAACATTCTCAGATAACCATTCCAGATATTCAGGGTCTGTCTTTGCAACGTCTACCAGTAATTCATCCTTATGTTTCTTATACGGACATTTATATGTTTCAATATCCGGCAAGTCATATGCATTAACATCCTCTTTAAAAGAAATATCAATATCCTTTCTAGAAGCCAGATAATCTGCTAAATGCACAATCTTCTCTACTTCGCTTTTGGGTTTAGGCAAGATAATATTTTCACGCTTATCAGTATTCCACTGCCCCATATGCGTTTCGATAAGTCTGGCAATATCTTCCAGATCATCATCTTCTAAATACATTCCTTTATAATTACGAATATATTCTGCTGCCAATAAAGGATGGTTAAATACAGTGAATACTTTTTTCCCATCTTTTAACTTTTCATTATAATATTCTTCTGTCCCGGATTTTTGAATATCATGTGCTAAACATGCGACTCGACCTAAATCTATTACTCTTTCTCCAAATGGATACTGCTCTAACCCTACAATATAATTATAGATTCTTAATACTGCTTTCGTGTGCCGCATAAGACCTCCATCACCCAGCGCATATGCCGGGTGATATTTACCTGTAGAACTCGCCGCAACCTTGAAAAAATAGTCAGGAGCATCATCCAAGACAACTTTTGCAAAATCACGGATATCGTCTGATTGAATCGTTTTTAATTCATTCTGAAATAATTCTGACTTCATTTGTTCTCCTTTTTGTTTAATTTAATTTTTATTTTCTTTAATACATCTAATAAGAAAGTGTTCCTCTTAAAGTTCTCCTTCTTTTTAGTTGCTCTGTTTACAGTATCTTTATCGCCAATATGAAAACTTTTTTCTTTTGTACGTGTCAATGCCACATATAATAAATTAGAATTCATCATGTATGCATGACAAGATGGCGTAAGTGTAATTGTCACTTTAGCACTTCCTCCCTGGCTTTTATGAATAGAAATTGCATATCCCAATAATAACATTGACATTTCTGATTTTTCATATTTTACTCTAACACCGTCAAAATCAATAATCGCACCAGTTTTATGTTCGTTTGTATATGGGATAGTTTCGTCATAAATATCAACGATCTTTCCTAACATACCATTAGGAATAAATGTTGTATCAACAGAATATTCTCTAGGATTAGCATTTTCTATCTTCATATCACCCATATCTACTTCTGCTTCATAATTGTTTTTTATCTGAATAACTATATCTCTAACATAATATGTCGTGTCTCCAGATTTGATACATTTTTCTGACCCATAATTTGGATTTGCAATTTTTTGAATCGAATTATTAATTACAATAGTGCCACAATCTCCTTTATTAAAAGCAGATAAAACAAGAATGTCTTCGGAAGAATATTTGGTAAGAAGTTTTTGGTACAAACTAATTGCACATTTTATTGATTGTTCATTATTTGCATTAATGAATGTATAATCGTTCCCAAATTTTGCTATACCATTATTCAAATCGTATAAATATGGTTTCATATTTCTAACATCCGTAGCGACTTTCATCAATCCGCCTTCAGCGTATCTAAAAATCTGATTTAAAGTTATTGTAGGTATAACAAATGAATTAATCATATCATAAAGCAAATTTCCTGGCCCAACGGATGGAAGCTGTGCGGAATCTCCTACAACAATAAGTTTTGTTCTACTAAAATCAATTGCTTCACATAAATGTAAGAACAGGAATATATCTGTCATTGAAAATTCATCTACAAGAACAACATCAAATGGTAATTGGTATTCGCTATTATATCCCCATCTATTCTTTGGCATATATCCTAATCCACGATGAATTGTAGCCGCTGGCCTGCCAGTATAATCACTCAATACTTTTGCAGCGCGTCCTGTTGGAGCCATCAAGGTATATGAGATACTATTATCCTCTAGCATTTTGATGATCATTGCAGAAGTAGCACTTTTACCAGATCCTGCAAAGCCATTTAATATCATAATATTATTGTTACATATACATTCCAATGCACTGGTTTGTTCGTCAGTTAAATGATATTCTCCTGCTGTCTGGTAACTTTTCCAATCAAAATCCCATATTTTAGGTTTTAAGTTTGCTACGAATAATGAAGCTGCTATTTGACATTCAGTATCATGTGTGATTTTTAATGCTACTTCAAAAGTATCTTTGTTATAATAAATATCTGGATCCTTTAAACATTCAACATAATGTGATGAACAAGCAGGAACAAGTCTTACAACCTGTTTTCTGAGATCGCGCAGATCCATTTTAGTATTTCCTTCTTTTTGATTCTCCTCCAAATAATACTCCATACAAGCAGCACATCTTTGAGCGGATGATTTTAATTCAAAAGGAAAATCAATTTTACCCAATCGCTGCAATTCTAAAAGAATACTATCTGCCTTAATAAAACCTACCCCAGATATTTTGGTTAATGATTTATATGGTCGTTTTCTCAATTCCTGTTTCATTTTGGGAATTGATTTAAATTCATCGTATAGTTTTTTCAGCATAGACATTGTAAGAATTCCACCAAATTCAACTACTAAGTCATAGATACAATAATTCTCAATTATTTTTGTCTTAATAGTTTCAAACGTTTTTTCGCCAATACCTTTTAATTTATCCAAATCAACGGTATCTGCTTCTCCTCTTAAAATAATATCAATAATATCCGGATAATGCTGCCAAAGTACTCCTGCCTGGTTCTCAGTTAAAATTTCTCTTAAGAACATATAGACTTCTTCCTCATTCTTGGGTTTATCCATCCGTATATTTACAATATCGTATCCATATCCATACTTATTATCAAGCTGCTCCACAGCCGTAACTTCATACGACTGTGAAACTACCAAATTATGTACGTCTCCATAAATAGTGACGTTATCATATTTATTATGCTTAATATTAGGAAACTCTTTTTTATCTACGTATGTAGCATAAATCTTGTAATTCTCTGAATTATACATACGCTTTACGATTTTACAATTAAATTTCACTTCTTTTTTACTCATATTTACACCTATTTAATTACTTCATATTCATCAAGTATATTTTCAAGTTCGTCTGTTTCCTGCCATGTTCCATTCACACATTTTTTCTTCTTTTTCTTTGTAAAGTGTGGAACTTTCAAAATAGAAAATTCACCAAATGGATTATCCTGATATACTTTTATACTGGTTACTCTTGCTTTTACATCCTCTCCGGTTTTAATATTATGTAATACACAATATGGTTTTCTGACTTCCTTGAATGTTTTATAATCTGTCACGACGTAAAAACATTGATTTACTTTTGGATTTACATATACAATATACTGAAGATATTCCTTTTCGAATTTTACCTGATCAATGACAGACATTGCTTTATTTTCTAAACGACTAGATAACTCAGCTATAAGCCCTGTATTATCCAAATCCCTATATTGAGAAGCAGTTTCTTTTCCGGCATATTTTTTCATCAGATACTCAGTCAGTCCAAGATCTTCCAATTTCTTTTTACTGATAATTTTGCATGTAGCAAATTTATTATAAAGATCCGTTACTTGCATCAAATACTGATTTTTTCCAAACTCCTCGAAATAATTTAATCCAATAAGAATCGTTAACTGTCTTGAATTCACAGATGTTTTTGTATTTACATCCGCCAGAACTTCTGTAAAATTGTTATATCGATTCGTTGCTAGCTCAAGAAGATCATCTGCTATTTGAGCATTACAGAATTTAATTGATGCAATACCCTTATATAATGCATGATTCGCTTTATCTACGGTATATTCGGCGCCGGATTTTCGGAACTTGATATTTTTTATCTCAATGTTCTTTATCTTCGCCAATTCAGTCCCCATCAGAATATCGTCTGTATTGTTTGCACAGTTTAAATATGCAGCAATGAATTCTTCTGGATAATAATACCTACAGAATGCACACATGTAACCAATCATAGAATAGCCTGTTGAATGGTTGTATCCAAACATATAATTAGATGAATCTTCAATGATTTTAAGGAACGTCTTAGCTTCTTCCTCTGCGACATCTTGAGGCTGCGGAGACATTTTACAATATCCCTTCAGAATACTCGGAAGTGCTTTTTGTAATCGACCCATTTGCTTACGACCAATCGCACGTCTTACATTATCTGCTTCAGATCCACTTAAACCACATATCTTTTGAAGAAATGCAATTACATCCTCCTGAAAAATAAGAAATCCTCTATTATCTTTCAGCAATTCATCAATAAGTGGTGATGGATTTTTATTTGTTTCACCTGCCAGTAGCCTATCTCGATATGAAGCCCCAGATGGTCTTAGTGACGCATTTATCATTGATAAATCGTTGATACATTGTGGGCCGTAATTCTTGAGCATTTCATATGCATATGGCGATTCGAACTGAAATACGCCAGCAGGACAAAGAACAATATCATTCCATACCTTCTTATCATTCCAGTTAATCTGATGTGATTTTGGATATGGAAGTCCGGCATATTCATAGCACTTTCGAATAATTTCCAGATTCTTTAGGCCAAGTAAATCGTATTTAACAAGACCGGCACCATCATGAATTTCTTCCATATTAATACACATAATACGTTTTCCATCATTCCAAAACGTTCCATAGTTGTCTGGAAGTGTTACCGGAGAAACTACAATGCCTGCCGGATGAATTGACTGAGAAACCGGAGTGCCATTAATTCCATCAAAATAATAGAACAACTGTCTATATTGATTATTTTTTAGATCATTCATATGTTTTATAGCCTTATCATGCTCAGTTATCTTATTTTCATAATCACGACGTAAGCCATAATATTCTGATTCTTTATCTGCCTGTTTAATTTCATCGAAATGAATCATATCCTCGATTTCTTTGATTCTTTTTCCGGTTGATTCAATTGTATCTTTATAGGCACTATACATCTCCTTGATATGCGCAACCTCATCAAGCGGGATATCTAAAGCTCGCCCGATCTCATCAATAGTGCCTTTATCAGATACGGTTCCGATAGCAAGAATATACGCTGTCTTATCATATCCAAATGACTCAATGATGTGATTGTAAACTAATTCTCGCTGATCTGGTGAAATATCAAGATCGATATCTCCAACCTCTTCACGATCTTCATTTGCAAATCGTGAGAAAATTGTATTCCAGATAACTGGATCAACATCAATGATATCTGTTATGTATGCAACAGTAGAACCACCTACAGATCCTCTACATGGCCCAACTGGTATACCATTTTCCCAACACCAACATACCAGTTCGGACATAAAGAGCATAAATCCAATCATATTAATCTTTTTAAATACACGCATTTCCTCTTTGATACGCTTCACGTATTCTGGAATTTTTTCCTTTTTGATAATTCCTGCATCAATTTTCTCATGCAATTTATCAAAAATTCTTTTCTTTAATACTTCCTCTTCATTGTCGTATAATTTTGGATATTTTACAGAAGTATCAAGTTCGAAATCAGTAACAGAATCGGCCATCACATTTGTATTCTCTATTGCCTGCAGAATCACATCAAATGGAATATCGCAATTCTGAATACGGAACATTTCAACCAACTCTTCGTAAGTCTTTAATGTCAGATCAAATTTATCTTCATCAGCATATTCGATACGTTTTGCTTTCTGTAAAATGCTTCTGCATTCAGCTTTATAATAATCAATGCTATGTGTATCTGTTCCGGCGATTAAAGGTTTCCCTGTTTGTTTTGATGCAGCATATAAAAATTCGTTATATCGTTTCTGCTCTGGAAAATCATGCGGCTGAATTTCATAGTAATCATATGTTTCCAGTAACTTATAAAAAGTCTCTCTCGCTGTCACATTCATAAGCTGAACTTCTTCAAGCAGATTATCATAATATTGCTTCAACTTATCAATTTGAGCTTCGATATAATGCAAATATGAATCCCCTGGAATACATCCGTTTATTACCCACGGTAACTCCTCTTCTTCAAAGTTATCAAACTGTTTAAACCATTTTATCATGGCTTTTTGATCATTCTTCTGTTTTTCAAGTTCAGCTACTTTATTTGCCAGTTCCTGCTTTAATGCTGCAGACTTTTCCGCTATTTGCTTTTGGATATCCTTTGGGTATTTATTCAAAGGTGATGCCAAACAAGCAGAAATCTTGATTACATTATCTGAAATATTAAAAAATTCTTCAAATGTAATACGTGGTTTATAATATCTATGATCCGGTTGTGTAGATTTATCAATCAAAAGATTGATTTCTTTTACACCTTCATAGTTTTTAGCCAAAAGAATTGTATGATAATTGTCCCTCACCTTCTCTTCTAGTGAAGCTGTTAAATAACACTCAACTCCGTGTATGTATTTCAATCCTTTTGAATTGATATACATCTTTTTTTCAACCCAATTGTAGGCATTACCATGTTCCGTCAGAGCTAAGGCTTTATACCCTAGCTCCGATACACGGTCTGCATATTCTTTATAACCAGTACAACTATCAAGAAGAGAACGGTTTGAGTGGCAATGATAAATAGTATACTGTCCCATTTTATCTCCTTATAAATCGTTAAGCCAATCTAAGTTATCAATGTCGTATTCTTCATCCTGCTTATTTTTCGTACCCAAAATATCTCCATTTTTCTTTGCATCTTGAGCATCAAGATAAGCTTTTAACGGTTTATAAAGTTTAGTGGAATAACCACACAAATTCGTAAGATAATAACTTTGCTTTTTTAGACTCTCTTCATCTTCCCACCAAAGTTTATCTGCTTCATCATATTTTCCTGCTGCCTTTAGTTCCGCATATGTAGCTTCTTTATCACGAATCATTTTCATAGTATTGATAATAAAATTTTCCCAATACTGAATCAGCTCCGGAGTTAAGTCAACATATACATAACAATCATGCAATTCATATTTCTCCTGTACTTCCGGTGGAAGACAGGTAATATCATTTGTTTGAGCTAATTTATCCAGATACTCCAACATGTTTTCTTCATATCCGAATTCTTTTAACCACATCTTTGCATTTGCCTGTAGCTTCTCCCCAAGCTCAAAGCGTTCGATTTCTCTTACTTTCTTTACGCCTTTTTTAGATTGAACAGTTACACACTGATATTTAAGGAAGTTCCATGCAATTTTGATCTTTTCAAACGGAATTCCCATCTGATGTAAAGCCAGAGAGTACATTACCAACTGCCCACATTCATTTTTCGCTTTATCTCCTTTATATATGCTGCTTGTCTTCCAATCTAATATAGTATAATTACCATTTTCATCTGTCACCAGAGCGTCAATATACCCCTGGTAATATTCATCACCAACCTTTACGGTTACAAACTTTTCAATATCAATATGATCAGTAATCTTCTCGTGTGTCTCAAAGAAATTTTTCAAATCATAATAATACTTAGTTGCAATACTATTGTTTCTGGCACCATCTCCACGAACAAATTTTAGATCAGCAATATCAAATGCCATCATCCATCCTTCGTCAAACTCTTCAGCCATTTTTTCATAAGATAATTCTTCAGTATAAAATCGCTCTATAATATCATGACTAATACCGCCAGTTACTTTATAAATAGAATCATCACGATCCTCTTTTTTATGTAATACATACTTCAAAAAATACTCATAGAGACCATTGTGTACGCAGTTTACACGGCTCCATGAATTGAGTCTATCGACTCCAAGTGCCTCGCACATCTTCTGCAGTTCTTCATAGCTTAATCTCAACTATTTTTTCAAACTCTTTAAATATTCTCTGTGTTTACTTTCATCATAAGGAATTCTCCATTTAAATAGGAAGTTGTATATCTTATTTGGCGCATCTGCAGGTGAGTCCTTTGGGCCAAGCAGTTTCCATTTATCACGAATGTAGCTAACTTTGCGTAGTCCGTAAAACTTCTCACACATATTCCAGACCTCTTCTATTGGAACATCATTATCCATCGCGATAATAACTTCTTCTACTCCGATGCCAAGTATAATTCGCACCTGCTCATCTGAAAGTACATGGCCTTCAATTGCACCGCCGGTTGGATCCATTCTGCTATCTCTTTTAAGAACAGATTTCTCGGCTTCGAATATAACAATATATCCTGCTTTCTGAATATCTTTATAATTTTCCCACAATCCATATATATTAATTTCTTTTCGCATCCCAGGTGTTATAAAGTACTTTGATATTCCAAATTCAGAACAATTTTCGATAGAACTTCTGGCATTATATCCCATCAGAGTTCCATCTAGCCAATATCTAATTGGAAATATTGTTCTCTTCCATCTATACGAATATCCAAGTCCAAATTTTTTAATTGTTCGTTTTACAATCCCTTCGCGAAATAAATCAATATGAATATATGGAACAAAATCATTTAAAATATCTTCACTCATAGGATCAAAATCATTTACGACACATTTCCTACGCTTAACCACAAATCTTGAGAACACGAACCATGAATCATCCGGCTTTTTCTTCTCCTCTTTTACTTTGTATAAATTTTTCAATCCTAAAAGTTTATGAAGATATTTCATTGCATTTGCAAAATCAATATTTTTATTATACTGAACTAAAGAAATTAAATCCTTACCATCGTCATATTCAACTCCTCTGGTATAATTTCGATAATTCAGATATTTATTATTTCTTATATTGATGGCGGCTGGATTGTTACAGTCACCACCCACCGCATTAGAGCAGCTATAATAATCCTTGTTATCATGATATACTATATTGCTACACCCAATGCTTTCTAAGACATAAGGTATTTTTCCATTTTTCTGAATGTATTCCTTAATCTCTAATGCAGTCATAATTATTCTCCGATTAAAAATCTTGTGCTATATTACAAATTGCAACATCTTTATGCATATTTGTACTCAGATCATACTCTGAGATTATCTGAAATTGGTCTGTAGCACCAAATCTATTTTTAGTAATAAATGTGATCATATAATGTTTATCCGGATCCAGATGATATGGAATCTTTGAGGAATTATTTTTCCCCGCCAACTTATAAGCTTTAATCTCATGTGAACCACCAGGAAACTCATCTTCAAATGGTTTACGCATCATTAAATTCACACTAAATACATCCAATATATTCTTTGCTTGTCCAATTTCATTATTTGTAAGATACCTCATCTTTACTGAAGCTTTCCCTAACTGATATGTAACAAATAATGCTACATTTTTAGCAGCTGGTTTCACAACATCATAAAGATCAACCATATCTCGTTCCATAGATTTCCATGTTTCTGTGTCTCTTGAATCAGATGATTCTTTTAATGTATCCAGAACAAACAGCCTTACTCCCATGCTAGAGTATTTTTTTATTACTTTGATTGCTGCTTTGACAGTATATTTTTCAAAGGGAACGATTGTAATATTTCTGCGTTCTTTTAACTCTTCAAGATATTTTGCTGCTTTACGAAGCTTATCTAAAACATCTTTACTAAAATGGCCGTCGCGCAAAATATATTTATGTAGTCCAGCACTATATAAATTATTTGCAACCCAGACAAGCAACTCTTTCTTTACTTTGTCCTGATCTTCTTCATTAATCATAATGACCATTTTTTCATTATGTTCTAATACTGAAGGCATTAAGTAGTTGATTGCTGTTGTTGATTTTCCAACACCTGAATTGGCACCTAGACCATAAATGTTTCCATTAAAATTAATGCCGCCAATTTCTCTATTCAAAATATCACAATGTTTAAGTGGCATTCCTACCTGACTTCCAGCATTTAATTTATCAATCAAATCAAATAATCCGTCGCAGGCATTATAAGTTTTAACTTCAGATTCCACATTAATAAATGTGTGATTCAAAAGTGCCTCAAGTTCGTTATATATATCTTCAGCTTTAGCATCGACATATTTACTTAACTTTTCTTTTACAGGAAAGCCCATTCGGGCTAATTTCATTACAGCATTCCACTTTTTTACCTCATTCACATAAGAATCGAAATTAGCCTCTTCGATGTATGTAAATGAACTTTCAATCTTCCCATATCCACCATATTCATCGTATTTCTTACTTAATTTTGAATGTTTCGATAGATACATATTGATTGTAATTTCATCTAATGTATTTTTTTGTTCTACATTGATGATATCGTTCGCAATTGAAAAATATACTCTCCAAGCATTATTTGTTATATCTTCCAGTTTCAAAGAAGTGTCTCTGACTAAATCCGGGTTCTTGTAAATAGAAGACACTGCATTTGCTTCTGCAATTAACTTATATTCATTTACCTTTTTAATAGTCTCAATACATTCCTTTTCAAAAGGAGACATTGTTTTCGCACTACTGCGATCCTTCGTCTTAGTAGTGACAGATGTCAATTACCAAATCCCCTCGAATGTAGAATTTATGACCTCTTCCGTCTGACGTTGATATTTAGCGGCTTCACTATTTTGCGCTCCTATATCAATCTTTTCAGACTTCTCTTCGCTTTTCTTTGCATTTTTCATTCTGGTGTACATATCATTAATTCGACTGCTTACAATAGCACAAATGTAAGCCATTTTCTGATCTTCGCTGTTAAATGTTTTTCCTTTTATTGCTTTTAAAATGACATATTTATTCGCTTTAAAAGTATTAAAAATAACATCAATAGGATATTCTCCATACATTTCATGAGAATTATTTGCCATACTTTGTCCTTTTCTTAGCCCCTGCAATCTTAGACATGCGTTCTTATGCAAACGCTGCGTCCCAGAATACCCCATCAATTCTCTTTCAACCCAATTACACATTTGTAAGAAGTCTTCATTTTTCCAACCAGTTGTGTCCTTTTTATTTTCCTTACTCAATGTTATTCTCCTTAGAAATCCCAAGGCAAAAGCCCTGGGATCAATATTTATTTACGCAACAGTAAGTTCAAGAATCTTTTTTGCGTCATCAATATTTGTTACTTTCATCGGATTGTCATAACCCATTTCTTTAGCTGCAGCTACAAGTGGTTTTAATTTTGCTGTTTTACCTTTATTAGCAATACAGAACGCCTTAATCTTTTCTGTGATTTCACTAAGTTCTTTCTGTATTTTAGCTTCTGCCTCAGCTTCCGCAATCTTTTCAGCTCTTTTTTCTGCAGCTGAATCCTGTTCTTTCTTTAATTCATCAACAGATTTACTCCCTTTAGATGCTTCGGCTTTGATAGCATCTGTAAGAGCCTTGATTAATGCATCTGAACTAAATTCAATTTCCGGAACAATGTCAGCAAATCTTGATTTGGAATCGATAGAATAAGAATCATCACGGAATGTAATTTTACGGCTTTCGCTTGTAATTACACCTTTCATAATATCTACATCTTTTTTACCTTCCTTTTTAGTCTTGCCAGTCTTTTCCTGCACGATTTCTCTATCAATAGAAGCAACACCAAGAAAATGTAATTTTGTTTTGATTGCATTAAAATCTCTCATTGACATATTAGTTGTTAGAGAAGTATATGTCTGTCCCGTCGTTACATCATCTTGTGTACGCTGCTTAACGTGTCCAATAATAATGAAATGAACACCAACCGATTTCAGTTCCCATAACTTATTCAGAACAATTTCTGTTGCCTTATCCTCTCCGGCCATATAACCACCAAAAGCTGCTTTGATAGATTTTACCGGTTTCTCAGGATTCTCCGCATTATGCATACGAATGACTTCTGGCTTTGCAATTTCTACAAGCTGATCATATGTATCAATAACAACTGTCTTTAGATCAGGATATTCTGTGGATTTATTCTCAACGACATCATCCACAAAATCTTCAAATCCAATACTGTTTGTTTCTTCATCATAATCCATTGACCATTCCGGACAATTTAAATAGTTGATTCCATTAATACCGTCAGCGCCATCTTCTTTACCACACTCAAGAAAACGATATCCATCTTCACCTACAAGTTTCTCGCACATCTCTTTAATAATTGTTGTTTTTCCGATACCACTTTCCCCAATAAGTCCAATATTATATGATAAAGGATCAATTTTAATTGTATTCTTTTTTCCGTATCCCATAGTATTTGTTTCCTTTCTGTACTTTGTATAATTTAATTATTTATAGTTAATCATCAAGCAACGAATCTAACATTGAGTCATAATCAATTTCTTCATCCTGCTCCGTTGTATCAGTTTCTGAATCTTCCTCTACTTCATCCACTTCTTCGTCATCATCTGCTTCAATCAGATAATCTAATACAAGATCATCTTCTGAATACATAGAATCGAATTTCTGAATCTGTGGAATCTTAGATCCGTCTTCTCCAACTAACTTAATAACTGGTCTAGTAAGTAACATCCTGCGTTCTTTACTAGCATTTTCTGTACAAAGTGCTAATGCTTCTTCCAAACTGTAAGCTCCCATTTCTACCAGTTCTTTAATATCGTCTGGTAAATCGTCTTCAGTTGTCTGGATCACTGCACCGCCTTCAACAAATACTCCTTGACAAGTAATCAATGTCACGTTTTTCTTAACTTTGAAAAGTTTTCCTGCGCGCTCAATAGATTTTTCATCTTCCGGATCATAAGCATATTCAAATGTTTTTCTTAAAGGTACAAACTTTCCGCCTTTTACAGCGCCACCTTCAGTCAAGTCGTTACCATTATATTCTTTGAATTTCTCCAGAATGTATGCCGTTATCGGGAACGCACATTTATCTTTATCTGCTTTTCCGATTGAATACTTGTCAAGAAGCATCGACTGAGTAAATGCTGCTTCATAAGTATTCAATTCCTTCTCTCTTGGAAGATAAATACTGTTAATTTCTTTTCTTACTTGTATATGTTTGTCATATACAGTATATTTTAATTGCCCTCTTACCTTAATCTCCATACCATCCTGCAATGCTTCAGACAGATATTTAATTGCATCATATGCATGTAAGAATTTATTGATAACAACTTCACCTTTTGTATCCTTCTCAATACCAATTTTGATAAAGCAAAGCTCTCCGATATCTTTTAGAATATCCTCGTCAAATCGATCATCAAAATCAATCTGATATCTGTTATCAAAATCATCTCCGCCATTCTCATCTTTGCCATGAACATAAATAACATTGTTTCTGCCAGCTCCATAACCACCCATTAATTCGCAGCCAACTTTTCCGTATTTATCACCGCAGTCAACATTCAGGTTAATAGAATTGTAAATCCAGTCGCTTTTCTTAGAATGTTCATCAATTTTGAATGTGTAATCTTTAATACATGCCTTTCCAATCAATTCAAATGTCTGAACCCAGCCTTTTTTATCTAACGGTTTTTTTTCTTTCTGTTTTGCCATTATTTATTATTCTCCTATTCTATACCATGTCATAATCATAATATTTTCTATCATTGTTTAATTTCATCGAGTCATCTTCAAAATATCGAATCACATTTAATCGCCCACAATGTTTGCATCTCACAAGCTTGGTTGAATATCCATATCCATTCTCATCAAAGATGGCGTCTGTTTGTTTGTATGCAAATCTTTTTTTACAAGAAGTACATAATCTACTAAATGCTGTTGCCACCATTCGTGTCCTCCTTTCGCCTTACTTTGCTCCAGTCGGACCGAGAATAATCTCTCGTGCGTAATTCATCGAAATAACGGAACAGAATTTTCCAAAATATTGTCCTGCTGCTCGAACTACTTCCGGTTCTTCTTTTACACAATCTGTATAAATTCTGTTTGGAAGATTCCTTGCAACAGTTTTCATATCCTGTTCACACCACTCTGTTGGGATGATTCCTTCATCACGCATTTTATATAACTCTTTTTCAACTCTACGCCGCGTCACGACAGATTTTACAAGTTCCTGTGCTTCTGTTCGTTCTTGCAACTTTTGTGGATCTTGAATCTTTTTAACATGATTCATTTTTGCGACTTCATGAAATTTATCTCCAACGATTTTCACTACAAATGGTAATCTGCTATTCGGATCGTTTAATCTTGTTTGGTTCTTTATAACAATACCTTCTTGAATTTCTCCATATCCCGGATGATCCATAAAACTTTGTACATGTTCCCAACTGACAAACGGTCCAACATAAAATGTATTGATATATGTAAGTCCATGCGTTTCTGCAAATGCCTTTACTTCTGACTGAGGAAGATATTTTTCTTCCCTTACATCATAAATATCAAATACGTACCATTTCTTAGTATTTTCTGGATAATAAATAATCGCATTTCTTGCTCCAGACCATTCTCCAAATATTACATAGTCCGGAACGTCTTTATAATCTTCAGGATTTAACTCCTGCACATAATTATAAAAACCATTTAATGTATTGTTCTGATCCAACGTATGTCTTCTGGAAAAAGCTACCATTTTGCCAGTCTCTGCATCATATCTAGCTGCTGCATTGGATCCGTCGAATTTTTCCTGGATAACAATTAAGTCACCCGGTACAAATCCATCTGCATATCCTTCTTTCAGACGTTGAATATCCATAAATTTCTTCTGCTCCATTATTTCACCTCGCTTTCCGAAGTGGAATAACCTTGCAGTTTATTGTCACACTGACATCTATGCACTGATCTTTTAAGATAGTGCTTCAAATATTATTTCCTATTTCTCATTTATACGTGCCTGTATAATTAAATTTTATTTCTTTACAATTTTTACTTTGCAGCCAAACTTTTCTTCAACTTCAGCCATAGTTACTTCCTTAATTAACTCTTCATAGATGCATTCAAATCCATGACATTCTGCTGCATTATATTCTGTAATTGCTTTATCACCAAGATAATGTTTGTCTTTCGTTCTCCATACCTTAATAATACGATTACCTAAATCATATTTAAATGTAAGATCTTCGTTAATCATAGAAAAAGATCTAAATCTGTTAATAACCTGTCCTTTATTATTACTGTACCATTTGATTTGATCATCTCCATTAGTTCCGATTAGCACAATACCGTAGCTTCCCTTTGTAGAAAGAACGATATCACCCGTACATAAATCATATTTTGTCATGTTTACTGCCTCCTTAAATATACATTTCAGTAGTTACTATTTTCTTTTGTAACGATCCGCGCGTCATCATTACAAATGTGATAAGAGTGGACTCGAACCACCGACCTCACTTTTGTAGTGCGCTCTTTCTCCCAACTGAGCTACTTATCACTTTTCATGCATGACCTGTCGTGCTGCAGTCCTAACAGGATTATGTGTTCTTTGATCAGCTCAATTCACTACATTTTCTCTAAAGCTGGATATTTTTACTTATAAAACATCTCAAAAAAACACCAGTTTCACGCCCTAACTAGAAACGGCTTGTTTCTTATTGGAACTCTACAGCCTATAAAAGTCACTCCTTCGTCAGGAGAAATGGAAACTCTGGGACTCGAACCCAGGACCGACCGGTTATGAGCCGGTTGCTCTAACCAACTGAGCTAAGTTTCCATGTAGTGGGCGTTATAATTACACCCACAATATAGAAATGTAACAATATCTGTAAAAAACTTGCTTATGCAATCGTGTCAGTTACACGAACGATCGTCATCACTCTCAAAAGCCCTCCCACATTATTTCTACCTCACTGACTCAATTACTTTTCGCTTCGTAACTAATTACACATCTGCTACCAGATCCTCCTCCAACGCCCACTCACAACCTCATTAGCACAAAGCACATCTATATAAATGTTTCCTTTCAATGCGTCCAAACCATACAACCAACACATTCGCAGCTTCCTCATCACTGGGTTCCAGTATTCCACCAACTTTTCAATCTTCTTTAATGTCCTATAGACGCTATATAATATAAAGGTTAACCTCTCGGACTTATTTCTCCTCATTACTATTTAGGCCATCAAGTAAATCCGTAAGAATAGTCCGAATACGGATAGTGGGATTCGAACCCACACGATTTCTCCGAAGGGTTTGAGCCTTCTACGTCTGCCAATTCCGCCATATCCGCTTGTTGTATAAGGTTACTACCGGCTTACCCTTATACAGTTTATTTATACTCGTAAGACCTGCTTCAAACGAGTTATAAGAGGTAAAAAGTAAAATGAAAGACATATGCTTATAACCGAACTTCTGCATATTTAAAGTTTTTATTTATCGGAATGTTTAATTTAATTTTTATGCAGCAAGATTATAATGAAGTCCCTTTTCTTCTTTTCTTGCAAAAACGATACGATCAATTTTAATATTTTCGTATTTTTTCTTTTCTTCTTTTGTAAGATCCGCATAGTCTTCATCCGGAATAATTTCAACATCTTTTCCATCAACAAAATCAATGTGTCTGTCAAAATCATATCTTACATCAACACCAGAAAATTTTGTATAGAACCATTTTCCATCTATTGTAAAATATAAACTATGATTAGAAGTCTTATCAAACAAGTCAAGAGTTTTTTCTTCTGTATCTTTTTTCCCATCTTTAGTATACAAAGTAGCTATATAAACGGTATTATTTATATGAAGGATATTCATATCTTTAATTGCCTCTTGAAATTGTAATCCTGTATTAAGCTCAAATGCGATAGCTCTTAAACAATCATAATTCAAGCTGACTCTTTTAGAAAATGCAATTACCTTACTAATTTCTCCATAATACTCTTTATGTAACTTGTCTCTCATATATTCTGTGATTTCAGAATCTGTCGGATAATCAAATCTAAAATGATAATGAAATCTTCCAGGTCTATTTACCAAATAATCACTCAGAGTATTAAGATTATTACAAGTAATAACATATAACTTTTTCCCTTGAGCTAATCCATCAAATAATGTAAGCAACTCTGTTTGCGGATTAGCCATACCATCAGCAGCTTTAATATTACCAAATGTTTTATCAAACTCATCAAACATTACTAATACTTCCTGTTCAATTTCTTCAATAAAATTAGCAATTCCAGGGATATATGTATCAACAATAATTACTGGCAATCCTTTTTTTACAGCTTCTACAGCAAGAATCTTAGAAAATAAAGATTTGCCAATTCCTTTGGCTCCAGATAAGATCACGCCAAGATTTTTATTGAAATTTGGAAAAGCATTTAATACTTTATTTACTTTTTCCATGTGCACACCGTATATTTTATCTTCATTGATCTCAATATCAGCATGTTTCTCTAAATAAAATCCTGTCATCTTTGAACATCTGATAGAATAAATTTGTGCCGGAAGTTGATTATGTGTTACAAGATCATCTCCGTAGATTCTAAAAGTGGAACCTGTACTAATAATTTTACTCATTTTTATCTCCTTTTTGTATAATTAAATTATATTTCTCTGCAATTCGGCTGGAGTATATTTTTATAAAATACTTGCCAAACGGCGGTAGTGGGATTCGAACCCACACGAGCTACTGCTCAATAGAGTCAAAGTCTATTATGTCTAGCCAATTTCATCATACCGCTACATTCATTGTTTGTATAATTAAATTTCTTTCTTCTTTTTATTTAGCACAGGGAGCTTTCACTCCACTGTGCTGTTGTCATCCTTGACTATGTATTTAGTATAGCATATCGAGTTGTGTTTGTCAATATACAAAGTTAATTTAATTTGTTTTGTTGATTTTACTTGTATCATTTGCAAGTTTCTCAGTTAACTTCGCAATCAATCTTCGTTCTGCTAATTTTTTACCAAACTGATAATTAAATTGATCTCCCGCTTCAATATTACAAGAAGCCATAGCTTTTACACCGTCAAATTCTACCTGCACTCTCTTACCATTAGTTCTAACATTATATACTAATAGTTTTTCTCTACGAGAAAATGGATCCATAAAATAAGTGTAACCTTCTGTCCAGTCTCCCCATTTATATTTAGGTTTATGGGCTGGTGCTGCTTTTTCTTTTTTACAATTTGCCCCTTCAAGTATCTTATTGATTTCTTGAATCTGCTCTAATGCTTCTTGATAACCTTTGTTTATTGGGGCAATCCCTACAAATATCTTCCTGCCATCCACAAGCATAGCATTAAACATAATCATCTTATTAGGTGTTATCAATCCATTTATAATACAATCCACTTCAATCTCTCCAAAACTACCTTTTACAACAAAACTCATAATTGTCTCCTCCTATAATATCCTACTTCCTTTTGCTACATTGCATTTCACACACATAGTTTGATAATTAGAGATATTATTCTTTCCGCCTTTATTATGAGGAAAAATATGATCTTTTGTCATTAATACCTCTTTTCCATTACCATCTATAGCATATAGATTTAAATGATATCTCTTATCTCCCTTTGTTTTTTCCTTTGCGAAATATTTGCCTTCTATTCCACAAGAGACGCATTTCAATCCTTTTGTAAAAAACGTCTGAAATCGCTGACTATTTCCTTTAATTAAATCCCCACGAATATTAACAAAGGATTTCTTTCTATTTGGTTCGAACAATACATCTTTTACTGCTGAATATACCTCATCTATTGGAATAATTTCTTTTCTTATCAACATATTGCACACCTTTATTTTCTCGATATAATAGTTTTTACCACCACGCCTGCCAGAAAAGCAATGACAAGGCATACAACAAATGTTTCTATATTTAAAGCAACCATAATTACTCCTTACTCAATGATCTTAAATGATACATCAGTACGTCTATTCATTGCGCGATGTTCATCAGTATCATTATCAACAACAGGATTGCTGGATCCATTTCCAACTACTACAATACGTCCGTTAGAAATTCCATTCATAACAAAATAGTTTTTAACAGCTTCTGCTCTTTGTAAGGACAACTTCTGATTATACTCGTCTTCAGGATCTGATTCCGGATTAGGGTCTGTATTTCCTGCAATTTCAATGATTGCACCGTCAAGCACCTTTGCAATGTCAATAAACTTATTAAGTTCTTTAGATGCTGCAGCAGAATCAGAGAATTTTGCCGTATTCTGAATAAATGTAACAGATGCTTTACCCTGTAATAAAGCTTCAGTATCCTGAATTTCCTTTTTATTATCCTCTGTAACCTTTACAGTATTTGTATTAGACACTTCCGTTGCACTAAATTTATCTGAAATAGCATTAATATATGTATCATCAAAAATACTATTAACAAGATCAGCATTTACAGACTCACCAATTGATGTCCATACGTTACACATATCTGAATAAATTGTCTTTGCAGTTCCATTTAATAGATCTAAATTATCTTTCCATGTTGTCAGTTTTGCAGACTCCGTATTTGCTACAATATCTTCATCTGATGCAGTGTTAAACATAGGCATTACTTCACGGATTGCATTAAATTCTGTATTATACATATCTGCAGCTTCCAGAGATCCCTGGATAAATTTCTCTACTACATCTGCATGTGCTTCTGCAAATTTCTTATCAAACAGAATTCCATCCATAACAAGATTTGAAGAACTTGCAGTGCTAAATAATACATGTGCGTCTGTCATATTCTTTGCCTGAGTCAGGTATGGTTCCCAGGTTGCTGCAACATCAATCTGACCGGCAAAAAATGCTTTTGCTGCATCATCTGGTGTTGAGAACAATACAAGATTATCAATAATCTTTGCTTTGGCTTTATTAGAAAGATCAGAATTATTTACAAACCATACTACAAGTGTTTGAGCTTCAGAGAATTCTGGTACACCAATTTTAGCATTTACAAGATCATTTACATTCTGAATAGAAGACTTCGCAATAATACCGTCACCACCATTTGAGTAATTTGTAATATACGGCATCACCACTTCTTTTCCGGCATCAGTGAATTTCTTAGATAAGAATGCAGTTCTGTTGATTGTATAACCTGCAGCGTTCAGATCTCCTTTAATCAGAGCATTACTTGATTGTGTTGCGTCGTTAATAACATTAATATTTACTTTTACGCCAAGTTTATCATAGATGGAACCTGACTGAGTTGTTAAGCCGCCATTAGCGTCAATAATGGATTTCCAACCGATCCATTCATCTAATGATAAATTGATGGTTGTATCATCATCTGCAGTTTTATTATCTTTGTTCGCACTGTTTTCTTTATTTGTATCGGTATCATCTGTCTTTGCTACGATTGATTCCTTTTTATCTTTCTTCGTCTGAATTACTCCGGTTTGTACTCCTGCAAAAATACCTCCACCAATTAAAGCTACAATCAGAACCATAATCAGAATTTTTGCTGCTTTAGTTAATCTAAATCTTTTTGCTTTCTTCATTTTACTACTCCTTATTTATTATATTTCTTTTTCAAGCTGTTCAGATAATCATTGCTGTTATTCTTTTTTGCTTCCGCTTCAGCCTTTTCAAGTTTGGTAGACATCTTATTATTGTGTACTACTTTAGATCCTTCCACAATAGCATCCAGATCTCTGTTTTTATCTCGAACAGAATCAAGCAATTTATCTGTTGCCGTGACATTTTTCAATTCATCCATATCATCATAGACTTCCTGAAGCTGCTTCTTTACTTTCATATTCTCCACAACTTCTTTGCTCTCACGCTTCAGACTTCTCAGATTCTTTTCACATCTTTCCTGCGTCTCTTTTGCTGCGTCTGTAGCTTCTTTATAAGCATTTACCAATCCAGTAACTCTGCGAATATCTGAAAGAATCTCTTCTCTTTCCTCTGCCTTTAACTGTGCAAGCTCGATCTGATTAGTTTTAACCAGAGATTCACACTCTGCTTCAACATTAATAAGTCTTTTTCTTTTCCTATCGAGATCTTTCTGTGCATTGCTTAATTTTCCAGCAGCAATCTTATATGCATTATCCGCTTTATTATAAGATTCCTGAGCCTGGTCAATTTTTTCTTCGTAGATAGCCTCTGCTCCTTCTGGTGTGGTTGCCATATCTTTGATAAATAATCTAGTAAATCCAGACAGTAATTTTCTTGCTTCCGGAAACAGGATCAGTATCAATACAATAACAACCACTGCAACAATAAAAATTAGTTTACCAAGTTCCATTATGCATTTCCTCCAATAGTAAAGTTAATTAAATTTTTGATTCTATCAATTTCAGTAGTAATAGTTTCATCAGATGTTTTTGTTTCAGCCCTCTGATCAGCAATTTCCTTTTCCAGGCGCTCGATTTCCATTTTGTGTTCTTCAATGGCATTTTCTTTTTCAGTAACAACAGTTTCAGAATCACAAATAATCTTTGAGAGAATGTCGCTTAAAACATCAACTCTTTTTTCTCCGTCTGCCTCAACATCAGTCACTGTCAAGCCAAATACACCAAGTGTTGCCAATACTGAATTTCTTTTTGTTTCTGTCGTCATTTCCTTTGGAAATGATTTTATTAACTCTTCCACTTTAAAAATTGACTGTGTTTTATCTGCCAGATTATTCTGGCTGTAAATATCATCAATCAAAGTGTCAGTATTGACTGAATCAAGCTCTGCGTTAGTCTCGGTTGTATCAAAATCAGTATCTATATCTGGAATATCAGGTGTCTCATCCGGTACTTCTTCCACAAATAAGTTTTTTAAAATTCCCATTGTATGTCCTTCCTAAAATTTCAATATTTCATCACACATTATCTTTGCTTCTGATTCACTGTGTGTGACCATGATTACAGTATTATCAAGTAACCTATGCAAATCCATAATTAACAATTGCATATTACTTCGTGTCTCAGCATCCAGTGCTGACAATGGTTCATCCATTAAAAGAATCTTTGGTTTTGCAAATAACGTCCTGGCTAACGCAAGCCGTTGTTTCATACCTCCAGATAGCTGCTTAGGATATTTATTTTCGTTTCCATTCAGACCAACTAAATAAAGCATCTTCTTAGCTGCTTCTATATCTTCTGGTTCTACATGGCCTTTAACTTTTTTAGCAATTAGTATATTGTCAAGACAATTTAACCAATCAAAAGAAGTATAGTTCTGATGCATCATATATACTTCATTTTTACTTGCTTTTGTAACCGGATTATTATCTATGATAATTTCTCCAGATAACGGTTTGATTAATCCTGCAACCGTCCTTAACAAAGTTGTCTTGCCGCATCCAGATTCTCCAAGGATCCCGTAGATCTTATTATCAAAATTATAATTAAACCCAGATAAAAGTGGTTTATCTCTACTGTATCCTGTGTATAAATTATGAATTTCAATCATTTATATACCTCCACTTAAAAATTTTCCTTACTAACCATTTAGATACATAATCAAATATAACACTGATGATCATAATCACAATGATTGCCATAAATACTAAATCTGTTCTTCCTCTGGAAGATGATTGCTGGATTATATATCCAAGTCCATATTGAGCATTTATTGTTTCAGCTACTGCAATATATGTAAATCCAATTCCATACATCATAATGTAGCTATTTAATACTCCTGGCAATGATGCCGGAATCTGAATTCTCCATATCGTTTGTAATTTGCTCATTCCAATTGTAAGTCCGGTATCTATTAGATCGTTGTTTACTTCCTCCAGGCATAATACAACTGACGGCATCATATATACGAATGTTGCGATAAACAAAAATACAATTTTCATCATTTCATCTATCCCGAACCACATAATAAGCAATGGATAAAATGCAGTCACCGGAATATATCGCATAACACTGATTATCGGATTAAGAATATCCTTAGCAATTCTGGAATTATAAACCAGAATCGCTATAGGAAATGCTATTGCTCCAGATATAAATGTAGCAGCAGTTATTCTTAGAAACGAATATTCAATTGCCTTAATCAACTGTCCTGTACGTATCATGCCTATCAGATCATCAAATACCGTAACTGGTTCCGGAACGAACAAGGGATTTACGTGTCTTGCAGCGATACTCCAAATAAGGAGTATCGAAGCAAGTAAAAGAATTCTTTTTGTAAATGTTTTCATTTTATTTCCCTTAAAGAAGATTGCGTAAAATATTATACAAAGCTTCTAATTTTCCGGTTTCCTCGTATATAGCCTCTACAATTACAGCTAACACCGCAGCACATATAAAACACAAAATTAGTAGTAAAATCAATATCACAATCACCATAAACAGAAACCCTGCAATATTTCCAAGTATTCCCATATATTACTCCTCTAACATGGCTGTCAGTTCTTCAAGACTCTTGCCTTCCAGAGCTTCGTTCTGCTTTCTTTCAATGATTCTCATAATCTTCTGATTGCGCTCTTTCTTATCTTTTGCAGCTAGTCTCTCTGCAGTTTCTGCCTGTTTCACCTGTACGATAAACTTTACAATCTGAATTTTATTTTCCAGCTCCTGGTCTGCTTCAGATTTAACCTGTAACAGACTTTCTTCATCACTCTGTTTTTTCTCTTTATTCAGCAGTTTAAATACTGAATCCAGATCCTGTAATTTCAGGTCCCATAAATCCTCTACTGAAATCATTCCTTTGAACGGGAATCTGTATTTATATCTTGTTGCCGCCTCAAAAATATTTGTAAGTTCCATGTTTTTATTCCTCTCTTTCTATTTGTTTAATTTAATTATATTAAAATTTTACTTTTAATACTCGCTCTGTAGCGCCTTTTACTTTAATAATCAGATCATTTCTCTTTGTAAGTGAAAATCCTACTCCTGAAAGCTGATCATCAACATCTTTTACATGTGCTTTTGCTCCAAGCGCTTCAAATACTCTTCGGTGCTGCTCAAGTTCCGGTTTCAAAAATTCATTGTAATATCCATTTGGTTCTTCTGGATTGATGCAATCCTTCAGCATAAAGAATAAGTGCTGATGACCAATTCCCTTCTGTTCGTCCCAGTAATTTGGTGAGTAACATACAACTGATACCGGTGTAAACTGCAAAGTTTTAATTCCCCAGACATCTTTACTGATTGTTGCACAATTTCCTGGAAGTTTGTCCACTACTTTGAAATTTCCTGACTGATCAAGGATTACTTCTGCAACATCTACATTTCCACGTACTGGAGTATTGTATTCGTAAGAATGAATTTCTCCATTTACTTCAATTTCAGCTTTAAATCCCTGAGATCCTCTGTATGCGAACTGATTTACAAAAAACTTATATGTACCAGGAATCATGTGTTCTTTAGATGGAAATGTAATATTTTCAACAGCAACTCCATTACTATTTCTGCACTGTTCGATTGGATTAGTAATGTCTATATCCAATTCTCCTCTAGTACGTCGTGATTTTACACAACCAAAATAAATATGATCTCCACCTTTTGGTTCAATACAATGTGCGTCAAGGTCAGAATTATCCTTTCCATCTTTGTCATTCCATTGAATGGAGAATCTTACAATACCTGTGACTGAACCACCAGCAGCTTTTACATTCTCTTTGATATCTGAATCTGTAATATTACCGGTATATGCCCAAGACATTCCATTGTTCCATTTGAACATTGTTTTCGCGGCAGCAACTTCTGGAGCAATCAGAGATACCATATTCTGAATATGTTTATTCTCCAAATATACTTCCAATTCTTTCGCTACAGGCAGAACATTCTTAATGAAATCTTCTGCACTTATTTCCTCTACCTTAGAGAATCGTTTTGGATCAATTGCAACATCCTGTTCCATTTCATCAAACAAATCCATAGCACCGGTAATTCTCTTTGCTGCGTCTTTATTGGAGAAAAGTATATTGTTTACTGTGATATCATCCAAGGTAGCAAATCTTCTCTGTAATGAATCCATATAACCAAGTTCTGTAATAGTCTTCTTTGCATCTTCAAGCATCTTCTTTGTAAAGATTGCCTTTGGACGTTTATAATTTACAGGGGCTACAATCTGCTCATACTTTCTAACGGCAAGGTCAAGATCCATTCCTTCGGAAATATTCACCAGCAATGTTCCTATGCTATGGTTGCGAATCTTGCCAATAACGGCACCTGCAGCAATTGACTTTTCCCAGATCCAAAGTTCTTTCTGTTCATCCGTAAGCTTTCCATATTCTTTCTGATAATTCTTAAATTCAGTAAGTTGCTTTTTCCATTCGGCACCTTTATATAAAGAATTTTGAGCAATCAGTTCAAGTACAGTATCTACAGCTTCTTTACTAATTTCATCAAGAGAACGTTTAAATACATTACGGACATCTCTGAATTGACTTAAATCACCTTCAAGTGTATGTCCATAACATTCCTTAAAGATACAAATTTCTGGCAGATCTACGAAGAAATGCTCGTATTTATTAATTTTTCCTGTCGGGAGCATTTCTCTATTTTCAGGAGTACCAATTCGTTTCTCTTTTTTGAGGAATACCCCTAATACCGCTTTCTGTTTTACATAGGCATCAAGCGCAGCTGCGACTACATTATATTTATCATCTGATACTGGATTAATTCCCCAAATGGTATGTAACTCACCATTTTTAATAGATACGACGTTACCAACGTCTCTGATAAAATGTCTACAACAACTACAGTCATATTCTCTTCTTTCTCTGTAAATTTCATTTGTACCTGCCGGAAACGAATCCAGATATAAATTATAAAGCTCCTCGGTGTCCACATTTACTGTGAATAATCTTGAAGAATCTTTAGACATCTGCTGTAAATTTTTCTGGATTGCCTTTACAAAATCTCTAAACATATTTTTATCTCCTTATTGTTTAATTAAATTTTTATTTTCACTGATTTTTCTTTTCTTATTCGAGACTGATTCTTTTTGAACAATTCATCAAATACTCTTGGAGTATACTTTTTATCTGGCACAATTTTTTCTATTCTTTTAGTAGCACTTCCAGATAAAACGCTCGCACATGATTGAATTTTCATTGTATTTATAATTTGCATCTTATTCTTAGCTTCTCTTCGTCTATCACAAATCTCTTGCAGCTTTTTGCATAATTTATATCCTTCTGCCGCAGAAAACTTATGAAATTCAATATAATGCAAAATGTCTGAAATTTGTGAATCAGTATATGAAATAATAGAATTAAGTTCTTTTGAATAATCAGTAATTTCATTCATCTTACTTGAAAATTCATTTATACTACCGATAATTTCACCAACTATATCATCTGTTGTAATTGCTTCAACTCCATTATAATCGGTTTCACAAATTTCATATGGTCCAAATTTTTTTAATACGTCTGGAATATTATTTGCTTGAATTGCCTTAATCTTTTTCTTTTCAATTTCAGGAACCAAGAGTGCATCAGCAAGATCAGATACTAATTTGATTCTTCCTGTTGAATCTCTTGCGATGTACTCTCCATTTTTCCCTTTTAAATAGTAACATATCATTGTTCATGCCTTTCTGATTGAGTTAATCTAATTCGTTTTGATAGGTCAACTATATCACTTATAACCATATTTGTCAATAGCAAAAGTTAATTTAATTTGTTTTTGTATTCTTCTTCACTGATAATGGGAATATTCAACTCAGAAGCTTTCTTATTTTTACTAGATCCACTGTTTTTATCATTGGTAATTAGATAATCAGTTGCCTTTGTAACTCCGGACACAACTTTCCCTCCTTTTGATTCTATATCCGCCACAAGTTCATCCCGGTTAGCAAAAATATGTAACTTCCCAGTGATACAGAATTTCTTTCCGGACAATGAATCGCTTTCAGAAGATATTTTATCATTATTAATTTTCGAAAATATGAACTGTTCTGACAAAGCAATAACGTAATCATAATTTTCCTTAAAATATCTATGGATAGAAATATTTCGCTCCGTCCCTAATCCTTCAATACAGGTAAAATTAAAATCAGAAGCAGCATCTTTAATAAATGTTTCAAATGGATAGAGCATTCCTAATTCCCTGGTTCTTATTTCTTCATATCTAGCAATATCCTTTGCAGCTCTACCACCAATTAACGGAATATTTAATCCTACAATAAATTTTTCTATGGTAGTATTCCTGCTAGACTCAATAGAATCTAAAATATTCGCAATTTTCTTTGCTCCCATTCTAGGTAATCTGGACAATTCTGTAGAATGATCCTTCAAATAATACAGATAAATTGGTGATGTCACAAGCCCAGTATCAATCAATAGCTGCAATGTGGCCTCAGATAATCCATTAATATCATGGGCCTTTTTCCCTACAAAAGCATTTAATTCACCCAGAAGCTTGCCTTTGCATCCAGCATTCATGCACATCAATACTTCAGAATCGTTCTCTTTTACGACAGACACCGGCTTACCACAAATCGGGCATACTTCAGGGATTTTAATAAATTTTATATTGTTCATTATACATACCTCCAATGGTATTTTAGATTTTTAGTTTTTAATCCGTTACACATTCTTGCAATGGTGTGTTCGCAATCACCTGTATCCATAGACGCTGAACGAATAGACCTGTATGTCTTACCTGTTTCTTCGCATAAAACGCGCTTCCACGATTGATTATTTGTTGTAGATTTTTTAGTACGTTCTATTCTTGTTCCATATTCTGCATTATATTTAGGAGTACACCATTCTAAATTATCAGAACTATTATTCATTTTATTTTCATCTATATGATTTACCTGTGTTTTATGTATAGGATCGTCATTAGTTACAAATGCTGTGGCTACTAAACGATGTATTAATTTGTTTTCAGTTTTTCCATTCTTGCATAAAATAACAAATGGATAATGCTGACTATCTTTAGGTAAATAAATTTTTAATAATCTTTCGCCAGTATTTCTATAACCATTTTTATTTTTTACAATTCTATTCAAACTTTTAACATTACCTAAATTACTTATTTGATAATACCCCTCATATCCTATTATATCTTTCCATATTTCTATTTTTATATTATCCATTTATCATCCACCATTTCTGCTTTTGTAATATATGGAATTACTTGGTTTGCTTTAATTATCCATAATTTTTGTCCAACATAAGGATGCCCCAATTTTTCTTTTAATATAGAAAGATTAAATAAACTAGCTTTTGTTATAATACTTCCTTCTATTTCGATAGGTTCAAATACGGCTATCGGAGAAATAATTCCGGTTTTACCAACTTGCCATTCAATATTAATAAGTGTCGTAATATATTCTTCATTATAAAACTTGTATGCCAGAGAATGACGTGGATACTTATCTGTGACTCCAAGTGATAATCCATAAGCAATATCATTATATGCAGCAACAAGCCCATCAATTGGATAAGATAAGTATGCTGCCTTTTCCTTTAACAGATTAATAAGCTCTTCAAGATTCTGATTTTCTTTATATATACGAATATAAGGTACAATATCAAATCCAAGTTCTCTTGCTTTTTCAAATCTTGCTGACATTAAAGGTAGTTCATCCATACCGGCAGGTACCTTCCATACTATAAAACGAACATGACGTTTGGCTGCTATCTTACTATCTAGCTGTCTAACTGATCCTGAAGCAAGATTTCGCGGGTTCTTATATCTATCTTCTTCGTGTTTAATTAAATTATTAATTTTCTCAAAATCTGTATATGTAATAATAGCTTCTCCTTCAATTTCAACGTGGCCTTTCTGATTAATATGCATAGGAATATTTTCGAATGCCTTTGCATTGTGAGTAATAATTTCTCCTGTGACGCCGTTTCCGCGAGTTTCAGCCTGGATCAGCTCTCCATCTTCATACGTCAAAAGAATTGTCAATCCATCCATCTTACACATTAGCAAAGAATCTTTATCACCAATAAATTTTTGAAGAATATTTACATCTTTAGTTTTATCAAGAGACATCATTAAATGTGAATGCTCAATTTTCTCTAATTTACTTTTTACTTCATATCCAACACTATGGACTGGAGAATTACTTAAAATAACTCCTGTTTCTTTTTCCATTTTTTCCAACTGATCACACAGATCATCATACTGATGATCCGTAACAATACTCTCTGCATTATTATAATAAGCATCTCGGTACTGATTAAGTTTTTCAACCAATGCTTTCATTTCTTCAATCTTGTTCATTTTTTCCCTCCTATATTATGTATAATTAAATCGACAAAATATCAAAATGTACTGACCAATGATCACACATCATATCAATTGTTGCATCCGCGATATCGTTAACGCACTCGTCATCACATTTGACTGAATCAAACTGAGAAATATCAATATAATGCTCTGCTGTTCCCTCTTCAAAAGTAATAATATTATCATTTACTGTAATATTAACTGGATTCAACTGCATATGAGATATTATTGCAGATTCTTTTTCTCCTACAGAGAAATGTACCGCAACAGTTTTATTATCATATGCTGCTTTTTCAAACATAATATCGATTTTCTGAGCTACTTTACTTGCATTCTTTACAAATTCTCTAACCATTTTTTTGTTCCTCGTAATAAATTTGATTTTAATGAAAGTTAATTTAACTTGTTACTTTATTTAAACATGGCGACTATATTAAATAGTCACCATATTTTTTAAGAAAATATGAAGGTCTATTAATCTTAATTCCATATTGGTGTTCAATCATAGACCGAGTTTCAACATCATATAAAATCTTGTTTTTATTTGAATTATACTTCTGGATTAATTCATTTGTCATATGAATTTGTCCGGAAATGTTAATTTTTTCAGCAGTCATATATGATACATCTATAGACTTCAATGCTGCTGCTAATGAATTATACATTTGCCTTCCAAGACAATGCGGATCATCTTTTACAATATGAGATCTTTTTATAATGGTTCCATCGTCCATAAGTTTGGATTTAGTTCCATATGGATATGTTAATTCCATTGTCATATTGCTCTTTTGTGCAGTTAAAATTAATGCTTCGCTTACATTTACAACTCTTCCGGAATACAATTTCATTGTATGATTTTCTACGTCGATATCATCAAGTTTTGCTCTAATCGTGTCTTCAAAATCTTTAGACTTGCCATATTCAAAAATGCTCAGAATCATGAATCGATCTCTAGGATTCTTTAATGCTTCGATCCATGTTAAAATCGTGTCTCTTGATACAATCTGATGATTTAACAATGTCTTATTTAATAGTGCTGCCAGCATATCAGGTGTGATAGTTGCATAGATATTTTGTCCATTTAACACTAAATTCTCATTAACACACCAGTCCGTATATTGTGTAAGAGTATTATTTACTACAATAATGGACTCTAATGTTGTAAATTTGAACAACTTATACATTTCTGTAATCTCATTTAAATTAAAGTCACATAAATCCTTTTGATACATATGTTCAAACGGCGCAACTCTCTTAAATCTAGGCACAAGAGGAGTAACGCTTGCAACAGTTTTTAACTTAAATTCGTAAAACCTTTGTTTTCTATCTTCGTTATACATTTACATTCTCTCCTCTAAAAAAGGAATTAATCTTTTCCTTATCCTATTAAAGTTTCTCGAAAAATCATATATTATTTTTTCCTCACGTTCCGCATCATCAATAAGAAAACACTTATAGTTCTCTATCATTGATATTTTATTTTTTCCATCATAATAATGAAACAAGATCGTAAGAATTATAATTTCTTTCTTTGAATATTCTTTTTCAAGATACTTGTCATCTTCTTCTGTAAGCATATTAAGATCTTCGATAAATTCCTTTGATACTCTAATGATTTCTTTTCGTTGCTCAGGAGAATCACTTTGCCTTTTACTGAAATATAATCTCTTAATACATTCTGCCAGGGTTGTTGAATCAATAAGTCCACCTATTTTTATTTTCCCTTGCAAATTACACATACTGCTTTCATTAATACGCTGGACCACTTTATTTTGAGCTGCATATGAGTTATATGTGTCGCTTAACTGTTTGCTCATTTTAGTTTTCTGGTCATACTGATATATCATACGGCGAGATTTATCAATGTCAAAGTTTGTAATTCTCAGCTCCATTGGATAGTTAAAATTTGGATTTTTACTTCTGGCCTGGAACATTGATACATATCTATGATATCCATCGTTTATATCAAATGCCTCTAAAGAATGAATAATAAGCTGACGTGATTGCTCATCATAATGAAAATCTGCGTATATATCATCTTTCGGGATATTCAAAGTGATTGTATCCGGAACATAAATATGTTCCAACATATCTGCCGTAATTTCTTTTACTGCACTCTTATTCAATGTAATACGATATAGCTCATTATTATCTCGTGTTACTTTAGTCATAGCACGTTGTGTGACAGGATTATAGTTAATTAATCCTGATTCTTGCAGAGCGCAAAATGCATCTACATTTAAAGATCCTATCCATTGATCATCGCTTACCTGAATCATATTGAATACTAACGGGAATTCAATTTTATTTGGTTCTTCGTATCGCATCCCACTATATTTACTTATTTCTCTGTCTGTAAAAAAGTCAGATAACTTTTTGCGATAATCTTTCTTAGTGGCATTTAAAATACTATCTGCAATTACAAAAAGTGTATAATCATTTGCTTCTTCAATACTCTTTCTACTAGATAGAAAATCTGAAAAAATGCCTTTTGGATAATTATATTTCTCATATGCATAATTGTAAATTTCTAGTTCTTCACTCTTATTAATTAAGATATTAAAAAACTTTTTGGATAAATAATCTTCTAAAATACTTCTATCGACATTCATTTTTCTCACCTCTTTCCTCAGATTATATCATGCAAAGTTAATTTTGTCTATATTTTTGATGATAAATTTTTCGACATAAACTCCGTTGCTTCCTTTCTTGAGTTATTTTCTTCAACTGTATAAATACTGGTTGTCTGTATATCCGCATGTCCTACGGCATTTTTCGTAGCAACGATATCTTTTGTTTCCTTATAATATAATGAAGCAAAAGCAGCTCTTAACTTATGCGGAGACACATGTTTACCAATTCCTTTCTCGGCATATTTGACTACCATACAATAGATCGTTTGTGGATCCATACGTTTTCCATTTTTTGATATAAAAAGAGCATCCTCTTTAATCCCCATATTATATAGTATTTTATCTCGATCAAAGATCCAATCTCTTAATACACGTATGGAATTATCATTTAATTGATATACCTGTTCTTTATCTCGCTTGTCGATAATAGTCAAATTGTGAGTCTCAAAATTTAAATCACTTAAGTTAATTTCGCTTAATGCAGTTTTTCTCATGCCGGTAACCATAAATAAATATAATATAGCATAATCTCTTGAATGCCATTCTTTTGGCATGTAAGAATATTTTACGGCGCCCAATATTCCATTTAAATCATCCATTGATAAAAACACTCTTTTAATCGAGTCTTTTCTAATAGGACGGTTTACATTGTCCATCGGATTCCTTTCAATATCTCCTCTCCGATACAAAAAATCAAAAAACCTATTTAATGTGCAACATACCAATTTAGTATATGCCACAGACGACTTTTTAATTTCACCATTACTATCTTTTACGTATTTAATATGCTCCAGATACCTTGCGATATCATCTGCGTCAATTTCGCTTATATCTTCTACATCTATATAATCTAAGAAATGATGAAGTTTTCTAATATAATTTAAACAAGTATTCGGGCTGCGAACAGCCTGAATACTCATATAAAAATCACTCACGCATTGTGGCATATCATTAAGAATTTTCTTAACATTCTTATTTAATTTTAATTCATGCTCCAACCTTCCATTCATAACTTCATTCTCCTCTCTAACATAATTCCAGCTTGTTGATACCATGGCAGTATCACACTACAATATTCCTTGACTTTCCATGAATACCACTCGCCAATCCCCATAAATAAAAGTAATCCAATTGCTGAAATAAGTCCTTTGTTCACCACAATACATAATAATAAACATGGCGCTACCCATAACCAATTCGTAGAAAAGTTGCACCATCTTACTAGCCATTTTTCGCTCATACGATCAAAACTCGTAATTTCATCTGGAGTCAAAGAAGTCTGTGGTGGGTTTGCTTTTGCTCTCCTTTTAACAAGTTCTGCTCCTCCGACATTTTTTTCTCCTGGTTTTATATACTTATTATATTCTTCTGTTATTTTTGATGCTGCTCTTTCTTGTGGTGTCTTTCTTACTTCCGGTATACTCCAAAAAATCATTTCTATTACTTCGATTGGATATTCAGGATATAATATGGCTAAAGAAAATCCATTGTCCATTAAATAATATAGAAAACTTACCATTTTTTCTGATTCTGTAAAATCATCCATTTTATATCTTGGATCATATGGTGCTACAGCTGAAGAATTGTAAATACGTTCCCTATTTTTAAATTCTTCATATCTTTTTTCAATGTCATTAACACAACGCATATAAAATTCTCCAGTAGTAAGCCTTTCTACCTCCACTTTTTCAAATTTTATATTATTTCCATAGACAATGTATTCCTCATCTCTTTCTTCGGGTGTTAAATCATCATAAAATTTCTTTGCTTTCTCAATGAGTTGCTTAGGAGTTAGAGCATATCCCTTATATGCTCTGGCCTCTTCTTTTGTTAACCTCATTTTAAAATCACCTTACCCCTTTCTAAACAAGTATATCTAATATAATAAGTTTTACCATTTTTAGTAACTATTCCCCAATTACGAATTGGAACCCCTGTATCTATCATCTTCTTCAATCTCTCAATACGCCTTCTGTCAAAACACCACTCTATCATATAAGAATTAAAGTTCTCAATGAATTCTTCTTTATCAAAAACAAGAACTCCATTTTTTAAATATGATATGGTTTCTTCTTTTGAATGACCGTCCTCCATAATTATTTTAAAATTAGTTAATGGTTTTTCTTCTATTATTTCACCTTCTAATGTTTTATAAGACTGCTTGTATGTATATTCTGTAAATTTTTGTATTTTATTACAAGTTGGACAATACAAATCTTTTATATGTCCCTTTTCTCTTTGTTGTCCAATTTGTCTTGGAATAGGGAACTCAAGTCCACATTCCGGACATACAAAATTTGATATAGTACTTCGTTTCTTTTTAGACATTTTAATATTCCCCCTTATGCTGCAAATCCAAATTCTGATAAATTAATCGTTTCTTTTCGAGGTAAATAATCTGATCCGCATGAATCACAAATTTCTTTTACTTCCTGATCACTTAATACCCTGATTACTTTCATTTCACCAGCAATGATCCATTCTCCAGTCATTACAGGAGATGTTTTATACCGGTAAAATCCATGTTCTGGAATATAATCTAAATCAGCATTTATATAATTAAATCTTCCAGATTTAGAAGTTCCATTTGCTTTTGCTTCTTCACAGTAATCAACATCGATCTGATATTCAACTTCCGCCCATACAGTATCCGGCCGCATATAAGTAATCTTGCCATTTACCTTTTGCCCTATATGTGAGACATACGGAACTATATCATTGATATGGAAACCAGGACGATATCTTAATGGTCCGAGTTTACTTTTTACCTTTCCATTTTCTAATCTTTCTCCCGGTTCTGCACTAATCCATTCTCCAATTGGAATATTCGTATTTGCATTTACATACAGAGGAAATAATTTCCCCGGATATTTTTTAGACACCCTAAAAAGCTTATAACCAATTGCTGTTTTCATTATACCACTCCTTATTTTCGTTTTCAACATTTCATTCATTATGTTTAATTAAATTTTTATTTCAGTTTTTCATTGATATATTTTGTTTTACTTCTTACATAACATTTATGGCATGTAAGGCAGCTCTTTGCCCCGCAATTAATGCTTACATCATGTGCACTGATATAGTCTTTATCATATACTGTAAAGATCTTATCAATAAAATCATATCCAGGATCTGCTTGGTCATTAAGGCAAGGACTGCTATATATGATCTGTAAGTTACTCGGCTTTCTTTCGACACTATCCAATACCTCTTCGATAATCCAAGGATTCTTTGTCCATAAAGCGAAACGCACATGTTTATTCTTTTTACAGATATGGAAGTAATTAATCACTTGTGTAACATTAATTAAATCACCAAAGCTTTCGAATCTAAAAAAGGAAGCATTGATCATTGGGATCTCTGCTTCCTTTAATATCCTGCCAGTTAAAATTTCTGTATTTCGCTCCAGGCATGCATTTAAATTCTTGTATATTTTCATTTGTCTTTGTGCATAACAATGTGAACATACCAGTTCAGAATTATTTGATCGATTCTTGCAATATTTATTACATAAGCAGCTAGTTGATAAACTCTGCATTCCTTCCATTTTTCCTGAGTGTTTTACAGTATAATGAACTCCAGTTACTTTCTCAGCTTCTGCTACTGTCAAGAATTTTTCTCTTGTTGTTTTCATTTCATCAGCTCCTATGATATTATATTGTTGTTGTATTATATTTTTGCAATAAAAAGAGGCAGCTCTTAGCCACCTCTTTTATATCTCTCTTATAAATCAAAAATCTTATTTCCGTGTAATTTCTTTGCTACATTTCATCAAATACTGATCAAATTCCATACCGGTAAATTCAAAGAACATTTCTTTTACCGCTTGTTTGTCGCTACTTTTATGATAAATATTGAATATTTCTTGAGCCATACCAGATATTTCAAAATCCTGCTCGTCCATTATATCTTTTAAAATAGTGTCAGCATCAACAATTTGACCATCCGGAGTGTTTGTATTCAATTCTTCTACATATTTAAGCAATTGTTCCATAACATACACCTCATTCTTTCTTAATCCGAAACAATCTCGATATCATAATAAAAATCTTCCCACTGCCATCTGTACTCATCACAAATAGCATCCATAAGGTCTACTGGTGATTCAAACTCCACATTGTTTATTTTATACATATCTCCTTATTCATTTTTTATCTCCAATATATGCCATGAAATGTCTGATTTATCGTGTCATAAATACTACATTTCCGACTAATTTTTCATTTTCCATTTCTTTTATATAATTTTCAATGATGGTAATCTTAACCAAATCATCTAAATTTGTATAAATCACAATCATTGGAATAGGTAATCCTTCGTTATCTCTTACTTTTTCTTCTAAATTTTCCATCACAAACTTACAGAAACTTATAGGATCGCACTCTGTATCATACGTCATATAAGTATCCAGATAACTTGGACAGAAGTCACCATAAGAATAAATAGTAGATTTGTTATATTTTTGAATTGCATAAGCAATTTCAGATTTCTGTTTTTCTCCTGTTACTCTAATCATCTTTTCACATCCAATCAAAAATTTATAATTTACCGTTCATAAAATTCATCATAACATATTTTTTTTAGAAACACAATTTCATCAATTATTTCTTTGATTTCATTACGTTCATACATAAAACTCTCCTCATAACAAATTATTTACAGTTATTCCAAATTCACACACCTTGCTTTAATTTTTTCCATATTAACCTCCCACGCCCTCTAATTTTACTCCGCAATTAGGACAATACCCTTCAATATCTTTAATTAAAATCTGCTCTTTACAATTTGAACATTCCATAAAACTATAAATATCATCATTAACAAACATCCATCTTCCACCATGATTTTCTATAATCATTCTATACCCTGTATCTTTTACTTTTGCCATTTGTAACACCATCTTTCTCATAAAATGAAAGTCGAAATTTATTTATTTTCTTCGTACCACAAATCAGAAATTGCATGAGTTAATTCTATTTGCAACATCCATGTCGTATTTGCTCCAAAATCACAGCTGTAAATTTCTCTGATTCCACCCAAATCTGTCTCAGGATCAAAAAATCCAGTTTCTTCTACTTTAAGAAATTCACCATACAATTTTACTAATTCTTCTTTTGATTTTGTTTTAAAAATATTAACGTGTCCCATATATCATACCTCCATTTTAATAAATTCAGTCTTTCAATTCCATTATATATACTCCAAAACATCCAGTTTTCCACATCTAATCATCCTCCTCGTTATAATCCCATCCGAATATTTCCGCAACTTCTTCTCTTATATCTTCATCAGCCCTCATAGCACTGCAGCAATTACAAACTCGAATTGTTTTCTGTACTCTTTTCCCTAATATCTTGCCATAATAAGTATATTTTGAATTAGGTGACTTAATTTCACTTGCTCCGCATAACCAACAATGTGTCATATTATCACTCCATTTTTGATACTGAATTACAAATTTTCTGATTAAGTTTCTGATATATTTTCACTGATTCATCCAATGCTTTAATTATAGATGTTTCACATGTTAATTTTTCTGCTTTGTAAGCATTATCAATTAAGCAAATCAATCCATTTGATAAAATACTTATTTCTTCTTGTGTGAGTTCCAATTTATTTTTTTTCGCCTCTGTTCTTTTTACATAAAACTTATGATCAAATCCCCATTGTGAATATAATACTTTTAATGTCTGATCATAAGTTCCACCAATAACACATCCATCTTCGTAACAAAATCCTTTACTATCATCAAAATAAATATATTCATCTTCTTCTAATCCATCAGAAAATAATTTATCTGTATTTCCTAATTGGACAGAATTAAGACCTACTTGTAAAGTAACTTCTCTATATTCATTTGTTGGATAAAATTCCATATATTTCACCTTTCTCAATCTGAAATCATCATTTCATCAAAGTCCTAAAATCATCAATGTGAATGCTATTATCAGCATTATAAATGATAAGCAGAATAGACATCCTCTAGTCATACGCTGTTTTCTTTCATCTTTTGGTAAACAAAGCCCTATATAAAAAATTACAAAACTGATTATCGCACTTGAAATACTTCTCATAATTTCCTCCAATTCTTCTTTTATATTATAATTTGTTAATTTCTTCTGCAATTTTCTTCAATACATTACCGCCTTCTATTTTCTCAATGCTATCTCCATTTTCCCAGATTGTTAAAATTGGGTAATCATTATATTGTGGATCAAAATAAGTTTTGTCACACATTTTCTTTCTTATCATGTTAATATCTTCTGATATGCAAGCAACGCGCCCTGTGTTGTATTCTTCTAATACATATATTTTCATTTAATTTCCACCTCTCAATCACACAGATGATTAATTCTCTCGTTATAACATTCATCTTTGATATGTAATGCATAATATAAACAGGTCTGAATATTTCCTATTTCTTCCATTGTCAAATCATATTTTTTCGCATATTGTTTTTCTTTAGTAAAAATTCCACCACATAAAAATTCTTCATCATTTAATATTGCTTTAATAACAGGCATTAATGTATTCGTCTTCATAATATTTTTCCTCACTTTCTGTCAGTAAATCATCGTTTCATTTACTTTAATATAATTAACTCTGCTTCTTCGACATATTTCTTTGCAGCATTATATCCATTTCTATTAAGTTCACCTTCAATACTAAACCAAAGTGAATCTAAAAAATTTGGAATAGATGCAAAATCTTTGTTTGGATATTTTTCTCTATATCGTTTATACGCCGTTTTATATAATTCATCTACTAAATCACGCTTCATTATATTTCCTCCATTTTCAACCTAAAACTTTTGTTTCAAATACAATTCTTTAGCATTTCTATCGCTTCATTTAACGCTGTCTGTTTTGCATTCAATTCTTTTTGTAATCTCTTTATCGTCTCATCTCTGTCCTTCACCATAAACTTTAACTGTTCTTTTGTAGCATTATGTATATTCAAATACTCTCCATTTTCATACTGTTTATTTGTCATAATTTTCTACTCCCATATTCTCCGTCAATAAATCAACTTTGTTCCACATTCCGGACAATGTTTGGGACGTAACTCTTCTTCCTCATCGTTTCTAGCTAATGAATAACCGCATTCCGGACATAAAATTTCATCATCAGCATCATCTCCCTGGCGTTTTACCTCGATTCCATCTTCATATTTTTGTTGCATTTCTGCCAGAGTAAGAGCCACTGTCTGAAATAAAATTGCCGACTCATGAATTTTCTTTTCTAATTTCAATAAATTTTTATATGATTCATAACAATCTTTGATTAAATTATTTTCGTTTCTTGCAAATCGTGGAACAAATGTTCCAAAATCATTTTTACTGGCAAAATGTTTTGAAGAAATTGCATCACGATCAATATTTTTATAGATTCCAACATAATCATGAATAAAATCATTATTAGTAGAATCTAACCAAGCCTTTAAATCAATATCAAATACCTGCACTGCATAATTAATATCCATAGAATGACTGAGCCGGGAACTATACATAATTCCCAGCTCCGCTGCTCTATCAATTATTTGATTAATCAAAACTACTCTTGTTTTTGCTTCTTTTGTATCTTTTACGTTTTCCATTCCACTTACCTGCCTTTCGCTTATAATATCTGCTATTACAGCAGACCCACATTTTTACTCCGAATACACCAGCAGATACTTGAGCATACTTAAAACTTCTGGATATAAATGAATGCTCATAATCATAAAACGGTGCTCTTCGAATTTCATCTACATATCGCTGTTTCATATATTCCGTTGCATCACTAATATTTAAACACTCAATCACCTCTGTCCTCTTATTGCTATGTATAATAATTACGCTTATCTTCTTCATGTTATCCCAGCCTCCCAGTTATATACGAACGTTCGTTCTGTTTTTTGATATTATTGTTATACCATACTGAGAGGCTGAGGTCAATATTTAATCGAACATATTTTCGATTTATACAGATTTTTTAGGATACAGCTCTTTCATCCTCTTATTGAAATCAAAATTATTTGCTTCAATAACGCGTTTCATGTAAGCAAATAATCTGTAGTATACACCCCTATAGCAATCTACTGCACTTTCTACATCTGCAAGAGAATCATTCAAAGACATCATATTGCCTTTAACACCAGGAACTCTGCATCCATGAAACTTAATTAAATTCATAAGTGTATAATAAGAACCTTCTCCCTTGAATGCATCTTTCCATTCTCTACATTTAGGAGTTTCATTAGGCAGTTTATACATATTGGCACAGAACTTTCTTAATACTCTATATAAATCTTTATATGAAAATGTCATTGAGTGATTTCTGATGTTAATAACTACTCGTTTTACATCTGCAAAGTTGCTTTTCTGTGGATAATATACATATTTGTTAAGATCTTCAACAAATATATTTCTACCAAAAACCTTCTTATAAGGAACACCTTTACATTTATGCACCGGAAGTTTATTAACATAAATCTCAAGTTTATTTATATAATCATTGCAGGTAGCAGAAACAACATCCGGAATAAAGAATCTTGACCTTTCAGCAAAAGCTTTTATATCTCTATCCTGTAATTCGGCTAATACTCGGATTTCTTCTAACATCATTTCAAACTGATACTGATATCCATAGTGATCATTTAAATATGCGTCATATCCAGATTTACCTGTATAATAACTCTTGTAATTCAGCATTCTGAACATCTGTGCCATAACCCATCTTCTATGAAGACGAGTATTTCTTACATATCCATCTTCATAAATCTGAGATAAGAAAGACTCCTCTTCTGAATTCCTTTTCTTCTCTGGACTTACAATGACAGGGCTTCCGTCTTCGCTGATTGTTACATTAATTGTACTGCCAGGTTTTAAACCTTCCGGTAATGTTACGCTGAAGTATTTTCCTGTTTCAATGTTTGCTGCCTTTAATGCTTCCATTCTGTTCTCTCTTGATTTTTTCATAGTTTTATTCTCCTTTGTATTTGTTTTATTTTCTGTGATTTCTCTCCAACCAAGTACAGCGCGATCTGTATAATTACGCCATTCATAAGTGCCATATTTACCTTTGATCATCATATCTTTTCTTGTAGTTCCGTCTTTTAAAAGAATTTCTACTTCCTTATATAATTCAGGGATACTTCCACCATAAATCCAATTCATAATCTACATCCTCCTTATAATTTAAATAATTTCTGGATCTCCACCACAATCTTCAATTATTTCAATAGCTGTATCTACGTCTTCATTATCAACAATAAGACGCTCTCCGCTGTCATATTCATAATCAATGCCAGCGTCTTCAAGCCGGTCTTCAATATCATGAAGTGTTTCAATATCAGGTGTACTTATATAAATTCTAATCATTTCTAATATTTATCCTTTCTCATATTAAAAATCCTGTTCCAATAATTTCTCTATTGTTTAATTAACTGTTTTATTGTCAATATGATCACCTCATTATTATAATTCCAATCAAAGCATCTCTTTCGCGATTTCCTTCACTGTTCTTCTTGCTTAATGTGCTTTAAAATTGTATACTGGCTTAATTACTTTCACAATGTCTACAGTGTCTTTAATGTTTTCCATTATCTCGTCCATCGGTTTATACACCATCGGTGACTCGTCAATTGTAGATTCCATTACAGAAGAAGAATATATCCCCTTCATGGACTCCCTGAACTCATCAATCCCAACAGCATCTTTTGCTTCACTCCTTGACAAAATCCTTCCGGCACCATGCGGCGCAGAATAATTCCAGTCAGGATTGCCTTTTCCAACACAAACCAAAGACCCATCTCTCATATTTATCGGGATTATCAGCTTTTCGCCATCCCGTGCAGACACAGAACCCTTGCGGAGAATCAGGTTTTTTGTGTCAATGTAATTGTGTATTGTCTGAAACTCCTCACAAATATGCCAGCCCATTTTTTCAATGACCGTATCGGCAATATATTTCCTGTTTAGTTCTGCATGCTTCTGGACAATTTCCATATCGTGGATATAGTCTTTGAACGCCTGTCCGGAAACATAGCACAAGGATTTCGGGATATGCGGTTCCTGCATCTTTAACGCCTGGATTGTTTTTTCAATTTCTTTTTCCCTTCCTTTTGCTTTCAGGTCTGCAATCACAGCCTTGATTTTATTTCCAATATCTGTATTTTTTAGCTGTTTGTATGCAAGCTCTTGGTAGTGTTTCGCAACTTCCAGTCCGAGATGTCTGGAACCAGTATGGATTACAAGCCACAAGTTTCCGTCATCATCCTTATCAAGTTCGATAAAATGATTGCCACCTCCAAGGCTTCCAATGCTGCAATAAGCCAGCGATATATTAGCCGGAGCAACCAAGTCATTCAAATGGCTGAAATTGCCAAGCGGTTCATTGTTTACATTGAACCCTGCCGGAACATATGTATTAATTACATCATCCAGTTTTGGAAGGTCAACATCCTTTTCTGCAATCCTGACAGCAAGCATACCGCAGCCGATGTCTACCCCAACCAGATTCGGGCATACCTTATCAGAAATTGTCATTGTCGTACCGATGACGCATCCGGCGCCTGCATGGCAGTCAGGCATGATTCTGATTTTCGCATCATTGATGTAATCCTGGTTCAGCAGTTCTATTACCTGGCTGATGGTCTCATTGTCAACATTGTCAGTGAAAACCTTTGCGGTGTTGTATTTTCCGTTTAATTCAAGCATATTTTTACTCCTTTAACATTCAATCCACTTCTTTAGTATAATTAAATCTTTATCTTTCCCCTGATAAAACCAATGGCTGCCCATCTGCTCTTCATCCCAAGTCAAATATCCTGCCAGAGAAGCACAAAGAATGAATGCTTCAAGCGCAGCCCTTGCATAATTTCGATCTTCACCAGTAACCAACTGTTCATCTGTCATTTCATCTGGCTTTAATGCACGAAAATATTCTCTTTGTCTGTACTTCTCACTTCTTTCACTTGGAATTGAATATTTATATTTGTGATACAGATTTTCAATAATCTCAAAACATATTTCATTACATTCCTTTCTTGATGTATCAGAGTTAATTCCGTCAATAACAATTAAATCGTGACGAATATCATACATAGAAGATTCTATATATTTTTTACCTTCACAAATTAATGTTTTATTCTTTAAATCCGCTTTCCATCTTTTGGTTTCGCTAATTTTAAGATCAGATAAAAAATCTCCGTAAATACTCATTTTATCTACTTCCTTTCATTTTATTTTTATATTAACTCTGTATTTCTGAGACATTCCTTTAATAGTTTCATATATGAAGGTTATCCGGAGGATATCTAGCTCCGTTAGGGGCTTGATTTCCTCCTAGTTCATCACCTTCTTATTAAATTTTAAATACCTTGTTAATATTCACTGCCTTGTGGTTTTATATCAATTCAACATTTCTGAGGTATCACTATAATCATTTCATATCTCCAGAGCAAGCCGTGAGGCAATTTATTGCCTCAGGTGGTTGTTTCTGAAATTAAATTAAATGTCTTATTGATACTCGTTACCTTACGATTTTTTTTATATTAACTCAACATTTTTAAGACATTTCTATAATTGTTTCATATCATGGAGGCAAGGGAGGTGGCAGCCGGACTGATAAATCCGGCAGCCTCCTCCAATATTTGCCTCCATGATTAAAATTAAAATGCTTTGTTAATATTTCACTGTCTTGTGATTTTTTGTATAAGCTCTACATATGTGGCATATTTCTTTAATGGATCAATATTAGGCGGAATGCGATGACGCATTTCTTCAGAGATATCTGACAGAATTGGGTCATCGTCATGTGCCGCTTCATTAAATAGAATATATCTTGCTTATACTTGGTATGCTCCTAAATTAATTTATTATGCAAACTCAATACTTACGGTATATTTCTATAATTGTTTCATATAATGCAGGTTACTGGAGATGTAATCTTCAGGAAGTGCTGGGGATACCCAGAGGTTCCTGAAGAAGACATCTATCTTAGCCTGCATTATTAAATCTTAAATATCTTATTTGCATTCCGTTATACTCCGGACTGAATATACTCAATTAATCTGGCACATTTCTTTAACAGAGTCATATTGAGCTGCGATTCTCCTGGTGGAGGATCTTAAAGCCGGTTCGGTAGACCGGATTTCAGATCCGTAACCAGGAATAATGGCAGCACCATTAAATCGTATTAACCTTGTATATTCCGAGTGTGCTCTCGTTTAATTAAATTACTTATTCAATTACTTTCCAACTTCGTAGAAGTGACTCTAATGAATCTGAAATAGAATCATAATCAGTGCCATAAATATTAGCATTAGTGTTACCATCTAATTCCATTTCATAGCTTTTTTTAGGAGGCTCCAAAGTCACACCCTTTTTATCTAAAAAATCTTCAAAGATATCAATAATACCTCCAATAAGTTCTGTTTTGTCATTCTGGCCAGTCATGTTTTTTGTATCTCGTATTACGAGTTCTGTTTCAATTGGCATCACAGCATCGTCTGATAATGTTGCAAATTTGCATGTATTAAGATTGTATGCATTATTATCCTCACCAGAAGTATCTAACTTTAAATAAATATCTCCTGAATATTCGAACACATTTCCGCACACTAAATCTTTAAATGTATATTCTTTTTTCTCAGTTCTTTTATCTATAATTTTCATATTATTAATCCCTTTCCTAATAAACTATTTCCATTACATCAGGATAATCTTCCCTATAATTTTCATCATTTTTCGGTTGCCATACAACCAGATCATACAAATCATATTTATCTGTTCCGAAATCATTATACATTTGCCAAACCTTATGTTCGGCTTCTGTATCCGTATTAGCCACAACAAAACCAACTGTCTTCAGACCGTTGAATCCATCAAACCCATACAACCAAATATTATCCGGCATACCTTTATCCCTCCAATTCTTCAACCAAACTCCAATAACTTTCGTTTTCATCAAGCCCATCTTTTTTATTCTCTTCGACAATTTCATCGGCCTTCTGTTCTGTTGTACAAATAGCTATTGTTTCTGTTACATTAAATCTAAATTCATCGTCATATTCATGAACTACTCTGTAAACTTTTTCGCCTGCTAAAAATCCTGGAATCTTTGTTACAAATCCGGACCATTCTTGCACATCATTCCCAGATTCATCTGCTGAAAATATATCAAGCTGTCCTTCAATACTTAAAACCACACACATTCCATTATATTTTTTCAAATAATCAATGCAGAATTCCACTCCGTAGAACTGTAATGTCCCGGCATCTAACTCATCCCAGCTTTCCCATTTAAAGAGATCTTTTCCGCAAAATGTTTGAATGTTATTTTCTTCCACCTTCATGTTTTTTATCCTCCTCCATTAATACAAGGTTAACTGCTTTTTCAAATTTCGCACGTCACTCTGGATTGCTATCAACGACCTTTTTTCTACTATACCCAGCACTTCCATGTTTAGAAACATATCTCTTTTTCAGATTTACCCAATTAATATTAGGATCTGTTTTTCTAAGCATTGCATATACCTTTCGATAACTTATAGTGTAATTTGCGCTTTCATCATTTATCTTTTTTATCAGAGGCTGCATAATTAAATCTATTTTGCATGTATTTTTATACTTTTCAGCCATATCTGCCAGAGTACAATCGAAAATTGAACGCAATTGTTCATCTTCATAAATAACATCAAATGTAGAAACTTTAGAAATATTGGAATGTCTTCTTCTGTACTCTCTCTTCTCCTGGTCCCATACAATTCCATATGTTTTATTTATATAATCATATAAATATTTTAAAACACTATTTCGATCAGTAAATTTAGAACTTTCTGAAAGCTTATCGACAAATTCATTCGTTCTTTTCTTCCAATCGTAATATTCCTGTTCTATTGGCGATAAAGCTTTCTTTTTATCTTCTTTTTTAACAGGTATTGCATTGTTTAATTTAACTGGATCAGCATTCTTATTCATTATTACTGTTGCAAACTTTCCCATTTCAGCATATAATTTATCAATCTTGTTATTAATTTCGTCGAGTCGATTTGAATAATCCGGAATTGTAGGCATCTGAATATCAGGAAATTGCAGTTGAATCATATTTCCCTGTGGTTTATATACCGGGATAATATCTTCTGTTGTTTTCTTGTTTCCTAAGAATGCAGCTGCTAAAACATCTTTCGCTTTTAACTGATAATCAATCAGTTTCTTCACCAATACAGGATTTTCTCTCTGCATTGTTGGTGTAATAGCAATTTTTGCTAGCCATAAAGGTATATAGTCAAGATCAAGGCATAAAACTTGCGTGTCAGAATTGCCAGATCCCAAGGGGTAAAATTTTACCCCTTCATTTAATACAATATCTCTTTGAATTTTCTTTCGCTCATTCTTCATGCGCTCATTATCAAATCCCATCCCCTGGCACACCCATCGAACACCAACCCAAACTTTTCCGTCCGGATCCTGTGCTGCTCTTAATATATCTCCATGAAATTCCACATCTTTTACTATTAATTCGCTATTCATATTCGCTTTCCTCGCTTTTATCTATTTGATTAATTAATCCCAACCTACAATTGTTCTACCGTACTCATCAGCAGCTGCAAAATCCCATTCAATATCGCCATGCTCCATCTCCTCGTCACTAAATTCACTTTCAAAAGGATTTTCTCCTCGTCTAAGAAATTCAATTTCTTCTTCTGTAGCCTCAATCTCTTTGCATACTCTAAGTCGTTTTTCTACGGTAACTTCAATTAATTTTTTCTCTGGCTCTGGCATAATCCCACATCCTCTCTTTTATATTCGACAATCTTTTACTTCGCTTACCGGAAACAAAAGTAATTCTGTAATTCCATTTACTAATTCCTCTAATGAGGTAGCCCATCTATTATGATAACCATGAGTATCTTTCATATCGTCAGCATACCTGTACATATATTGTCTAGGTCGACCGTTCCATTTAATTCCTTCTGTATTGACATATACTACTGAATTATTTTCTGGATTCCTAATCCATCCACTGGTACCACGCTTATTCCCATTTACAGAAATTTGATGCAATGAAAACTCCATACCAGGTTTCTTTTTGTTAATTGCGTTTTTTAATTTTGTCGTTAAAATCAACATAAAATCACCTCCATTTTGTTTAATTAAATTTTAATAACTCAACCTTACAACTCTTCCATCACATAATTCCATAAAGTATTCATCATCCTCAACTAAGTCTTCTCCAAATTTCTCATAGTCAAAATATTTAGAAGAAATTGAATCATCATCTTTGACATATCCTAACTGACAAGCTTCTTCGCGTCCAGCTTCTTCACTATTATCGTATATATAGCTTACAATACTGCGATCTCTAAAATCTTCTGTATATTCATTAAGTATCTCTTCGATATTACGATCTGATAAATTGTACTCTTTTTTCAGATATTTCATTTCGCTTTTCTGAATTTTTTCAAAGAAGGCAAGCGCCTCATCAGAATTTAATTTGTCATAGATATGCTTGATAGAATCAATAAGTTTAATACCTGCTTTATATCGGTTATCACCCTTCGTGATTCCATAATCAAGTGCTTTGATAAATATATTGAATGAAATAATTTCTTCATATTCATCTTTTGTGAGAATTGTTTCAATTTCTTCATACTCAGGAAACTTCCCACCAGAATAACAACTTCCACATAATCTAATTGAGCTGAAATAGTGATTGCATTCAAATTTTGGACCGGCTGCATCAATATATGCACAGCAATCACGATCATCAGAATCTTTAATTCTATATAAAAATAAATGTTCACTCATATAATCACCTCATTTAATGCTTCCAGAAGAAAGAATCATTGCAAGTCGTTTTTTCGCTTCTTCTTCAGTTCCTCTCATAATTCCTAATGTCATATGGCACTCTTCATTTTCCCTAGATGTTAAACATAATTTCCATCGACATGTACCATCTTGAAAATACTTAATTGCTAAAATATACGCATAAAACAGCTTAGGATTTATTACCGCTGGATAAAACGAATAATATGCAGTTCCGGGATTCTCACCTCTTGGTATATCTTCTAACAACGTTTTCTTTTCTTCGAAATACTGATTCATGTCTGAATCCATTGTTGTAGCGAAATCTGCAATGTCTTCCGCTTCCCTTACTTCAATTTTCGGTACAATATACATATTTACATCTCCCTTACAATCGTATCATATACCGGCCTGCAGATATTCAAAGCTTTCTGCATACACCGAATACTGTAATATCCTTCAATTTCTTTTTCTGTGTTCTTTCTATTGGCAGATACATTTTTTCCGGTTCCTCTAAGAATCGTGCAATCTTTTCGATTAGTTACAGTCCCTAATCCACCAATATTTCTTTTACCTGTCTGGCAGGCTCGGATACAATCCATAACAAATTCATTCAATGTATCAATATCTTTCTCCACATTGATAATCGGAAGCACCTGCGTTGCCCAAGAATAAGTTCCATCTCCTTTGTATAGATATCGGTTAATAGATTTCAAAGCAATTTTACCGCCGATATGATAATTTAAGTTACCAATGCTTCGTTTTCCAATTTCTTTCTGAAATTGCTTTACACGATTTGGTGATAATGTAATTTGACTTCCCTTTATCATAAATCCCAGGAACTTAAACCATTTATCACCTGTAAGGTATTCTACTTTCTTTGGATTCAATTTCATCGACATCTTATTTAATTCTTCTTCAAGAATACTCATGGCATTTTCATATTGATGTCCAATATATAAAATATCGTCCGAATATCTTACATACATACTAGCCATGTTAATGCGTGACTTTTCATAAAGCTTAAGATCAACATGATGCAACATTACATCAGCTAAAAATGAAGCTACCGCACATCCTTGCTTTAAACTCTGGTAATGTTTAATTAAATTTCCATCTGGATCAAAACAAAGGTCTGTATGATAATATTTTCGTAAAATTGTAATTACCTTTGATTTTCCAGTTCTCCTTTCCACACAATCAAATGCGTCATCGATAAATTCAATCGGAACAGAATCAAAGTACTTACTTAAATCTGCTTTGAATCCTAAAATATCATTTAAATGCTGATGTAAATCTGGTTGAAGTTTACGAGATATCTCCTGTACGACTTTGCCGCAGCCGATTCCCTTCTGATAACTTTTACAAGCTGGATGAATCATATCTGAACACCATTCAAACAGTAAATCATTTACAATAGATAAAAAGATCCTATCAATATTTTCGTTTACATATACTGTTCGAAACTCTCCATTGTCCTTTGGAATTAATGCCTGGTGTGGCGGAGCGATTTCATAATTATCTTCCAGAATTGCCATTGCCAATCTTATTCTTGTCTCTGGGCTGCAGAGCTGTCTCAGCTCGCCTTTATCGATTCCCTTGAATACACCTTTATTAATTGCTGCTTCCCATCGTTCCGCTTCAAACACTTTCTCTAGCAAAATATCCTTCATCTCATCACCTCATTTCTCTTGAATACATTTTCCATCCTTAATGACTAACACATCTACTCCATCATCACAATTAATGAAAAGGTCTGATCCGTCTTCTAACACTGGTGCAAGTTCTTCAAACATTTCCATCATGACAGATTCCCACCCATAAGTGGCGTCAAATCCATTAGAGTAAGTAGTCCAGCCATCATCATCGTTAGCAACATCGAACATTTTTCCGACACCAATAAACACAGCAATCAGATCATCAATATCATTAACATCTAAGTTCTCTGATTTTCTATATGTATCCAGTCCATAATCAGTATGTTCCTCTTCTCCTCTGCTGATTTTTGCTTGCAGTATTTTAATTGCTTTATCCTTATCCTTGAATTTCATCTGTGAATGTATAGAATATACTGATCCCATAATTTAACTCCTTTCAACAAAAGCTCCATTCAGCAACTTCAACAACATAATCTGGATCAGCATCATCCTCAAGTTCAAGTTCCAACGTCCCTTCATTAAGAATATCCTGAAATCCATCATCGCTTGAGAGATAAGCGGTATTTCTTCCAAATGGCGAAATATCATTAATCATATGTAAATAACACATATCCCAAGTCATTGATAAATACCCGGTTACTGTACTAATAGTGTATTCAGTACAATCCCTGTCAATCGTATACACATCTCCAGATGGTAATGTTACTTTCGCTGTATTTACCATTACGTCATCTCTATTTGTTTTACCTTCAATAATCAGTCTCATCTATGTCGTCTTCCTCTCCAAAAACTTCTATCGCAGTAGCATAACTATCCATAAAACCTCCATACTTACTGGTATCAAAGCACCAATCGTAACCACATCCGTTTTCAATGGCTCTTCTAATATCTCTAGCAATTTCATCTACAATGTCGTCATTATCCACAGCCTTTTCATATTCAGGTTTGTCATTTTCCTTACTTAATTCCAACAATGTTCGTTTTACTTCTTCTTTGTAAATATCCAACTGCTCCTCTCTCAATTCTGCATCCCAAGCAGCCCAAGCTAATTTAATTTCGTCTACTGTAAGCTGAATCTGCTTTCCATCTCTGGTAATATACACGTTTTGCATAATTATTCATCCTCACTTTCTCTTTATTCTTCTACCTCTCCAAATAATGCTTCGTACTCATCGCATTCCAGATGTTCCATAGCCCATTCCTTTGCGCTTTCTTCAGTCATAGGAATAATTCGAGATCCACCAGTGCTTCCGCCACATACACTTCTTGCATATTCAGTTAAAGCACCACCTTCTCCGTACAGGAAATATTCTCCTGTTTTCTTAAGATATAAGGTTTCATTGCAATGATTGAAGTCAGAACATGGATATCCATTGCTCCAATAACCAATTTCTTTTGCCGTTTCTGTATCATATTTTCTTCCGTTAATGATTTTTTTCATGACCTAATCCTCCTTTTAATAAAAAACTTCTTGTATCGCAGTCCAATTTGAAATCTGCAAGTAAAGCAATCAGAGTGCAAGGTCTTCCTTGTACCAGTATTTGTCGCCGCAAGAAACGTTCTCCAAGTACCAGTCTTCCACCACCGCTTCTCCAAAATCAGCATCACCGAACTGCATTTTTTCAAGCCCTTTTTTGTATGCTTCTTCCGGGGTTTCAGCAGAAATTGTGAAATACATTCTTGCATCCCTTAAAGAATAGCAGTTGTAACTTCTCAGTGTTCCATTGCATTCCAAATCTCCAATACTGGAGTCCTTTTCCGGAATATCAGCATACACTACAAAAGCAACTTCGTATTTTTTAGGCATCATCTACAATCCCCTCCTCTACTGCCTCAATGTATGCATCATCCATCAGGCGCGTCACCTGGCAGCATGAGCATTCATCGTTTTCGCAATATTCACAAAGTGCTTTTCCTGCTATACTAAGTTTTTCGTAGAGTTCTTTTGTCATCTTTGCCATATTTTTTACTCCTTTCTTGGGTTAGAATCATACAATTTTTCAACATAAAAAATCCCTTTCTTGATCTTAAAATCATCATTTCATGCCAATTCTAACCAATATGAGTTTTTTAATCCTCTTGCTGTTTTTATCGTCCCATTACAGATTTTAAATTTTACACCTAATAACATTGCTGTATTTCCATTTATCTCATATCCTTTACTCTTTAAGTGATGTAAAAATTTATTCATCTTTATTCTCCTTATATTTTCTTAAAATAGTTTCAATTTTATCCGCAAATTTAGATGTTGTAAGTGTCGGTGTACCATTTAATGCGTTCATAACTATCTGAATTTCTTTTTCTGTTAACATGATTACCTCAATTTTCAGCATAAAACTCTTGTTTCATTTGCATTATATTGCTTCTAAAAATTCATCTTAAATTAATCATCACTCAACCACCTCATATCCTTTCAATTCCAACAACCCTATCAATCCTTTCAATTTTACAAACGCCGGAGTGTATTCTTTTGTCCGATCACAATAACCAAACCATTTACCATTTGTATCTTGCTGAATACTGTAAATATTTCCATTAGTTTTATTTACTGCTTCCATTACATTACTCCCTTCCGTAATGCTGAGATGTTACACCTCAGCATCACAAATTGCGTAAGCCTTATCGATAAGTTCATCTCCGTCTACTACTTTCATGAACATGTTTTCCTGATAGTATTCGCTTCCTCTGGACGGTTTTCTATGTGTAGAAAAGTCAGAAACAGCATTCACAAATCTATAAGCAGATGGCTCAAGCACCTGCAGATCCGGAGCATTAAGATATCTCATCATAAGTTCGTTTCGCATTTCCTGAATGTTTGCTACCTTACGATCCCCATCTTTTTCGTTGATAGGAAGTAACATCTTAACAAACTTATGTACCTTATCAACATCAAGCTTTTTCATCTTCATCTTTCCGAATTCAGTTTCTAAAGCTTCAAGATAATGTTCGGTGTTCATGAGCGTGTATTTCGCCTCCACAAGCTTCTCATCAATGCGTCCGGTATGTTTGCATACCCACTGTCTTTCAGCCTCTTTAAGAGCCAGATTAAGCGTATTCTGACACCATACACGTACCGGTGTGATAGCTACTCTGACTGATCCTTTTCCATCATGACTGTTCGTGAATACTAAGAACGGATCAATCTTTTCATCAGTAATCATTCTGCCTTCCAGTCTTGCAAGCATCCATACTTTCTTACCGCTCTGAAGAGCACCTGCAGTTTCATATGTCACTCCTTCGCCAAGAAGCTCATCTGTAAAAGCAAATGCTTCTTCATTTTGTACAATCTTATAACGCTCGGTAACAATACCTAGCGTTTTATTATCAATATCTCTTACATTTGCCTTATAACCAGGAATCTTTAATCCTGTAGCTTCAGAAATAATATCTGTCGGAACTACATTCCAGTCCAGACCTGCTAATCTGATTGCATCTCTTGATGTAACTGCTCCGGCAATTTTCTTTCCAAGTCCGTCCCATGGAGTTCTTCTTGCATCAAACATCGTTTCTACATGTGTAAGGTTATTTGTTCTTCTTTCAATTGTATTGTCCATCATAATATACATCTCCTTTGTTTAATTAAATTTTTATTCTGTTTTATTTATTTACTTTACTCACCGGCCACTCTTTTAGTAATATCAAAATCTCTTCCGTCCTTCTTACCGGCTTCATAATCTGATTTTGATACTTTTGCAGCTTGCTTAGATCGGAACGTAGTTGTCTTTAATCCAAGCTCAGACATTTTTTGCTTTACTTCTGGAGGAGTAGATAACACTAAGCCCCAATTTGCCTCTGACTGCGCAGCTGCTCTTTTTTGTTCTTCAAACGCTTTATCAAGTCCTTTAATGAAACCATAAGCATATCCATTGCACATGGATGTAACCAGTTCGTTTGTATAATTAAATAGCTTACCTTTTTGTTTTCTCTTTTTAATTTCTGATTGAATACAATCAGTTGCATATTTGAATGCAATCATACAAATTTCAACGTCTTCATTTAACCCACAAAAATATAATTTATACGTTTGTTTACCTTTTTCTCTACGAGAAAAACTTTCACAGCAGTAATTCTTACTAATAACTTTAGACAATCTCAGTACCCAGGGATCTCTTCTAGTCGAATAAGTAATTCCAGCTGAATGTTCATTTGCCTTTCTTTTTTCTTTATCTTCGACTTCTGCCATAGAGATTTTATGTTCTGCCATAAGCTGCTGTGCCTTTGCAAGAGCTGACTGTGCTTCATGTTCATTCGGACTTTTACTTAATGATAAAAGTTTCTTGATTTTCTCTTTGTAATCTACCATTTTATATTTCTCCTCTCTCATTCAGATACAGGATTTGCTGTAACTCTTCATGCGTAATTCCATACTGTTGTTCCAGAAGCTCTTTCCAGTCTTCAAAAGTATCAACTCGTGGATCCTTGCAGTATTTATATCCGGCATTAATCACGTCTTCTGCGATTTTCTTAAGGCGCTTCGGTTCAATTCCCTCAGTCCAAAGTGGGCACTCAAGCTTTACATATGTAAGGATTTCGATTGGCTGTGCGATATTGCTAATCATTAAAGCTGCATTTGCAACCTTTTTATTTACATTCTCTTCCGGTTCGGTATTATATTTATTGCATAAGGAGATAACATCTCTCTTATTACTCCATCCGATCTGCATTAAGAATGTGACGGCAGTATTAAATTCCAAGTCTCCCGTAATCATCCTCACTTCATCAAGTTTCTGTTTTACTTCATTATAATTATTTAATGCTGACATTTCTTATCCCTCACTCTCTTATTTTCTTCTTTCTTCACAGATTGACAAAGCATCTTCATATGTTTTGATATCATAGTGACCACCATTCAGTGACTGTGTGGATTCGTTCCAAGTAGTCCACACAACCCATGGTCCACATCCTATAGATGCCTTAATTGCTGGATAATTCTTATGTTTTGCAATTACCATATACAGGTATGAATCCATTGGATTTTTATAACGGATTACATCCTGAAGATCATATCTGTCATCCAGAGATTCTTTGAAATATTTCCGTACATTATTCCATACAGACATAGGTACTGTTGCACTCATATTACTACCTCCTTATTTTCATGTGATATTATCTTCATTTAATTTCGCTTTCATTAAACTGAATAACATTATGCATTTTCCATTCATCTCCAGTGTCTATGCATGAATCATATTCATTTACATCAAACAGATCAACATCTGTTATATCAATGTCATAATCATTAGCAATCTTAGCTGTTGCATCTAGCATCTGATTCTGACATTCTTCAAGAGTCCCAATCTTTTCAATATGAAAATTAACTCCGTTGTAAGCATGATGAAACATGCATAAACAGTCTCCATCAGATATTTCGATTTCGAATACTTCAAACACTATGAAGTGTTCATTATCATCATAATCATAAAATGTGTATTCTACTCTTGTTATACAATTGCCTAAAGGAATTATATATTCAACTTCCTTATCAGATATATCATTGTTCATAGTACTCTCTGCAATTGTTTCTTTGATGCATCGATGTGCATCTTCAAAATATTTAAAGAATTCAAATTCAGGATCCATGTAATCTTTATCATTAAGACTGCATACTAAATATACTTTCATGTTCTCGCTTCTCCTGTAATTTAATCTTTATAATGTTTCATCAAGAACTCTGCATAAGCAGTAACCTTATCATTATCACCACAATAGAATCCGGTAGTAAACTTCTCGATAAGCTTATCTCTAATATCCTCGTGAGTCTCCCAACCATCATCTAAATAATCACGATAATCACGATCCATAACCTCTAACATAGATTTGTCATCTATTCTCGCTTCGAATTTTATATTCTTAATATCTTCCGGCAGATCATCCGGCAAGCGTAAGCGCGCAGCGTCAGCGGAGTTAGGAGCGGAAGCGACGACATTTGGAGCGCCAGCGACCTCTACGAGCGAGCCGGTTACCAGACCATTCAAGCGGTCACGCTGGTGGTCACGGTACCGGTCGGTACTATTATTATTATAATTATAATTATTATTAGTATTATAATTAATACCAGTACCGGAACCAGATGGCCATATCACCTGCCCCGTAGGATCATATTCAATTTCATTTATGAGCAAGTTAAAGTCAACAAAATCTGCATACCCGCCATCTCTGTATTTTGTAAGCACTTTATTGACTTTGCCTTTGCTCGTCTTCAGCTCTTGCGCAATCTGATTCTGAGAATATTCTGGATGATCACGCTTCAATTCCAAGATGGATAAAGTGACGGTCATGTTCTCACCAAATGCTCGTGACCGCTTCTCTTGGGATGAGTCGATCGTTTCAAGTAAGGTATCTCCTACATATAATAGGAGATTATTATCTATCGGTTTGGCGTACAGTCCATAGTCTATGACCGCCTCATAATATTCCAGAGCTTTCTCCGGCCCAAGAATTTCTTTTATTCTTTCGCCCTGTTTCCTATACGAAGCAAAGAATGTAAAACACTTACCGCGGTCAAATTCTTTTTCACTCATGATTTTCCCTCCGATTTACTTTCGTTAGTTATCCCTTCTGTTGTCTTTATTTTGGATATGTGTATCAAGAGCTGTGCATAACTCAGGTGTTGCTTCAAATATATAAACATCCAGATTTGGACGTCTTCTATTTGGCGTGATGCCAAGAATTTTAAATCCCTCTTTCCTCAACAGCCATGCGATTCTCTGGCTGCGGACTGCTTTTGTTTTCATTATATTACTTCTCCTTATGTGCAGTTAATTTAACTTGTTTTAAATATATCATACTTTTGTATTGATGTAAAGTTAATTATACTTGTTTCGATACCTTGATAATGCTGTATTTACCCAATCTTTCCCATTGAGGACGTATTCAAGTAAATCCCAACCGGTGTTTCCCAGCTGGTTCCATACATGGTCAAGACCGTGACCGCGTGTCCTGTCCATCGGATACAGAACTGTTGCAATAATGTTGAATAATTCATTTGCTTTGGCCCAATCAGTGATGTGATAAAAGTAATCGTACCGTTTATTACCATTTTTATCTGGTAGGATATCATTATCTGTATAATTCAAATACTCTTCTCCTATATATGGAAGGACATCTGAATTTACCGCGTCTTCGAAGAACCAATCTGCGCTGTTATCTTCCGAAAGATCCTTTAATACTTCTGGCTTCCAATACTGTGGTAACGGACATATGTATAAACGGATACAAATTGTTTTCTGATCTGATCCAAACGCCTGCAGATCCATTGCTTTAATAATATAGCGATATTCGAAAGCCGGCATATCTTCATCTGCTTCTGCCTGATAGATTTCTTTTGACAGTAATGTTAACTGGCCTCCGTCGCTATATTCTTCATCGAATTTCTCTTTCCACGGGATGATTTGATCCGGATTGCCTGGTCTCCATCCTGCGAATGACAGTGTTTCATTCATCTTCGCCCACCTCTTCCTCAATGACCGTGAACGGATGACCGATAATTTTTTCAATTTCTTTTACAGTCATTGTAGTTGGTTCTTCCCAATCAGGATCCATGTATGTTGGAGCATTGTTTTTTGTATAGAATTCATCAATTAAAGCACATTGCCTTTCAAAATTTGATTTCCATACTTTGATAATGTCAATGTTGCGATCATTATTATGTCTGTTTGACTCATAATTACTTAAATATTCTTCACAAGATACACATGTAGTATTATTTGTGTAAATAGCAAGATGATTATCAGAATGCTTATTTCCTAACACAATCCCAATTTTTCCATTTCTTAACTTTACAATATCTGTTGGGGCCAGCTCCGGCATTTTATTACTTGTTATCATGCGATTTCCCTCTTTTCTCTTCTTCCTGTGAACAAATTGATTAATTTAATTTTTTCTCTACGTCGTTCACGCTTACGTTCTTCTTCCTGGCGCTTACAGTCTGCCATGATTTTATCGAATTTTGTTTCTTCGTATGAGGCAGAAATTACAATGTCAACCAGCACTCCATTGTGGGCAACGATTGTTTCCACATGGAATTTTTCGTAATTTTTATGATTATCTACTGCTTCTTTAATCTTTGTCATTACAGTTCACCTCTCTCTTTCATTTTTGTTTTCAACTGTTCCACATAATCTCTGGCTTCTACCAATGTACATTTCTGCGACTCTGTGTTGTGCATGTGATAATACAATCTGATTGCTTTCACTTTTTCGTGATGTTTCAAGAAATTCTGTACAGTAATTTCTGTAGGAGACATTTCCCTTACAATGTTTCCAAAGAATGTACGGATATAGAATTCAAGATCCGGATCCCATTCGTTGATCTTTTCATTTCCTGTCATTAGATAAATGGCATTGATGATGTCTGTGACCGGAATAATACTTCCGTTTTTATGAAGAAAGTATCTTCCCTTCATTGGAATTGTGACTGTTGCTTTTGCTTCTGCTTTATTCATTTGCTTTCTCTCCTATTCTTATGCTCAATAGCATAATTCAGCTACGATTTAGAAGGAGAGCGGCTCTAAATTTCACGCCGCATATGCCGAAGCTGAATTATGATATCGAACATCCGTTTGTCTTTGAGCAGAGTATAGCACTTACGATACTAAAATGCAAGTGCTATATTCTGTATAATTTAATTTGTTTTATTTGTTTTCTGTTCCAGTTGCTCCGTAATAGCGCTGACTATTGATTACAGAAGTAACTTTTCTTAAATCACCGCCGGTATATAAAGGTTGAATCCCTAATTTCTTAGCAACTTCTTTTTCCAGATGCATTGTGAGGTATTCCGCTGGTCTTCTGCCATGATATTTCGAAAGTGCATCAGCGAAAAATGTGTTCGGTTTGATTGGCTCAAATATTCCAATAATTGCATTAACAACTCGTGGATCATTATCATGCATGTTCAAAACACTTTTTACTGGGCGAATAACATTTGCTGCATATCCATTTGGCTCTGTATGCCATCCAGCTTTTTCGATAATATCGAAGATATTATTGAGAGTCTCTTCACCATTAGTAAGAGCTGCTGCATCTCTTGCTGCTGCATATCCTGTGAGGACTTTGTAATCAGCTGCTTTTAATGCATCTCGTTTCTCTTTTGGAAGATTCTTCAGTTCATGCACACTTAAAAGTAATTTTCTTCCTTTAAGGCAATTGTCAAGAACGCAATATTTTTTGACACCCATAGTGACATTTGCTCTGTGTTTCTGAGCAAGCGATAATTTATCAACATCATCTCCCTGTTCGGAAAATAATGCGGCTTCTTTCATTTTCCTTTCCATAGGATCCACAGGTAATCCTTCTGTAAGTACCGCAATAACATATTTCTCTTCCCGAATGCCTGCTGCCAGCATTCTATGAGATCCATCAATTACTGCGAATGTTGCTGTTTCTGGATGTGGAGATACCAGAATTGGTTCGCATTTATTGAAGTCCCATTTGCGTACCAGAGAGTATACTTTCTCCATGTTAATACAATATACTCTTTGGTAATCTTCATCAATTTCCAGAAGCTCCAATGGAATACAGCAGAATCTTTTGCCTCCGATTCTCTGGCAGTTATTCATCACCGTGTTGTATGCTGTCTGATCTTTGAATACTTCCGGTCTGATTACTTTGCTTTCTTTCTCTGTTTCTCCTGTAAGTAATTTTTCGATTGCTTTGTAGTTCATCATTTTAATCTACCTCTTTATTTTATTTAATTTTTATTTAGTTTTTAACCGATCAATGTCCAGAACTTTCTCCAGGCATGATCGTACTTTTGCCTTGATGTCTGGTTTTCACATTCGGTTTCTGTTGTTCGAATGACTTTGTTAATCACATCTTTAGGGATTTTGAAGTCTTCCATTAAGTTACGGATTTCTTCATCCCAAAAGAATCGACTTTGAGCTTCTTCGTAATGCTTCTTTTGGATGTTTGTACATCCATATAATGGAAATTCTCCCATGGTTACGATATTCCCTATGCTTCCGTTGCCTTTCATGTTGTTCACCTCTCTTTCTAAATTGCATAGAGCTTGCGACCGTTGATATTGGCACAGCATTCAATTAATTTCGCTTCCTTCATGCCTATCAACCCTGGCAGGCTGCAGATTGCAATAATCTTGTCTTCATAGATAGCATCTGCCTTGGAATAGTACAGTCTAATCTTCTGGTAGTTTGCTTCAGCTAGATTCTGCGTCATTACTTTTTCATTGTTCCACATCTGCTCTGCTGTCTCATAATCATTTGCTTCAATAGCAGATTTTCTCTTTGCCTTGAAGTCTTTGATTGCTTTCACCATTCCTCTGATGTCGGCATTAAGTGCATCTAATTTCTTTTGTTTTGGTATCATGATTATTCTCCCTTTTTATGCGGCAGATGTAATAAACATTCTCAGCCATTCTCCATTTATTCTTTCCCATGCTGTGGGATTCAGAGCATATTCTTTTGGTTTAAACAATTCTCTGTATCTCTGCTGCATGGATTCTTTGGTTGAGAAGAACTCTTCTCTTTTTAAGTTTCCCTTCTGCGCACCGGATTTGTAATAGATCCGGAGTTTATAGTTGCGTTCCATATGATTCACCTCGTTTCTATTTGCTTATAACAGACAGGATGTTTCCCTGTTTGTCAAGTTTTACTGTTACTTCGGATCCGCTCTGGAATCCGGATACATCATATGCTTTTCCATTCTCATCAAGGATATAGTTTCCTGATGCGGAAACAGTTCCCTTGACAGAATGGATTCCGGCATATACGTCAGAATCAATATGTCCGACAATACTTGCGAACATTAAAAAAGCAGCTATTCCTAAGCTGCCTTTAATAAGGGTTGATCGTTTTTTGCGTGTAATCACACGCTGATTATATTCTGTTCTTGTCATTTATTTTCTCCTTTATGTGCTCAATTTAATTTGCATACTGTTCGAAGTGTTTTAATCCACCTGCATAATGGGCCAGCAACACTTCGTCATCAGTTACATATTTAGTTCCCTTGGAATCCATGATACAGGACGCAAGGTCATTGATTTCATAATCTCCGGCATCTGCATACCATGAGAACATATTTCCGTTGGAGCAGGTGATTGTTACAAGATCAACTTCCGGTTCTACATCGTATTCGATTTCTGTAACAATTCCGGTAAGAGGGTAAAGATTATCAAGGGTGCTGATTCCCTCAATATCCTCTGTATAATATCCGGTTCCGTCACTGAAACCATAAAGAGTTCCGGTTTCTGTACGATTAACGGAAGTGATTTCTCTTGCTGATACCGGAGTACAGCTTGAGAATAATGTTGTTGTTACTACGATTGCAGTAACGATAGTTTTTGTTGTTTTAGTCATGGCTATTTCCCTCCCTTACGCGAAAGTTGTGAACTTGTCACAACGCATTCTCTTGTCATCTGGTGCCACTCTTTCGTAACCTGGGACTGGAGTGAGTCCAAATACTTCTCCCGGATATGCCTGAGCAGCAATAATGCTACCAATGATTACTAAAGTCTCCCCGGCCACAGCGTTCTGGTTGAAAGACTCTTTGATGGAAGAAATGATTTCCCTTCCTTCATCAGTGCCTACAAACTCTGTTTTTACAAACAGAGGTGATACCTGTTTTTCAATTGCCTTAGCGTTAATCAACACGCTAGTCGGCACCGAAATAAGATTTCCGTTTACATCCTGTATTGTTACAGGATGTGGAGTGGTATTCACTACTGTTACGTTATTTGAGAATGTTACGAAGTTGAAATTATTAGTTGTTGTTGTCATGGCTATTCTCCATTCTCCCCGTATGCCGATAGGACAGCTGATTTATTTTTATTTCCCTGTATATTAGAATCAATTTCCCTGTACATGGGGGTATCCCGTCCAGAAAAATCAATTCTCAATTTGTTTCCGTTTTTCAAATCCGCCAGTCAAGGAAAATTATATAGACCGGTAGATAATTTAATTAGTTTTTATTAGCTGCAATGATTAGCTTAAATTCATGTAGACTGATTACGCCCTTGAGATACAAGTCAAGTGCATCATTTGCAAGAACTGCAAGGCGCTCATATTCATGAGTAGACATGCAGTAATCAATGTAATCACGAGCATCAAGTGCTCGGATTTCAAAGTTCGGATCACCAATGATAATGCAAGCTACACGACGAGCTATATCAATATCTTCCGGTGTATCATTATCAATGAATGTGTGCCATATATTGACATACACCCATTGGGATGCTACTTCTGCCGGATATGAATGGCAGAGTTCCTGATACAGTGTATGGGCACTGTATCCGAAGAAGTTACGGGATACGAATTCATTAAAAGCTTTGATTATTTCTGATTTTTTCATATGATTTCCTCCTGTGCTTTTAAGGCTGAAGCATAACCTTAAATTATTATTATTTAAACGCATCGTAAAAGATTGGGATTACTACCATGAGTACTGGTCCCAGTCCCATGGCTAAATCAAACATGGTTTCATAAATTTCGTCAACTCTTTCTTCTGTGAAAAATTTCTTTAATTTCTTCATTATCTTACCTCCTCATAGATGTCTGTCCACTCACCGGTCATGAAGTTGATTTCATAACGTGGAGCTAAATCTTCGTAGTCATCATCCTGTATGAATGATACTTTGAAGTTGAACTTACCCCAGTTCTTCTCGAACTGTTTGTAGACTGGAATAAGTTTTTCGTTACTTGTGAACAGCACCGGAATAAGTGCATTCTCGTGTGTGTCGAATTCACACTGAGACAGTACTGCTGCAAGTGCAATTCTGGTACGAATTGAAAGGGAACCATGTCTGTTAAGAACAAGATTACGGAGCTTGCGCACTGTGTACTGTGGACGATAGCAGATCGCTTCTGCAAATGTCATCTGGACACTAAAGCGTCCGGATAACTCATTACCCTCTGTGCGGTCATAGAAGATCGCATCAGATTCCATGAGTGCGTTGATGATGTTCTTTGCTTCGTTGAGTGCTGAATTAATTTTTGTTGTCATGATAATTCTCCTTCTTGCCTTTTGGTTTAGGCATAACCTTATATTTTGTTTCCGTTGTTAAAATCTATACTCTTCATGGGCATTATAGAAGAGCATAGAAAAATCCCTTATCAAGGTTCGACCTTGCAATTTCCGATAGGAAAAAGTCTGCTCCTCACAGGAATAAGGGATAGCAAGTTTAATGGTTGATTAGTTACTTATTACTTATGTGCTGTTATGCACACATGTAATCTTTGATGTTACCGCGTTCGTCTGTCTCACGGTAATGACAGTCGTATTCAGACTGGATGAACGCGTCTGGATACGGCAGATTTTGTAATACTGCTGTCGCCTGTTCATGTGTGTAGTTATTAGCATGATGGCGACTGAAATATGTCGCACCTGTACGTGGTGATGTGTACAAGTGACGTAAGATTGTACCGGATCTGCCCGCTGGTGTGATGAGACAGATCTGATATTTGGGATGGATTGGTGGATTTGATATTATGCGTGATAGCATTGTTGTTCCTCCTGCTCTGAATTTTTGCACTAAAAAAGAGAGTACATGAATACTCTCTTAAAGATTGTTATTATTTAGTTGTAATGGCGCACTATGACTAGAAGCGCTCTTTTTTGATAGTGCATACGTCACTATCTGAAGCGGTTGTTAAATAGAACGCAAACAACGCATTGATAAAAGCTGTATCGTCTGCCGCAATCTTTAATACCTCTTCATCGGATTTGTTACCAATACCATGATTTTCCCAGAAAAAATAGTCTGGTCCATCAACATTGACAATCTTCCTAATGTACTGGTCCATATGGTCTAATGCTCTTGCGCGCCTGTTTACAGACCAGTCTTTAAAATCAAAATTATTATTCATATTAATTCACCTCCAATGCATCACCTCCTTATCATATCACCGGATGAATTAACAATCAATGGTTATACCATTAATTTTAATTACTATTTTTTTACTGCTTTTTTCTTTCTCAGGACGGATTTTAGTCTGATTAACTTTCATACCGTCTCTTCTCATGGCTTGTTCGGTATCAGTTACACCCTCAAAAGATGTAAAACTAGCGGCTTTTTTGCCGTTCGGATACTGCACAGGCAAACCATTGTATCCCTCTTCTGGCATTGCCTGAATCTCAGCTTCCCAGTCAATAGAGTAACCTTTACCGTCAACCATTGACTGTTTGTAGCAACGAGCCTGTGGCTCTTGTGCTTTACGCACTTTACAAGCTGAATGCGCTACTTGACTGTACATTTCAGCCACTTTTACAGCCTCTTTACGCGGGTCTGTAAAGGTTGTTACTTTAGGATAACCACCTATTTCAGCGCATTTTTCGCGTACCGCGATATAAATAGGATGATTAACCCCTACTTTTACGTCGTGCCATGTGATACGTTTTACGGCACATATAGCGTTGTTATTCCATTCACGTTTCATAACATGAATGTATAACATTCCTGTTTTCAATGTTTTAGGCGCGTCACATACAAAGAAAACATAATCGTTTGTGTATCCTAAGTCGTCGATATACGGAACTAAAGCGCGTCCATAAATCGCGCCTTTTTTGACAGGATATCCTTCAAATAAAGTATTGTATTTAGTTGCTACTTTTGTATAGATTTTGATACCTTTTTTACCCATGATTTACTCCTCTGATTTTATTTTTTTTTGCAATAAAAAAAGAGGGTGTAAACCCTCTTTTCTTATTTTATTTTTCTGCTGTCGGTTTTTCTGGTTTAATAGTCTGACAATTACCGGACTCAAATACAACCGTAAACAAGTCTGTCAGGGCGGTTAAGACTTTTTTCTCAGAATAGTCTTTTACCCATGTATATTGACCTTTTTTGTCTTTCCCAGAACGTCCTGCATTACCAGTAAATGCACCAAAGAATTGACGTACGTCACTATCTGGGATATCTCCACCCTTGACTTTTACTGGATAGAATAATTCACCGTCATTTCCCACAATATTAGAAAACACTTTTGAAAGTGACTTTTTAATATTTGATAAACCCTGTCCAGACTCAACCCATTTACTGATTAATGGAGAAAAGTCGTAATTTGTGCCATCATCCTTGACAAGAATTGATTTGTCAAGTTTAATTGACTTTACAGCAGTATGAGCCTGTAAAGTCAGAAAAATTTTGTCAGTGCTGTTTAAGTCATTGTAAGTGACCTTATTAGCGCCTACGCTGTCAAGATTTGCAAGTATAGCCTTTACGCTTTTCAGTTGGTCTCTGGTATCAATGAACTTTTGAACGTCCAGACCGTCAACCAAAACCAGCTTGCTAAGGTCGTTAATTTCGTCAACGTTTTCAGTTGGGAACGTGCATTCAATCAATGAGCGCATTTTGGAAAACGTTGATGACAGCGCTTCGAGTTCATTAGACCAACAGAGATAGTGAACAAAATTGCTAATTTTATCCATTGTTTCTGGTTTCTGGTTGCTAACTCTGATAACGATATTTTCTGATTTTAACATAATATTATACCTCTCATTTTCGTATTTTAGTGTGACTGTTTTCGCGCCTATGGCGTTACTAACACGCCTGCTGATATTCTTTTTACCTGATTTTATAATAGGGAATATCGTGCATAACACGGTATTCAATATGCCGGACAGGAATCCGATATACCACTTTTACGGGAGTCTGCGTCACGTTGGAACTGTTACGCTTTTTCCCATGTGCCTACTTCGGTACTTTGAAACCGTTCGTGCCTATTTAGCCGGCTACGTGCTGTCATCCTTTTTCATATGACCGAACTACTACTTTATTCATTCGTATATACCGCCCACCTACGGTACCTTAACGCTTTTCCGCGCCCCCTTGTTAGGGTTATTGCCTACCATGCTTTTCAGCGACTTTCAAAACTTTTTTCTTGCCTATGTTAGCGCAAGCCGTCTGTCCGTCTGCCACTTAGATTGAACATACCGCATTCACATAGAAATTTCCATGGGAACGCCTTTTCGACAAATGGTAACATTGATATAGGGTTGTTATTCCCTGTCGCATTTTCATTTCTTGATAGCGACTGTCACGAACCACACTTTAGCCCTGCATGATAAAGGGGGATGGACTGCTGAAAAATCAGCGTCATAATTGCGATACTACGGAATACTTTGAAAATGCTTTTACTTATGATATGCGCCCCACATGGGCATTGGACATATCACATGTATTTGCATGTTCGCGATATTCAATTGAACCGCTCAAGTGTTTACCGTCCCTTCGGACAACTATATAATACCAAAATCATTTGTCTAAAAATGAAAATGTATAAAAAAAGTTATAGAATATTTATTCATATAAATACATAATTCGTGCATAAAACATGTATATATGCATAAAATTAGCTATATTATGCATAAAATTAGCAGTAATTGGAATTACTCAAAAAGGGGGTACTTTTAACGCCAAAATGGGCTAAAATTACCCAGAAAGACCTAAGCCGGTTAACTTCCACACTGGCTTGAAAAATACGCCCTCTCTTCCTATTAAAATGTAACGCTCCCCACATCGCCAAACTCCTATAATCACCGCCCATATTGTTCCACGCTCCCCAAATCTTACCTCACACTACCTTCCAACCCCCATCTACCGTCCATATTTTCAAACGCATAATCTCAAATATTTCAGTTAATTTAGCTTCTTTTCTTGACAAATCCATCTTCCTGTGCTATTATCTCATTATCAAAACAAGCTAAATTAACTCGGTATGCAAAGAAAATCTACAAAATCCAAATATCCACAACTTGTTTTGATCATTCAATAACATTAAATAACACATCAATAACTCGTAAATCTTAGCAATAAATAACAGGAGGACAAACCAAAATGTCACATCAAACAGAATACGATCTCAGAATGAGATCCTACAAATCAATTACAGATGCTCATCTAATCCCTCGTACCCCAGTGATCATCCAAATCGATGGTCGTGCATTCCATACTTTTACCAGGGGGTTCAAAAAACCATTTGATCAGGTACTTATGGCTGCTATGCGCTATACTGCAGAATACCTCTGTAGAAATATCCAGGGCTGTGTTCTGGCTTATACTCAATCAGATGAAATTAATCTTCTTCTTATTGATTATGAGAAACTTGAAACTTCACCATGGTTTGATAACCGGGTCCAGAAACTTGCTTCTATAGCAGCATCTATGGCCACTAATTATTTCAATCAAATATTTAAAGAATTAGTAAAAACTATTGGCAGAAGACATCATTCTCCAAACCATAGCTATGATCGTACATTACTTAAAGGAGCAGAATTCGCTGCATGTGCATTCAATCTCCCACGAGAAGAAGTCACAAACTATTTTAACTGGAGGCAGCAGGATGCAATTCGTAACTCTATTCAAATGGTTGGTCAAGCACATTTTTCTCAGACAGAACTAAATGGTAAATGTAATCAAGAAATTATAGAAATGCTTATCCAGCAGAAAGATATTGACTGGAACAAACTTGAAATTTACAAACAGCGTGGAACCTGTATTATCAGATCTGCTCATAGTTCTTTCTTATTAAATGGTAAACAAATTACAGCAGATACATGGTCTCATGACTTCGATATTCCACGATTCATAGGTGAAGGTCGCGATTATATAGAAAGATATCTGTATCCGGATGATCCAAACAACACTACTTCTCGAAAGGACGGAAATAATTAAATTATGCAGAGCAAAGAACATAAAGATACAAAATATGCTTGGCAGTTAGAACGTGACAGTGATTACACTTCTGCTACAGCATTTGACTCCATAGAAGAATGCATTGCAGATGCTCAAGACTACTTTGCAGAAGAAAATGTAAAAATCAAATCAATTACAATTCAGGAACTTAGACCATATGAAATCTCTGTTGATGCAGAAAGAGTTCTTGAAGTTGTCTGGGAGGAAGCAGAGGCAAACGTTGGTGATCTTGTAGATGACTGGCTAGATAGTAGAACAGCTTATACTACCGAACAATTGGCTGATCTTTCCGAACGTTTGACGGGGGTAATTAAAACTTGGCTGGAAGAAACTCATAATGAACCTGATTTCTTCAATATTAAAATTTCAATATGTAATATACCACAATAGGGGGATAAATCATGGTAATACTTATATGTATTCTTTTATTTGTATTAACCGGTATTGGATGTTGGGCTTTATGTGCTGCATCTGATACTGATGAATATGATGATGAAGAAATTAAATATGATCAAAATGATGATAACAAATTTAATTAAACAATAAAGGAGAAAAACAAAATGAGTACTTATACAACAAACACAAAACCAGATTCCAAATTTGAAGACGTACCAGAAGAAGTTCTTACAGACCCAACAATGAGAACAGCACTTGGTATGGATCCTATCCCAGGGATGAATACTCCGGTGGATGATAATAAGCAGATTTCAATGTTTGATTATATGCAGAACAAAAATAACTCTTCTGCATCTTCTTCCACTTCCACTGCTTCTGCCCCAGAGGTAACAGTTTTCAAGAATCCGGTTCATCCAGAATTTGGTGAGCTGAGAACTGTTGAAATCTCAGGGGAACCATGGTTTGTAGGAAAAGATGTGGCTACTGCGTTGGGGTATTCAGATACTTTTGGGGCTTTGAAAAAGCACGTAGATGCAGCAGATAAGCAAAACTGCCAAAACGACAGTTTTGATACGCCAAGAGGAATGACCATTATCAACGAATCCGGCCTCTACTCTCTCATCCTCAGCAGCAAGCTTCCATCAGCAAAAGAGTTCAAGCACTGGGTTACATCAGAAGTACTCCCGTCTATCCGCAAGAATGGTGCTTATATCCGTAATCAGGAAAATATGACACCAGCCGAGATTGTGGCTCGTGGTCTTATTGCTGCTCAGAAGATTATTGAAGAAAGGGAGAAAGAAATTGTACATTTAAATAATCGTTGTGGCAGGCTGACTCAGACAATAGCTGAAAAACAGGATGTCATTAATGCTATTTCCAGAAATGTACCGGCTCCAACAAAACGTATGATGCTGAACAGAGTAATGAGACGACGATCCCCAGAGCTGGCCCAGAGTCGATGGTCTTACTTATACGCAAGGTTTGACGAGATTTATCATAAAAATGTTAAGATCCGCATGAAAAATTATAATGCAGAACCAGGACATAGAAAATGCTATTCTATTCTTGATTTTATTGAAAAAGTACTTAATATGCTTGATGAATTATATGACTTGGCAGTAAAACTTTTCGAATCTGATTTTACACAGCTTATGCAGGAAATGCATTTATTACGTATGACTGATGAAGAATATGAAGACGAAGAATACTGGAAACGTGTACTTTAAGATAAGGAGGGAATGGTAAGAGTGCCTGCCGGTGCTCTTACCTATTAAAAATATGAGTTATTTACCAATCATAAGATTTAAAAATAGATGGCAAACATTCGATTTAAATTTACATTATCCATATTCAGTAAATGGGAAAATTATTAAGTATGCTCATTTAGGATATAGAGGTGATGCCTGTTATATTGTTGACAATGAATGTAATACATATTATCTTCCTCATGATTACGCTGAAATTATTAATGATGCATTAAAATTACATAGCAATATCTATCATGAATGTGATACAGACTCATGTAGACGTCAAATAATAACAAAACTCGAAAATATTAATAGACGTGAATATGGCGGGAATGATTTTGAATTATTTAATAATGTATTGGCAGAACAAAGTAGAAACGGCAATTATTATCATGACAGAATCTTATACGATACTACGTGTAATAAAGCATATGTATATAACTGTGATGGAGCCATGATGGCTGTTCGTTTGTGTCACCTTGAACCCTCTACTACGCAAAGAGGTCGTAGGTCTGAATTAGTTTCTACTTCTTTCACTGCAGATGAGGCTGCCATATATAATAATAGCATTTCATTCCATAGCAGTGGTACTATCACATTTAATAATAGCGAATGGGACAGAGAATTTATTGATAATATTATTCCGAACAAATCAAAAACTTATATTCATCAATTTAATTATGTCCCAAAATACATAAAACATTTTATGCCCGGAGAATCAGAAGATACTACTCTCCTGCTCGGTGCAGAAATTGAAGTAGGTGGAAATAATAATATCTCCTCTGATAATGATAAAAATTCCACAGTAAAAAAATGTATTCAGATTATGAATGGATCTGATAGTGATGAAGAAAATCTTATTTACAGTACACATGATAGTACTGTACAGATTGAATTTGACACTATGCCATGCAGTTTGGAATTTCATAAGAACAAAATGAACTACCGTGAAATGTTCGAATATCTTGATAAAGAAGGATATAAAGGTCATGATTGTGAAACTGCCGGATTACATATTCATGCGAATCGTAGCTATTTAGGGAAATCAAGAATATCACAAGAGTTAGTTATATCTAAGATCCTTTATATTCTTGAAAAATTCAATGATGAAATTTGTGTGATTGCAAGACGCGACAATGACTATAGTGAATTTGCCGGTGAAAAGCAAAATGAAGATTCAATAGTTGAACTGTATGGTAAGTATAAGGATAAAGGTAAACGTGCTGCATTGAATTTACAGCATAAGGATACCATTGAATTTCGTATGTTTAAAAGCACTTTAAAATATGAAACATTCATCCTTACTTTAGAATTTGTCAAGGATATTATTGATTATGCTAAATCTGTTGATATTGAAGAGATTGAATTGGCAAAATGGTCTGATCTGATGAATTGTTTTTCTTCTGAATTACGTAAGTATTATGAATTTAGGTATCAGAAAAAAGTAAAAGATATAAACGGATCGACTGTGAAACAAATTCGTAAACGAATCTCTAAATTAAAGTCAGAATTAAAAAATAGTAAAAATTTCTTTGAAAAAAATAAATTGCAACAAGAATATTGTTATTTGAAGAAAGAATATAAAGAATTAAATAAAAAAGAGAAGAAACTTATAAAAATGAAACGTAGAATTGTAGAATCTGAAACAATTTCTTCAATCTGTATACCTGCAACTTCTACTGATAGTTATGGAACAATCAGTAGAAATCTAAATCTTAGAATTTAAATAAAATACGAAATGATTACTTACTATTATGCAGAAATATACAAAACCATATCCTACTATTGGAAATGTTATTGATGCAATACAACATAGAGGAAGGAGAAATATCATTTGTCTGAATTCGGATTAAAAATAAAAAATATAAAGGCCGGTACTCTCTTTGGATATAACCAGGGGGTCAGAAACCGGTACGATTATACTGAAGCAATGTTCAGTAACAGTCTATTCAGTGATTATATTATACAGAATGGACTTAATGTTTGGAATGATACCAGTACACGAGACATTATTTGTCTTGATTTTGATTTTGGAAGTCGTAGTTATGAAGAAGAAATGGATCACTTGCTAAAGCAGTTTGGACCATTTGAACATGATAAATCTTTATCTGAGGAATCCAAGGAACGTATTAGAGCAATATTTCGAAATGTGATTGATAATAAAGACAATTATATGAAATGTTCCAAAGATGAAATCCGGGAAATATTCTATGAAAACGGTGTAAATGTTGAATACATTTCTTCATATACAAAGAAAGAAGGTGAAAAAAAGACTGTCATTAATTATAAAATGCTATACCGTAACTCTTCTAAGGCAAAAGTCGGACAGGTTATGTTTATTAACTCAAAGCTTTATAAAAAAGCATATAACTGGCTGACGATGGGTCTTGGAAAGAAAATGCCGATGGAAAATGCTAAGATTGTAGAGATGTCGGCATATGCTCCTCTTACAACCAGTACAATAGTTGGAAAGTTCTATTGTCCTGTAGAAGCCATTCTTATTATTAAAGATACGGATAGTTTCTACAAGACAATAGCCAAGATCGTAAAAGCTGAGGATTATGTAGTTCAGGAAAAAGTTCTGGATGAAACTGCTACAGAAATTGCAAAGCAAAGAGCTATTGCTGAAGGAAAATTTTTAAAAGACGGTGTTACTCCGAAATATACTAAAAGATATAAACGAGTAAATGTTATAAAAAAGAAATGTGTCGTTCATGATGAAGAAACCGAGGTAAAAAATACTCTCTGGGATGGAGAAATACTAATTGAATCTGATATTTTGCCGGAATGGGTTAATGGTATGGCTCTTTTAAGGCAGCATTTCTTTAAGGCATGCGGAATTCGTACTCATATTCAGTTATTTTTTAAGGATTGGTGTGAAAAAACTGGACATGATTATGAAACTTATGCAATACAGGACATGTTCGGAGTTTGGCATAAACTCAAGGATATTCGCATGATCACAACTGATAATGCTATTAAATGGAAGAAATTCATGAATTTAATGGGTAATACTCCTGCTGAAGCTTATAAGTATTGGTGTGATCGCGTAAATGCCGATGGATCTTACTGGGGGATAGTAAAAACCGATCATCCAAGTAAATTAGGCGGTGTGCAGCAGATGAGTTATCAGATGGTTAATACTCTTCCTTCCTATAATATAGATATTCCATCTCCTTGCTCTACTGATGATGTGCGTAAATTGGCAAAAACCAGTGTGGATTATGTAGAGGGGATGAAAGATGATAACAATCTTTATGTACAGTATCTTAGGAAGAATGCTACGATAATAAATCATTATGAGATGCTGGCAGATTTATATGATTGGAATGAGGATTTTGGAAATAGTACATGGTTCCGATATGAAAAAAGACAAATCATACGAGCATATGTAAATCGGTTACGAACTGGAAAAATCACTATCGATGGAGATAATCTTACAATATTTGGCAATCCTTATGCTCTCCTGCTTAAATCGGTTGGAGAAGATCCGGAAACAGATCCTACGATTAATGTAGAGCCAGGAACTATTCAATGTTATACGAAACGTTTTCAAGATGGAGAATATCTTTGTGGTATTAGAAATCCACATAACAGTCCAAATAATATCTGTTACTTACATAACACATATAGCGATGAAATGCAGCGATATTTTGTATTTAGTAATAACATTATGGCAGTAAATTGTATTCATACAGATATTCAGGATCGTGCCAATGGCTGCGACTTTGATTCAGATTTCTTTTTTGTGACAAATAATGAAGTGATGGTTAAAAGTGCTAAGGCCGCATATGAACAGTATCCCACTATTGTTAATAAGCTTAAAGAAAGTGGTCTTACATATAAGAATACAATGAGAGAATACGCTCGTATGGATAACAAATTCGCCAAATCACGTATTGGTATTGGAGAATCCAGTAATCTCGCACAGCTTGCAATGACTTATTATTGGACTAATCCAAGTCGTGAATTATATGACAACTTTGTTATTCTTTCGGTACTGGCTCAGGTTATTATTGACGGATGTAAACGTGAATATGAAGTGGATGCTATAGAAGAAATAAAGCGTATTAAAAAACTTCCTTGTATGCAGCAGTTAGAGGAAGTTGAGGACGAACTTGGTAATAAGAAACAGGTGCGTCGAGATTTTCCAGAATTCATGAGATATACGCGTAAGATTCAATATACAAAGAACGGTAAAGAGGTGGAAAGAGAATTGGTTGATCAGCAGAAAGAAAAGTTATCTGGAAGAATTTCTTCCTATTATATATGTCCGATGAATAGTTTACAGATTGTTATGGATGATATCAAACCGATACATTCTACTAATACTATTCCTACTGAAGATCTTGTAATAAAAGTAAAAGGCAAAGCAAACGCTAGGCAAATGGAAAAAATTTTAGGATATGCAAAAGAACTTGAGCTTTTAAGTAAAGATAATATGTCTGATGATGAAATTCTTGCATATACCGAGAGATTCGATCAGATTTTAGCGGAATTAAGAAAAATTAAAATTAAAAATCCAAAAACAATGAGCAGATTAATAGAAATCGCTCTTAATACAAGTAATATGGGAAGAAAAAAGGATTATTCGCGCTATACAAGAAATCTTCTTAATTTATTATACAGAATGGATAGTGAGGCTTTCTTGCAAAATTTCGCCAAAAATTGCAGAATATCTGAAAAAAAATCAGCCTAAAACCCTTTAAAAGTAACAAAAATCGTAAATACAAATTCGTGTGGTATATGAGGGGAATAACTTTTCGCTTCGTTGCATCTTCAGGCATATATTTTGCGCAGGATATGTGTACATGTATGCAGACAGCTGTTTGAAGAAAAGTGAAACTCTCCGCGCTGTCTCCAATGCGTGTTTAAATATGGGATTCGAATTTTTTTGTGTAGTAGCCTGCCGTGGGCGTTAAATACACGGCTAAAAAAATCAAATATATTTGACTACAAGGAGAAAGATCATGAGCAATTATAGAATGTCCAAAGGGACAACAGAACACTTTACATCACTTGAAGAAATGAGAACTGCATGGGGAATGAAGCCCGTGACAAAGAAAACTTCTGATAAGAAGAAATTAAAAGAACAGCAGGAAAGATTTCTTAGTAAGCATAAGTGTAAAGCATGTGGCACCCCAATGACATATATACATGGTAATGTTATGGCTTGTAAAAATCCTGAATGTAAAGGGATTGAAATCAAGCGCGAAGATAAAGACGGTAATGAAATGGTATCATATATCAATTCCTTCTGTACTTTAGACGATCTTGGAGCTGAAATTGCATCAAACATTTTCAGCGAATAATTGAAAATTAAATATTGATAATTCAAGGCAGTGTGCTGGTCAGTACACTGCTTTTGCTTTATATAACAACTATTATTTTTATGAGAAAAAGGAGAACTAACAATGAATAAAGTTGAATTAATTAAGGCTGTTGCAGAAGCAACAAATAATACACAGAAAGATATTAAAGTAATTATGGAAGCTGTGCAGGACGTAACATATGGTGCGCTGGTTGAAGGCGACGAGGTAAAACTGATGGATGGTGTTACTCTTTCTGTTGTACATAAGGATGCACGTATTGCACGTAACCCAAGAACAGGTGAATCTGTTGAGGTCGATGCAAAGAACGCAGTAAAATGCAAATTTGGTAAGGCAATTAAAGACGCTGTTAATGCGTAAATAATACTTTGAGCCTGTAGAAATACAGGCTCTATATTGGAATGTAGGATAGTTTGGCAATCCGCCTGGTTTGGGACCAGGACATCGCACGTTCAAATCGTGTCATTCCAACTGCGGGATAGAGGAGTGGATCCTTGCTAGGTTCATACCCTAGAGACGATGGTTCGAATCCATCTCCCGCTATTTGTCATATACAAATGTATATGCCAACCCTTTCTGTTTAATTAATTACATTATGGAGGCTTGGCTCCGATAGTGCGCTGTGAGGCGTATAAAGGCAGATTTACACACTGTCGCTGCGGTATAAGCAATTATATTGCAGTCAATCTAAGCAAAACTGACATGCCAGAGACTCAAAAGGTCTCGTTTCGTATAGGTAAATGAAAAGATTAAATCCTATGCGGAAATAGTATCATGAAACAGGGAACGATAAGGTGGTCCAAGGGCGACTGCTGAGGAACACTTTCCGGCCGCAAACTGGATAGTTCATGCAAACTGTGAAGATATGATGGTGAATCAGGAGGTTGTTCAATCTGAGCATTTATTAAGCAAAGGTGATAGCCATTTGTATAAGTGAATTGGTATGTGCCAAATTAGCTTGTATGGACATTTAGTAGGGATAATAACCGAACGATATGAAGGTGTGATGTATTCTTATCCTCAAAAGGGATCGGAGCGTCTGGTGTAGCACATCTTCAGTAGAGAAGACTTTTCAGATAATAATTACTTATACTGATTATACTTATTGAATTTTCAAAGGTTTAATAGAAACTACAAAGTAGAATATTATATTATACAGCGAAAGTCTACACCTCTGCATAACGAAAGCAGCCTAATACCATAGTATTTTATGCAATATGGTCATTGATGAGTCTCGCAAGACTCTGATATGTTTGTCCGATTCTGCACAGTGTTCTTAGCGGAACTTTGTGGCGCGGCGGCGTCGATGGAATGATGACAACAGAGTAGTTATGCGGCTAAAGAGAAGTGCCACTCTTAAACAAGGCGGTTGTTGAAGCTTACTATATGTGCGCGAAGCGGCGTATAGTGGATAAGAAAAGAAACCATAATGTTTCGAAAGAGCTTCTATATTTATGTGTAATCTCAGCATAAATAAAAAATATTGGAAAATAGTTTAACTGGCAAAACATGATCTCGCGAATCAAATGTAGGTTCAACTCCTGCTTTTCCAGCTTAAATATATGGGAAGTGCCAATATGAAGCTACTTATGATAGAAATGCGGCATTTTTTGAATAGGTCTGAAAGAACACGAGCCGCGGATAATTGTGTTTTAGTAAGTAATAAAATAAAAAGAGGGGCAGCACCTCTGCTTCCCTGATAAGTCCGGTTAGTCTAGCGGTATAGGACACTGCCCTTTCAAGGCGGTAACATGGGTTCAAATCCCGTACCGGACATTTTTTTTGCTACTTTGGCGTAATTGGCAGGCGCAGCAGACTTAAGATCTGCTTCCAATAATGGAGTCTGGGTTCGAGTCCCAGAAGTAGTATTTGGGAGTTATGGGGATACTCTCAAAAGTTTTGGATTTTAAAATTTAGTCTTTTGAATTGGTGTTCTTTTTTATGGAGAGGACAGATTATCCTCTCCTCCATCTCTAAGTTTACAATTAATTTGTGACATTTCCCAAGACGCTTGTTATATCAGGTATACAAGAAGAGGCGTTAAGCGGGGATTTATTCAGGAAGTCTGCACCTGTACCTGAAAGTGAAAACGAAAAAGAACGTAGTCAATTTGACTCTATAGGATAACGGCTATTCCGTCTGACTGTCTATCAGAAGATTCCGGGTTCGAACCCCGGTAGAGTCGTTATTTTGCAAAGTAAATTCACTAGGTGTGGAACTGACCTGCTAAGTCATGTGATCCTATATTGGGATTGAGTTTCGATTACTCTGCTTTGCGTTACAAGATATGTAGATTACAGCCCACCTCCTGTGGGAATTCGTAGGTGAAAATCCTACCATGTAACTCTTGGTTATGTGATTGTAGCATATCATGAATATAAAGATAACCGGATTGATTCCGGTTGAAAGGCAGGATCAATTTCCTGCCTTTTATTTTTTATTGACTGGTACCCGGTCTGACAATCTGGAAAGACAGATATTTAAGGCAACGTGGCAGAATTGGCAAATGCTCCTGACTTGAAATCAGTGAATCCGAAAGGGTATGTGGGATCGAGACCTACCGTTGTCGTTTATTCATTTAATTGTGGTCAATTAGTTAAATTGATAAAGAGAATTATAAGGATATTCCTTGTCTCTGCCTCTAAAATACGAGGTGATATAAATGAAAAATATAAATGAATATAATCAAAATCCACATTATTGTAAACAATGTAATAAGCCTATTCTATGTACTGATTCTTCTAAACTATCACAGGTTAAGAAGAAGATATTTTGTAATTCTAGTTGTGCTGCTTCATACAACAATAAAAATATTGTTAGAAATCCTAAAGGAAATCCAGAAAATTTTAAACATATGGGGAAGAAGTGTTTGATTGATAACTTTACTGATAAAGAAATTATTGAATTGTATACAAGTTCCTCCAATTTACTTGAATTTTCGAAAAAGTTAGGATATAAAACAGAACTAACATCTTCTTATACATCTGTAATTAACAGACTTAGTTCGATTGGTATAGATATCAATTCATTACCAAAATTATCTCAGAACCCTAAAATTATATATAAGCCCAATAAAAGTAGCAGGACTTGTACGGGATGTGACACTCAAATATCTTATTACAACAAATCGGGTATGTGTCCAAAATGTTTGAAAGAAAAACAAGATAAAGAACAAATTGACAAATGGTTACAAACAGGAGATACCGGATATTCGATTTCTTCTACGATACGTGGGTGTATAAGAAAATATATATATGATGAGCAGAATGGAAAATGCGCAATTTGTAATATGGACGATATATGGAATGGTAAAAAAATTAATTTTATTTTAGATCATATTGATGGTAACGCAGCAAATAATGATAGATCCAATATGAGATTAATTTGTCCTAATTGCGACAGTCAATTAGATACATATAAATCAAAAAATAAAAATTCTGCTAGAAATTTTAGACATAATTACAATGAAAAATATTCCGCTAAAGCATCTTAGCGGGTTTTATCCTTATAGTTTAACTGGTAAAATATCTAACTTTATATTTAGAAGTTCAATGTTCGAATCATTGTTAGGATACTGTGACTATGGCAGACTTGGCAATGCAGCGGATTGTGGTTCCGCCTTATATGGGTTCGAATCCCATTAGTCACCTTTATTTGCGCCTTTCGTATAATTGGTAGTACAACCGGCTCCAACCCGGTTAGTCAGAGTTCAAGTCTTTGGGGGCGTGTTAGGTAAGTTCCAGATACCTTGTAGCGAAAAAATCTGGCGGGATTTAGTCAGGACGAGACGCGGCTAAGTTTTTTAATAATTTTACCGAAAATTATATGGAAAGTTAAGGTTCCAACAGAATATATGACCTCCACTTATGGTTATATATTCGATAAGGGTAGCTGCCCATCTTAACACAAGGGAGAGTAGCCTAGCGGCGAAGGCAAGGGACTGTAAATCCCCCACAAAGAAACATCGAAGGTTCGAGTCCTTCTTCTCCCATGAGGTTGACAAATTAAATCAAAATTCCATAAAACAAGTAGATAAGTTTTACCATGGAAAGTGCTTGCACTTTGATTGGGTTTATTAAAGGTTTTTGTCTCTGATTGCAACAGATAATGAGCCTTTGAGTCTACAAATAAATAAAAGTGAGGAAACTTAATTGGTTAATATCAGTCAAAAAGAAGCAGAATACTTACGTAATCATGGAAGAGCTTTTGATGTGCGTGTACGTAATAAACACCATAAAAGTAAAGCAAAAAGCTATTTTCTTGTAGAGCATGTTCGTAGTGTCGAGATGTTAAACAGATACAGAGAATCAATCAATCAGACCGATTTTCTTACTGTAAAACCGAGAGATAAAGATTTTCGATTTTAAGCAGTAAAATAATTTGAAAGTTGGTGTTTGACATAGGTAGGAAGAAAAAAGAAGATGGCATTTACTTTATAGGTCAAAATGCTGACGATGTTACAGGTAGCTGCACTTATATAAAATATAATGGAAAAAAAATATTACTTGAATGCGGATTATTTCAAAACAATAATTATCTGGATTCATATAATATCAATTCTCAGAAATTTCCATTTAAACCTTCAGAGATCGACTATGTTTTTGTAGGACATACACATGTTGATCATATTGGTTTACTTCCAAGGTTAATAAAAGAAGGTTTTAATGGAAAAATTATCGCTTCACATGCAACTGCTCAATTAATGAAGCCATTATTATATAATTGTGCTTTTATATTGTTGAGTGAAGCAAATGCTTTATCATTTAAATATAAACGTAACTACTCGCCTATTTACACAGAAGAGGATGTAGCTACGACTTTAAATTATATATATGAATATGATAATGTACATGAATTATATGTTCTTGATGAAATAGTTTCTTTTAAATGGTTTGAAAATAGCCATTGTCTCGGAGCTAGACAGCTTCAATTAATTCTTAAAGATCAAAATGGTGTATCAAATTCTATATTATACACTTCTGACATTGGATCCCTGAATACAAAAAATCATTACGTTCCAAATACTGAAATTCCAGATACTTTTAATAAAGTAACTATTATGGAATGTACGTATGGAGAACCAGGCAGAATTAATAAAAAGACAAGAAAATTTGATTTAGAACATTTAAAAGCAGCAGTTGATACGGTTACAGAACGTGGCGGAACAGTAATCATGCCATGTTTTAGTTTCAGCCGTACACAAGAAATTCTTACCAATTTATATAATATTTTTCATGATGATATAAATTTCAAATATGACATTGTAGTTGATTCAATATTATCATGTGATATTTGTGATCTATATACTACTCTTCTATCTGAAGACGATTTGAAATTATGGAATAGTGTATGCAATTGGGAGAATGTGAAGTTTATAAAAGAAAAAGAAGATTCTTTAGCATGTGTAAAAAATCATTCACCAAAAATTATATTAAGTAGTTCTGGATTCTGTACAAACGGCAGGATCCTTTCTTATTTACATGAATATTTGAATGATGAAAAAAGCATGGTGATTTTTAGTGGATATACGGGAGCAGACAACTCTTATTTATCCTATCGTATTAAAAATTATAAGGAAAATAAATTTATAAAAATTAGTGGCGATAAGGTCGAAAATAAAGCTGACTGTATTTCTTTAGGTACATTTTCAAGTCATGCCAATAGAAATGAACTAATTGAATTTGGATCGAAGGTAAATACAGAAAAATTAGTTTTAGTTCACGGATCTGTTGTCGCGAAAAACAGTATAAAGGAAGACTTAAAAGAAGCCATATCTAAAGAAAACAAATCATTTAAAGTGATTGCTTCATCAAAAGATATGGTTATTTATTTATAGGAGAACAAGGAATATGGAATTTTTAGACATTTTAGAAGACGATAGTCTCTATCAGAGCACTATCAAGGAGCATTTAAAAGAAAGAAAAATTATTGTCAACGAAACTATTGATGACAATGTTATTGAAAATATATGTTTAATGATCATGAAATGGAATAAAGAGGATAAGGCACTTCCGGCATCATGTAGGAAACCAATTTATCTCTATCTCAATTCAGATGGTGGTGATGTTATTTCCGGGTACCAGGTATTAAGCTCTATTAAGACATCTGTTACTCCAATTATTACAGTGGGATTTGCCAAATGTGCTTCTATGGCATGTTATATTCTGGCTGCAGGACATAAACGTTACTGCTTCCCAAATACAGTAGTTCTTTATCATGATGGGCAGACTGGATATGTAAGTTCATCTAATAAAGGTAAAGACATTCAGAAATTTTATGATAAATTAGAGCAACATCTGAATGATTTTATGGTAGAACATACAAATATGACTGCAGAATATCTTGAGGAAATCAAGGATCGCGAATATTATATGTTCCCAGATGAAGCAAAAGAAAAAGGAATTGTAGATAAGATTATTGGTATTGATTGTGATTTATCAGATATTCTTTAATACTGAATATTAATTTAAACTTTCACAAATATCATTTTACTATTATACGTTCAATATGTCAAGGAGAATAAGGAGAAAATAACATGGAATTAAAAAAAACTGTTAAATATGATGGTAAACTCAAAGGTCTTCATATGGTAGACGAACAACTTGTAGATATGGATGGTGAAATCATTGATATTTTAGATATCTTTGAAAAGGCATATGGTGATAAACCTTTTGACATGTCTACTACTACTAAGACTGAGGAAATCATCAATCTTGATGAATTAGATTAAGGTATTTTATATGGATAATAACGAATTTCTAAAAGAACAGCTTGATCTTATTAAGAAAAAACAAATAGATACATCTATTGAGTGGCAAGATGTTGCAGATTTTCGTTCTAGTCATGGTAAAGAGCCAGAGCACCGCGATACAATTCGTAAAGGGTCTAAATTGCTTTTAGAATATATAGATGCAGGATGGGATTTATTCCCATCCTCTTCTATTCAATTAGGACGATTTTCTGATGAGATAGCTTTAAAAAAAGAACGTATTAAATTACAGACTGAAAAGCAAGAATTTAATAAATGGATTCGTGAGTATTCTAGGGATGAACTAATTGCCGAACATATTGTAAATGCTGTTAATCAATTACAGCCATTAAATGTACCAGGGTACATTCCTCCAGTACATATGAATAAAGAATATCTTCTTACCATTTCGGATGCTCATTTTGGAGTTGAGTTTGAGATTAAAGATTTATATGGAAATATTTTAAATGCATATAGTCCGGAAATATTCAAGAATCGTATGTGGGATTTATACAATAAAGTTATTGAGCAAATTCAAAAAGATCATATTCAAGTTTTAAATATTTTTGAACTAGGTGATGCCTTAGATGGAATTCTTCGTGCAAATTCTCAGCTTATGCAGTTGAGATATGGAATAATTGACTCTGCCATATTATATGCTGATTTTTTATCTACATGGCTTAATGAATTAAATAATCATGTTCGAATTAAATTTCAAATGGTAAAACGTTCGAATCACAATCAGCTGAGATTAGTAGGACAGCCTAAAAATGCTTTTCCAGATGAAGATATGAGTAAATCCATATTGGTTTTTATAAAAGAACGTTTGAAGGATAATCGTAATGTTGAAATTATAGAAAATCCAACCGGTCTTGTATATGCACAACTTGCAACATATACAATTCTTGGAGGACATTTTGAAACAAAAAATCTAGGTGATTCTTTGAAAGATTTTTCAAAAACATATCAAGTGCCTTTGGATTATATTATTTCAGGCCATTGGCATAGTTTGGCTACTGGAGATGTTGGGATCAATTCAGAATATATTTCTGTACGTTCGATTATTGGTGTAAATCCGTATAGCTATTCAATTAATAAGGTGTCAAATGCAGGAGCCTCTATGTTTGTATTTGAACAGGGAAATGGTCTTGTAGATGAACATCATTATAAATTGTAAAGGAAAATATTTATGGAAACAAATAATGAAGAACAGTTTGTCGAGTTCGACGAAATATTAAATTTTATACATGAGCATACTGGATTTGATAAAGAAGTTATTGAAAAAGTGCTTGATGCAGAAACGAGATTTTTAATTAAATCTGGTATTGCTACTGAACTTAAAGAATAGTATGAGTGGCGTTGCTGCTTATATTATACATTTCAGGAGAGCGTTCTTGCTCTCCTATTTTCTGGGCGTATGGCGCAACTGGCAGACGCGCCTGACTTAGGATCAGGTTTTTGTAGGTTCGAATCCTACTACGCCCATTTTTTTATTATGAGTACAAGGAGGAGTTGTTTATGGCAACAACTAAGAAAATTGAGCCGGTAAAAATGACTCCGACTCAGATGAAGAAAAAAATAGAGGCGCTCGAAGAAGAAATTCGAGTATATAAAGAAGATACCGCATGGTGTTATATGTGCGGAAAACCTAAAAAGAAAAATAGAGAAAATTTTTATAAAAATACGGATCCTTTAGTAAAGTCTGGATATGCAGCTATTTGTTCTGAATGCGCTAGAAAGATTGCATTAAGAACAGATGAAAATGGAGAAGAACATAAACCGACAAAAGAATCAATTATTCTTGCTCTGCAGTATCTGAATAAACCGTTTTTAGAAAATGTCTATAATAGTAGTGTTCAAGCAGCTGAAAGAAATGCTGGTATTCCAGGAGCAAAACAAAATGCATGGAGTACATATATAAGAACCATTGCAATGCAGCAATATTCTGGAAAACAATTCAAGGATTCTGATTTTTTTAAACAAAAAATTATATATGAAGATGAAAAGACTTCTGCAGATGTTATAAAAGGCAAGGAGTCCCAGGATAATTATGAAGGTTTTGAAAAGAATAAAGCTGATGTAATCAGGTTGATTGGATATGATCCATTTGAACAAGAAGCATTGTCTGATCAACCATTTTTATACTCTCAATTAATTGGGTTGCTTGATTCTAGTGAAGACGCAAATGACGATATGATGCGTACTGCTTCTGCTATTTCTATTGTAAGAGCATTTTTACAGCAATCGAAAATTGATAATGCTATTGCTACTTATATGTCTGACGTTCAAAAACTTAGAACAAATTCCGCTACAATAAAAACACTACAGGCGAGTAAAAAAGATCTTACTGCCATTATTAAGGATCTCGCTGCTGAAAGTTGTATTTCTTTAAAGAATAATAAAAATGCTAAAAAAGGTGAAAATACTTGGACTGGTAAAATACGTAAAATCAAAGAAATGAATTTGCGTGAAGGTGAAGTAAACGGATTCGATATCGGAACTTGTCGTGGCATGCGTCAGGTTATGGATATGAGTAATGCTTCTATATTGAAGCAGCTCCGACTGGATGAATCAGAATATTCTGATATGCTAGCAGAACAAAGAGAAATGATAACAAAGCTTCGTGATGATTTGGACAATTACAAAGAAATTTCTCGTATTTTATTACGTGAAAATATTGATCTTAAAGATTATATGGAAGAACATAATTTAATAGAGCCGGATAATTTAGTTGATTTGAATGAACTATTCTCCTGCTTCTCCTCTGATGAAGAGGAAGAAACGGAGGTGACTGGTGATGATGAATCCGGATCTGATTCAAGAGCTTCCGAAGCTTAATTATTGTGAACAGGGAAATAAGATTTTTGTAAAGCCTGGAGTTTACCCATTATCTTCACGCAAACTTGAAGGTTTTATGAAAATTGCAAATCTTCAGAAATATTATCAATGCAATCCTGTAAGATTTATAAATGATTTTTTTAATATAGAATTACTTGATGCACAGGCATGGGTAATTCAGAGAGCCTGGAACTGTCCGAATGTTTTGTTAGTGTGTACCCGTGGATTCGGTAAATCTACATTGATAGATATTATGATCATGGCGAAAGATATGCTATTTAATAACTATTGGACCTATATTGCTTCCGGTTCTGGATCGCAGGCTGAACAAACGTTTACGACGCTTGAAAGGCTTGCGAATGATAATATAGATACTATGCTTGGTTCTACAGGTTATATTTTTAAGGCAGAAATTGAAATTAAAAATGCTGCTGGAGATGGCTTCAGTCATTCTTCTAATGGATTCTCATATTCTCTTTATAATGGTTCATTTACTCAAACACTTAACAGTAATGTAGATAAAAAAAGAGGTATGCGTGGTAGTGTTGTATTTGATGAATGTGGATTCCTTGATGAAGAAATGATGTCGGTATATGCAGCTTTTGCAATTGTAAATAAAAGCTTTAAGTCTGGTAAGGATCGTGATGGCAAATCAATCGATCGTAACCGTCTAAGATGTATTCCATCAAATATTCCAAACCAATTATTTTATATTTCTTCTGCTTCTTCTACAGATACAAAATTCTATAAGTTATATAGAGATTTTAGCAAAAGACAACTCATGGGAGATCCTGATTATTTTGTAGCTCATATTGATTGTGAAGTTGCATTTAAACCAACTATTCGTGGAGAAATAATGGAACCACTATTGACACCCGGTACAGTAGCTGCAGAAATGCGTTCTAATCCAGAAAAAGCGCGTAGAGAGTATTATTGTGAATTTACTTCTGATGCAGGTGCCAATGCGATTATTCGTAGAGGTGTTATTGCGCGTAATGAAGTGATTCGTAAACCAGTGTTATATAACGATACTGGTAAAAGAAAAATTGTTATCGCATATGACCCGGCTCGAAGTCGAGATAATTCGGTAATTTTGGTTTGTGAAATTTACTCTGAAAAAAATCAAGATGGGGATCTTGAATATAAAATGAGACTTTTAAATTGTATAAATCTTATTGATATAAGCAATAAAAAGAAAAAGAAACCTATGCAAACACCAGCCCAGATTGAATATTTGAAACAAGTTATTCTCGATTATAACCAGGGTGGGGATGAAAACTACAGCAATATTCTCGGAGTTTATATTGATGCCGGTTCTGGTGGTGGTGGTGTTAATATTGCTGACTATTTAATGCCTGATTGGAAAGATAAATCCGGTAAAACTCATAGAGGACTGATTGACAAAGAATATTCAGAAGAATATGTTAAAAAATTCCCAAATGCAGTCAATAAGCTTCATTTAATGGAACCAACTAAATACAAATCAGAAATGTATGAAGCCATGATTGAGATGATAAATCAGGATAAAATTGAGTTTACGGCCACATACGATAACAAAGGATATCTTACAATATTTGATATTGATAAGGATAAATATGAAAAAACTAAAAAAGATCTAATTGCCAAATATAAAAAACAGAAAATGACAGATGAAGAAATTGATTACAATGTTCAAAAAGAATTAGATAAACTTCAAAATGTTAAGAGCCATATTGAAAAATTAAATTGGCAAGAAGAAGCTTCTCTCTCAAGTATCGATGCATTAAAAGAGGAACTTGTAAATATGATCCGTATTCCACGACAATCAGGAAAAGATTCATTTGAATTGTGTCCTGAAAAAGCTAACCGTCTTCATGACGATAGAGCTTACGTTACATGTATGTGTTCTTATGCTCTTCAAACTGAACGCCGGAAAAATATTACTGCAAAACGTAAACCTAAAGTTGACAAATCGTTAGTTCAAAAACTTACGATTAGAAAAGGCGTTGTACATTCTATGTTCGAAACTTAATATAATTATATGATATTTCAAAGGAGGTGCTGTTACTTGGCTAGACAACAAGGAAATATTTCTGCAAAAAAAGTTTCTACTGCAAAAAAAATTGATCCAGCACCTTCTCAGCTGAATAATACGGCTGAAATGCGTGATTGGTATCAAAAAAATAAAAAAAATATTGAAAATTATGCTGCTGCTATGGAAGGAGCAAAATCTCTTCGTGATATCACTAAGACAAGCACTAAAGCAGTGACAGCTTATAGTAAGGACAGTCTTCGTACTTACCTGCAAAATATTGGAAGTAATGAAAAGAATTTAAGAAATTTATCAAGATATCTTTATTATCGATGTCATGCTTATTATAGATTAATTGCATATAATGCAAACATGTTTTGTTTAGATGCAAGATCTGTTATTCCGGAATATGATATGGTTGCAGGCGTAGATACGAATGCCATGCTTAGTTCTTATCAGGACACATTAAATGTGTTGGATAAGTTAAATCTTCAGTATGAGTTTTTAAAAGCTTATACTATTTGTTTTCGAGAAGATGTTTTTTATGGATGCGCTTATTATGATGAAATAGGAATGTTTATTCTTCCGCTTGATCCAGATTATTGTAAAATTTCTGGTATATACAATACCGGTGATTTCGCGTTTGTAATGGATATGAGTTATTTCAGATCCAGACAGACTATGTTGGAATTATGGGGTGAACCCTTCCAGTCAATGTATCGTGCCTATGAAAGTGATACTACAAATGGAAAGTGGCAGCCTATGCCAGATGAATATGCTATTTGCTTAAAAGCCAGAGCTGAAGATTGGGAAACTGTAGTTCCACCATTCTCTGGTTTATTATCTGGAATTATCAATCTTATTGATTTAGACGATTTACAGGCTATTGCTGACGCTCAGGATATTTATAAAATGATCTGGTTAGAACTTGAAACGATAACTGGTAGTGAGGATCCAGACGATTGGAAAGTTAATCCGGATATTGTTATTGAGTATTTTAACAGGATGATTAATGAATGCCTCCCTGACTATACTTCTGCTGCTATTGTGCCAGGAAAATTAGATCAGATTTCGTTTAATAATGATAAAGCAACAGATACGAACAAAATAGCAAAAGCTACAGAAACTCTTTTCAATTCTTCTGGTGGCGCTCAAATTCTTAATAGTGCTACCATCTCAGGTACAACAGCCTTTGGAGCAGCAATTCGTGCCGATACAGAATTAGCTATTTCTATGCTTCTACCACAGACTCAGGGATGGGTTAACCGCTTCCTTACATATTGGGTCTCTAATCCAGCCAAGGTAAAATTCTTTGAAGTTTCTGCTTATACAAAAGATGAATTCAAAAAAGAACTTTTGGAGGGTGCGCAAAATGGTCTTCCTACAGCTCTTGCATACAATACTCTTAATCAATTTTCTGAAAAAGAAACTCTGGCATTAAATGTATTAGAGCAGCAGGTTCTTGGAATATCGAATTTATTTGTTCCATTGCAGACTTCATACACTCAAAGTGGTAGCTCAGATACTGGTGGTGCCCCAACAAAAGATTCTACAGAAATCACAGACGACGGAGAAGCATCAAAAGATAAGGCTGATAAAGCTAAATAAGAGGATAATAATTATGGATAATAAGAAATTTATAATTACAACAAACGATGAATCAGCTTCATTGCTTATTCAGACTGGTTTTCATCTTGTGAGCCAGAATGGTAAACAGTGGACTTTTTTAAATGACAACAAAATGCTGTTTAACAATTTAAGCGATGTTGTCTATTCAGATAAATTATTTATTTGATTACTCCTCTTCTATTTGAGGAGAATTGCTCAAAGAAAGGAGGAAAATCTTGAAGAAATTCTTAACTATTGATGATTTGATTGAATTTTGTATGAAGAATAATTTTTCTAAATTCAGCAGCAAAGAATCTAATGCAGAAATTAGCGTCCAAATGCCAGCAGTCGCTACATTTGGAAAATCTGATGATGATAAGCATACAGAAGGATTATGTCCTTTTAACGCTACTGCATATCATGATCATGTCAACTTAAACAAATCTAATATCAACGAAGATACATTTCAGGAAAATACACAATCTATACCATATCGCCCTATTCTGGCAAATATCGTTGAAAATTCTGATGGTAATAAAGATTTTGGATCACATGATTTTACAGTGGAAACTGATGAAAATGGAGAAGAAAAAATCACTTATCAGGAACGTCCAGTTGGTGTAATCAAAAAAGATTATACAATTGAATATGATAAAGAAGCCGGAGTTAACAGAGCTGTAATTCAGGGATATCTCTGGGAAGGATATTGTCAGGACGCAATTGATATTATGCAGCGTAGACAACAGGTTGATTGTAGTGTTGAATTGAGTATTAGAGAATTATCATTTAATGCTAAGGATAAAGTGTTAAATCTGGATGATTATTATGTTAGTGGATTGACTTTACTAAATGAAAATGTTGGTCCAGGAATGGCAGGAAGTAATGTCCAACTTGCTGATTTTGAGCAGAAAAATAATTCTGTATATGCAAATTTTGATATGAATGTAAAATTGCTTGAAATGTTAGAGAAGATTAATGCTACTCTCTCTAATTTCAATAAAGAAAATGCTGATGGAAAGGAGGACAATCAGGTGAACAAATTTGAAGAACTTTTAAAGAAATACGAAAAAACTGTAGATGATATTACTTTTACATATGAAGGTCTTTCAGATGAAGAACTGGAGGCTGCCTTTGCTAAGGCGTTTAATACTGATCCGGCAGGTGATCCTGCTCCTACAGAACCAGAAAAATTCGTAAAATCATTTGAACTTTCTCACAGCGATATTCGTTGTGCACTTTATAACTTATTAAATGCATATGAAGAAGCAGATAATGATTGGTATTTTATTAATTCTGTATATGATTCTCATTTTACATATGAGAATTGGGATGGAGATAAAATCTTTGGACAGGCATATAAAAAAGATGGCGACAATGTTTCATTTGATGGTGAAAGATATAATCTTCATCGTGAATTACTGACTGATTCTGAATATTCTGAACTTCAGAATATGAGATCAAATTATGCTGCGATTTCAGATAAACTTGCTTCTTATGAAAAGAAAGAGGCTGACGAAGCTAAAAATGCACTTTTTGAGTCAGATGATTATAAAGGAATTTATGAATCAGAAGAATTCAAGGGTTTAAAAGAAAATCATACAGAATTTTCAGTTGATGAATTGAAGTCTAAACTTGATACTATATTGCTGTCATATGCTAAGTCTGGCAAGTTAAATTTTGCTGTTGAAGATGGTGATGTGCATGATGATAACGCCGGAAAAAAAACAGTAAGTAAAAAGACTTTTGGAAATCCATCACAGACTAAAAAGAAAAATAGATATGGATCTTTATTTGCATAATGCAAAATAACATATTTGTTTTATAAATCAGACCGTAAATACGGTCTTATTTTTTTTGCCAAAATTTATGAAAGGAGAACAACATGATTAAGTACAGTATTGAAAAGCATGCTGTGGCCTTCCCTTCTAAGCTTGTTGCACAGAATGGCGGAGAACACATTTATAACATTACACTGACCTCTGATACAGATAATGGAAATCTTGTAGCAAGAGGCGATTTTGAAGATCTTGACCGTTACACAGAAGCTGCTGTTACTACATTTGAAGGTAAAATTCAGAAACAGGCTGCTAATGGTAATTGGTATGTAGAGGTTGTTGATCCAGGAGATGCTCTGTTTGTTTACATGCAGGCATTTATTGCAGAGGATTGGACAAATACATGGAAGAAGGAGTCTAACTTCTATAACGCAAAAGGAGACGTTGTAAGAGGTTATGCTCTTCATAAAGGTGATGTATTTGAGGTATCTGTTGAGGGATTCGATGGACAGCCAGCTGAAAAAGCGACAGTTACTTGCGAAAACAAGAAATTAAAAATTGGTTAATTTAAGGGAAAGGAGGAAAAAATATAATGAGACGTAAAATGACTTTTGCTGATTTAAGTGCACATGTTCAGGAAGTATTTGCTAGCATGTGTAAAGATGGTGTTACACCAGAGGAAAATTATGAAGGCTTCAAAAAGCTTACATATGATCTGAATCATAATCCAAACGAAATGTTTGATGAAAATGGAAATAAAAAGACCAAACGAGACGCAGAAGATGCGGTTCGTAAATTTGTATATGCAATTATGGGACTAAACGAGAATTCTACAAAACGTGACAGAAATCGTGCTATGAAGAAACATGGTATTGAACTGTTCGAAGTTATGGAAGAAGAAATTGATATTAAAGTCGAAACAGGCTTTAAAGAATCAGAATTCTTCAATAACTATGTAGAGACAAGAAACCTTTCCCGCGGAGATCGCCAGGAATTCTGGACAGATGATAAAGTTGTTTTATCTACAACAAAAATTGCGGGCGATCATCATGACTTTACACTTCAGAGACTTGGTTCTGGAGAAAGTTATACTGTAACCACAAGTGTATACGGTATTGCTGTTGGTGCTGATATTGATCTGTATTTGGCAGGAAGACTTGATTGGTCTAAATTCACAGATCAGTGTGCTGCTGCTTTCGTTAGACAGATTCAGAATGATATTTATGCTGAAATGATGAACGCAGGAAAGAAACTTCCAGCTCAGTTCCAGGGCACAGGTGCTCTTTCAAATGCTACTAAGGACAAGCTGGATGAACTGCTTGAGGATGTATCTCTTGCAAATGATGGTGCTCAGGTAGTTATTATGGGTACAAGAACTGGATTACAGCAGTTCCAGAAACTGATGGATGTTGATTGGATCACAGACGATCAGAAGAAAGATGTTGCTACAATGGGACGTCTTGGATACTATGGTCCATATACATTAGTTGAAATCCCACAGAGATTTGCTCTGAATGATACAACTAAGAAATTAATGGATCCTAAGACTTTGTTTATTATGCCACAGGTTGAAGATAAGTTCATTAAATTCGTTGATGTTGGTGAAACAGAAATCTATGAAATCACTGATAAGGGTGATCGTATGGATGATACAATGAAATACGAAGTACAGAGATCAATGGGCGTAGGAACACAGATCGGACGTTATTTTGGCGTTTGGACTTTAGCCTAATTTTTTTTATTGTAAATTAATATTATAGTCGTGTGTCATATAGATGCACGACTATACGAATAAAAGGAGGAACTTTTCATGGCAACTACTGCAGTGAAAAAGACAAAAACTACTGAAACTGCTACTGAATCTGTTGCAGCATCTGTTACGGAACCTGTTACATCTGAATCAGCAAAAACAGTAGAAGTAAAAAAAGAAAAGAAAACTTATGCCCCTACTGATGGGATTCCATGTAAATCTATTACTAATGGTGGACTTTATATGCCAGGGCTTAAGTCAAATATTTTATACACATGGATTGATGCCGGAGATGTAATTGAAGTTGAATATCAGGATCTGCAGGCAGCAATCAGATCAAATAATGGTTATGTTATGAATCCATTTTTTGTTATTGAGGATGAAGAACTTGTTGCACAGTTTCCACAGCTTAAGAAAATTTATAATACATTATATTCTGTAGGTGATCTTGAAAATGTAATTACAGAACTTTCTCCCGGAGATATGAAGGCTACTATTCTTTCACTTCCGAAAGGGGCACAGGACTCTATTAAACATCTTGCTTCAAAAATGGTAAGTGACGGTAGACTTGATAGTGTAAGAAAAATTAAAGTGCTTGACGAAATCTTTGATACAGAAATGAGTATTATGACAGGACTATTTAATTAAAAATAAGGAGGTATATTATGCCTTCTCTAAATTACGAAGAAATATACTCAAAATTTCGATTAAAAGCAGAAGCTTATGATATTTTACAATATCGTGAAGATGATGTAAGTGCGGTTTTTATGCCGGAATATTTACATGCATCAATAAATAAACCTTATATTCGAAGACTTTTTTCTGAATTGAAACTTGGAGATACAGTTCAGGAATTGACATATATAATGAAATATTCTGTTGATGATGATTTTGATGCAGAATTTATAACTGATATCTTAGGTATAGGTATGGTAATTGAATGGATTACACCCAAAATTAACAGCCTGAATAATACTCAGCAGGTATTTGGATCTTCTGAGGAAAAATTTTATTCTCAGACTAATCATTTAAATGGTTTAAAAGATTTAAAAAAATCATTAATCAAGGAACAGAAGAACTTGATTAAAGATAGAGGTTATATATGGAATAGTTATCTGGATGGAAGTAATACATAATGGATACAATTTACGGACATTTTGATGATTTACAAATTGAAGAATATAAGGAAAAATTACACAAAGAAATGTTTTGGCTTCTTTTATATAAGGATCCAAAAACAAAAGATGAATTTAAAAATGTTGACTTTGAAAAATATTTTATCAATTTAATGAAGAAAATCGATGGTTTGAATACTCTTCTCTTCTATCCTGTAGAAATTGTAGCAATTATGAGTTTATTACAGGCGGCTCTCAATGAGACAAGAAGTGATGATTTTAATTATCGTTCTTACCGAAAATTGATACTAGATGCGCATTCGTTAGTAGACAAAATTAATTCTAGGAGTTGATTCTATGGTTACTGCAGAAATGTACAAAAATTATTTGTCATCATATGGCAGTAATCTAGCTCAGGTAAAGAAAAATCAGTCTGATGCAATTATGAATAATTCTTTTACTGCCGATGCACAATATAAAAGAGTTTATATTTTAACAAAAGATGGATGGAAATGGGAAGATGCTAAATATCAACGTCATGCCAAGCTTTCCATTCTTAAAGATGCAGTGGATTATTATTTACAATTTCGGCCTAAAGTACATTATCCAATAGGAAGTTATGTGTTTGTTCCTGATGATACTGACTTCGATATTAACATATCTGGGCACGAACTTGATAATCCGCTCTCACTTCCAGACGAAAGAATTACACAACTGTGGTTTATTGTCGGTAGAGATGATGCGAATGCTTTTGTTAGATATAATATATTAAAATGTAATTGGAAATTTCAATGGATTTACGATAACAAATTATATAAATGTTGGGGTTCAAATAGATCAGCTAATAGCTACACAAGCGGTCGTTGGGATGATCAATATACATCTTCGCTTGATAATCTGACAGCTGCATGGCTTCCAGATATTTATTATGCGTATGGTAATAATTTATATGATTTAGGACTTAGTGACGATCGTACTATTATGCACGAACAACGTTTTATGCTTACGAATAACATTCTTGACCCAAAAGTCTATCAGGTCACAAAAATAATAGATCTTAATCCTTCTGGAGTAATTAAACTTTCCATAAAACAAGATGAATTGAATAAAAAAGTTGATAATGTTCAACTTAGAATTTGCAATTATTATAAAGGTTCTGGTGATCAAAAAACAGAGATTATTCAGAAACCTCAAACAATGATTACAAGTTCACAAATTGAATGGATGTATCTAAATGACGATGGTGAAATCGAGCCATTATTGGACCGTTCAAAACAGTTTCTTTATATTGGAAAAAATTCATATTTTGAATATAAACTTCCTTATGCCGATCTTACTTCTGAATGGAATATTAGTCTTGTTGACAAAAATTCCGAATATACAGAAGAAGAAAAATCATATTATGAAGGATTAATAAAATTGACTGTAATGGATAATGTCACTATATCACTTAAGCCTGGAAAAGCTCATAGTTTAATAGGTAAAAGATTTAATTTATCAGCCACAGATAATAATGGGGATAACCATTCTTCTATTGAAGTGGAGGTGCAATTAGATGAATAGAGATATATCACATATTACACGAGATCTTGAAAATAAGAAAAATAACGACATTATTTATAAAAAAGATAAACTGTTAAAACTATTCAATGAGGATCCTGATCTTAATGAAATTTTAGGAAAAAAAGATAAACGCCCGTTGAATAAATATACAGATAAAAATAATCCCACAGCTCAAGAACTAAATGAGCGAAATTTAATCATTGAATATAATAAACGAGTTGATAAGAAGCAAATTCTTCCTATATTAAAACTGAATGGTATTAATAAAGAAGTATTAAATTTTATTATGTTTGATATAAATGATACTGATACATCATATTACAATAAGGCTATGAAAGTACAAACACTTATAGTTATGTGTTTAGTTCATGAAGATGATCTTGATACAGAATATGGGATTGTACGAACAGACTTATTGAGTTATATCGTAAAAGATCTTTTATGTTGGACGAATTCTTTGGGAAATCAACTTAAATGTATAGATGATTATGGAGATATTATTGACTCTAGGTATTATTGTAGAACGTTGAAATTTGAAATTGAATGTCCTAATAATTTATATGCAGGAATGAATAACAAATATGACAATTTCCAAAGAATCTGAAATTGATGCACTGAAATTATATTTTGGTGAACCATTTGTTATCGAAAATGATACATATAATGACATTATAATTAATCAACCTACAATAGGAGACATTATAAAAAGTGGTGAGAAAAAGATTTATTCTACTATAAATATTTTTATTGCCAATCCTACTATGTATCGCATGCAATTATGGGATCTTGGTATTGATTGGAATAAAATGTCTGACTTTTCTTTGTTTTGTATGCTTGTTCCAAGTATAGACTCAAAATCTACAAAGTTACTATTCGGTGACTTGAATTTCCAATTATTTCAATTGCAACAAACACAAACAGAAGACGGGGAACCGTTTTTTTATTTACTTAATGAAGAACAAAATGTTCAGATAGATGAAGCCGCATATCTACAGATGGCTTCGTATTTAAGAGCTATGTTCAACACTTACCCAAAAGTGGAAAAAGCCAGGGGAAAATCTACAAAAGAATGGATGATTGAAGAAGATCGCATGAGCTTCGAACAACACAAAAATGATGTTTACAAATCCACTCTTCTACCACTCATATCTACTTGTCTTAATCATCCCGGTTTCAAATATAAAAAAAATGAATTACGTGAAGTTGGCATTGTTGAATTTATGGACAGTGTTCAAAGATTACAAGTTTATGAATCTTCTACTGCTTTACTTAAGGGTATTTATAGCGGCTTTGTTGACGCTTCAAAGATTGATAAGAATGAACTTAATTTCATGAGAGAAATTTCTCTCAAAAATTAATTTCTATATACAAAAAATTTAAAGGAGGAAATCATAATGGGATTTACATTAGATGATATCGTAATCGACCGTGTTCAGTATGGATATGCTGAAGATCTTAGCGGAAATCCATTATATGCATTAACTCAGCTTCAGGATGCAACTATTAATATCAGTGCTGAGTCAACAGATGCAACAGATAATCAGGGTAACCTGATCAAACGTTTCTGGAAGGCCAAAACAGGTGAGTTTACTGCAAATAATGCAATGATTAACCTGAACGTTATTGGCGCTGCGTCTGGTGAAGGTAAAAGAACTGCTTCTTCTACTAATAAAATTAAAATGCCAAAAATTATTACTGTAAAAGCTGGTGCAAAAGCAACATTAACAGGAGTTGTTGATGGTACTGTAAAAGTAAATGCTTTCAGCGCAAATGGTTCCATGGGTACTGCATATGAGAAAGATACCGCTGCTGCAACAGATAAATACGCTCTTACAGAAGGGGGAGAATTTACACCACCTACAGCTGCAGGCGTAGATACTTACATCGTTATGTATGAAAGAGAAGTTGAATCTGGTGTTGCTATTACTAATAAGGCAGATAAGTTCCCGCAGACAGTAAAGCTTACTTTAAAGGCTCTTGCTGTTGATCCATGTCATTCTGACGTTCTTAAAGGAGTGTATATTGTACTTCCATCATTCCAGGTATCTCCTGAAATTGAAATCTCTCTGACAACTGACGGACAGCTTGCTTACTCTGGATCTCTTCAGGTAGATTACTGCTCTGCTGATAAAGCTCTTTATCACATTTATTGGGCTGATGAAGACGAAGAATAATTATTAGATAATATAATATTATTCTAATTACGGTCGGTATGTGTCATAGCATACCGGCTGTTTTACTATCCATATTCAAGGAGGAAAACATGGTTAAGAAAAATAACAAGAAATGCATTTTATGCGGAAAAATATATACATATTGTAGTCGCTGTGAAGAATTCGACCATCTTCCAAGATGGATGGAGATTTATTGCAGCGATAATTGCAGAACAATCTTTAATACATTAACAGAATATAATGCTGAAAACATTACAGCTAGAGAAGCTGCTGAAAGAATGAAAGATTGTGATATGTCTGATGTCAGTAAATTTCATGAAGTAAATCAGAAAATGATTGCAAAAATTCAGAAAGAAACTGCTGATATTAAATTACAGAAGATCTCAGAAAAAGATATTGTTGAGCCGGATTCTGTAGTTGACGAAGAAAACAGCGAGGAAATTGAAACTCGTAAACCAGTACGTACAAGAAAACGTAAATAGTATTTGAATAGTGATTTTTTAGGGGTATGTCTCACTATTCGAGACTACCCCTTTTTTCACTTTTAAGGAGTAAAAGGAATATGAGAATACAATCAAATTTGAAGCCGCGTGATTATACGGAGAAAGAAGTCTGCAGGATTATAAATCCGAAGCAGCGTGATTTATATATTAAACATAGAGTATTTCCGATAGATATGTATCCAAGTGTTACGGATGACGGAAAAGATATTATTGTTTACATCTTTTTAATTGAAGAAACCAAAGAGCTGTTTCAGCAATGGCTTAATCATACACTTGAATAAGGAGAACTCTACATGAAAGAAAAAATTTTAGATAAACAAGTTCTAAGATATGTTATTGCTACTACTGTTTCTGGCAAACCAACATATCTCAAAAAGAAATTGCAAAAAATTGAATACAGTTTTGTAACAGATATTGATGACGCTACTAAATGCTCATCTTATGCTATTGCAGAGGCTGTAAGAAAATACTACGAACATGATACTCATGATACTAATGCAGGATTGATTATTATTCCGGTTGTTATCAGTTATGAATTAGTAAAAGAGGTTTAAATATATGGATAAATCAATTATATTGACAATTGATGATTTTATATCAGTGAATCACTATTTGGCATATAGAGCCATTATGAAAAATGGTAAACCAATGGCTATGAGTTATAAAACTCAAGAAGCCAAAAAATTCCAAACAGAATTTACTGAATATGTGAAACGACAAGCAAAAGAACAAAATTGGGAAACAGACCCTAATCCTATGCAGCACTACTATGTAGATGCTGTTTTTTATTTTCCAAGAATTGATATGGACACAAATAATTATTGGAAAGTTGCATTTGATGCAATCACTGACTCAGGTGTTATTTGGGTAGATGATAATATGGCTTGCGAACGAGTTATAAAAGTATTATACGATGCTAAAAACCCACGTATTGAATACACCATTTATAAGACTAATTTTATTGGTATTTTTGATAATATTGATCAGATGAATGCCTTCGAATCAACTTGTAAAAATTGCAAAAGATACTGTCGAAATTGCTCTATTTTAAGAAAAGCAAAAGAAGGACGTATCCAAGAAGAAATTCAAAATAATGTCTGTTCTAAATATAAGGAATGATTTTTATGTGGACAGACAATGAAAAACAAATATTGATTGAAAATTATCCAATAATGACAACTTCGGAACTTATGATTTTATTAAATAAGTCAGAAGGACAAATTAGAGGGATGAAAGAACGGTTAGGGCTTAACCAAAAACTTAATGTTTTTACTAATGAAGAAAAAGAATTGATACGAAAATTTTACGAAGAAAATTCAGAACAACTAAATTTGGATGATTTTGCCAAAAAGCTAAATCGTCCTAAGACATCAATTTGCAGGTACGCTAACAAAGAGGGATTAACAAAATCATCAAGACCCATGACAGAATTAAAGAAGAAAACTCTTTCAGATAAATCCAAAGAATTTATTTTAACTGAAAAATATCAAAAAGAGATTTATCCGAATCAAGTAGCATTACTAACATATTATGCTCAAAATGAACATCCAAAAGGTATGTTAAATAAACACCATACTGATGATGTTAGACAGAAAATGTCAAAATCACATATTGAATTGGCAAGAAACATGACAACCGAAGAAAAGCATGATATTGCTATGAAAGCAGTTCAAACAAGATTACATAATGGTGGGTATAATACTACTTCTAATGCGTATTCCAGATGCAAAGGTGGCATTAGATCTGATTTAGATTGTTATTTTAGGAGTGCATGGGAAGCTAATGTTGCTAGAATCTTAAATTGTAAAAATATTAAATGGGAATACGAAATAAAAAGATTCTTTTTTGAAGAAATAGTAGATGGTGTAGCAAGTTACCAGCCAGATTTTTACTTGCCAGAATATGATAAATGGATTGAAGTAAAAGGCTGGATGGATCAAAAAAGTAAAGTTAGATTGAAATTGTTTCAAGAACAATTTCCAGATGAATATAACAAATTAATTTTAATTGATGAAAAATACTATAACCAATTAAGAGCTGATTACTCTTATATTGAAAATTGGGAAAAATAAGGAATAAAAGGAGATTTATTATGAGCGAAATAAATAAAGTTAATTCAGATACAATTGAAAGAAAAATTGATGTTCCAGAGTTTATCAGACGATATAATCTCTTGAAAACAGATGAACAGCGAGATGAATTTGTAAAAAGTACAGTTTGGAGAACTTATTGTCCCGTTTTAGAAAAGAAACTTGTTCTTCAGACCATACTCGAAAAGTCTATTACTACTGGAAAAAATGGGGTTCAGTATATTGATATGTTTTTATCTAAAATCAATATGACTACTACTATCCTTATTTTATATACAAAACTGAATATAGTAAAAACTGATGATAGTACTACAAATGCATTTCAAGATTATGATTTATTATTTGAAAATAATCTCATGAATAAAATTTGTGAAATTATCGGAGAAAGAGAATTGTCTGAACTTATGAGTATTAATAGTTTGCTTATGGGTAATTTCCATGAAGAAAATAAAAATATCGAAGCATATGTTGCGAAATATACAGAAGCATTTGCTACTACTGTTGGTATGTTTGCCAACGAAGGTATTTCTGAATTAATGAAATATGTAAAGGAAAATGGAATTAAACTTGATTTGAAATAAATTATAGGAAGGGGGGCATTTGATATGACAATAGAGGAATTTGCTCGAAGGATAAAAAAATTAATGGCTGATATCCCACAGCCATTTTCAAATTATTTGGCTGAAGCTATAGCTCCAGAAGTTAAAGCCAAAGTTAAAGAAATATTTGATAAATGGGTTAACAATTATTATGCGAGTTATTCCCCAATATATTACAGCAGAACATATGGATTAAGAGATGCATATGTTTGTGAAGTATACGGAAATCTTCTTGTATTTGAATCAGATGCCTCTTTACTAAATGGATCTCATAGAGTAAGCAATGAATATATTTATGACCGTATGTTTTTTGAAGGATGGCATGGAGGCGCTGATAAAGGAGAAGGTCATCCGGCGCCAGGATCATTATATTGGAGATCTCCATTTAAAGAGTATACACATTGGGGAGCTATGGCTGCTTCATCTGCTGCTCCTGGACCTAAAATTCAGTCAGACGTAAAAAACTATTTTAAAAGTGGAGAATGGCATAAAAAAGTAGAGGCTGTAGGGATAGATCTACTTATAAATCGTTATGGATTATAATATAAAGGTTGGTGAACAATACATATGGCAAAAATAAGAGAAGAACTTGAAATAGTAAGTAGTGACGATCTTAATTCATTGCTTAATAGATTAAATAAATTAAAAGATGAAATTAAGGATACTAACAATACAACAGTTAAGCCTAAGACAGATTCGTCAGAAATTGATAAAGCTAATATAAAATTAGACAATTTAAGAAAAAATGCTCAAAGTGGAATTGATGCAAAAGTAAATGTTCAACTTGATGCTTCTGATTTAAAGAAGCTCAATAATCTCCCAACTGCAAAAGCAAAAGTGGATTTTCTAGTAAATAAAGGTACTATCAGCAAAAGCATTGGTAAAGATTTACAGGCCGCTATTGGGAAAGCTTATTCAGATGTCAGTAGAAAATTCAAAGATTTTCCAGGGCTAGATAAAGAGCCTAATATATCTCTTGATAATTTCATGAAAAGAGTTCCTGAATTATCAGCTCGTCAAAGAAGTGGCATAATTCAGACACTTACGGATAAGGGCATAATATCAGATAAAAATATTCCTGAATCATACGAAACTGTATATAGATTAAAAAGCTACTTAGAAAATGCTAAAAAAGCAGTATCTAAAACTATTCCGTCCGAGGCGTTTACTGCCCCGGATCTTTCTTTATCTGCAACAGAATATGGTAATGCAATTAATGAACAAGTGAAGCTCGTACAAAATGTACTTAATGCTTCTAAGTTTTTTGCTGATTTAAGTTCTAAAATGAATGTTAAAGCTGCTGCAAAAGTTTCACCTGAAGAAATGTATAAATTAATGGGCGTTGGTTCTGAAAAGGCTGATACAGGTAACTATGTTGCTTATCTGGCAGATCAGATTGCTAAGAAAGCAAATGTATATGATATTATCGATCAGGTTGTAACGGGCGCTCTGGATCCGACGCAGATCAGTCAAAAAGATATTGCAAATAGCATTTCAAAAATTACTAAAAAGAAAGAATCTACACCTAAGGCTTCTTTTACTGGTAAAACTAAAAAAAAAGTAAAACCTGTTATTGATGATTCTGATGACTCAGATCGACCAGAAGGAAATATTGAAAAATTATATGATGAATTAAAAGATGCATATAAAAATTTTGTAGAAGCAAGAAAAGCAAGAAAAACAAATAGTATTCATCCATCTGATTATGCTTTAAAAAGTGCAGTATTTAGAGAAGCGTATGCAAAAGTAGCACCACATTTATTTGATGATGAGAAAGAAAAATTTGTTGGTCCAAAACCTATGAGTCAAGAAGTAGCACAATTAGCTGCTGATTCTACAAGAAAAACAGTAGAACAGATTTATTCGATAAAGAAGCCGCTTAAAGATCTGGGTTATTTAGGGAATAATCCCGATGTGTCTAAGATATTCGATAGAATTTCCAACAGAATTATTAAAATTAATGCCGATAAACTCAATAACCGCGATAATGAAAATGGCGATACTGATGAAATTATAAAAAATATTGGAGTAATGAATAAATTAGCAAGTCAGCTTGAAGATATGATTCATGCTGACGGGCATGTGGATTTTGCTATTAAAAATCTTCCTACTATTACGAAACCAGCTACTACTGCTTCATCGTTACTTGATAATTCTGATATTAAAAAACAGACAGAAGAAACTGCAGATGCTATTACTAGAACAGCAGATCAAGTTATTGATGCAAAATCCAAAGAAGCTGATGCTGTTGTTGCTGCAAATGATAAAATTGCTGAGTCCGAGAAGAAAGTAACAAATCAAGTTACAGATGCTGCAAAAGAACAGAACGATACAATCAAAACTGTGTTTGGTTTGAAGAATGTTAATTCTAATTTAACAGAAGAACCTGTTACTCCACCAGAATTAGATGGCTTAAAACAGCTTTCTCAAAGGGAATTTGGTGACGCGCAGAAATATATTAAAGTGTATGAAGATACTAACAGAACTATATACACCCTTACTCAGACATATAAAAAACAGTTCGATGCTAATGGTAATCTTTTAGCTGAGGGATATGAAAATGCTATTGCATATTATGATAGTTATGAGAAACTTGAGGGAGAAGCTGTTAAATTAAGTAAAAAGATTAACTCTAATTATGCGAAACTTGATACAGAAAGATATAAATCTACTGATAAACAGAATCCTAATTATCTTAAAAAGTTACAGGATGATATCAAATCTGATCAACAAGACTTATCCGAACTACATAGAATTGCAAGGTTAAATGCATCTCTTTCTAATAACAATTATACATATCAGGATTTTACTCAAGCACTTCGAAAAGGATCTGCTGAATCCGCCAGATCATTATCTGCAACTCGTAAAACAAATCGTGATAATTTCAATGTTCAAAAAGATACATTAAATACCGATCTTTCTAAACAGATTTCTGATGTGAAATCTCTTGGTCAGGCAGGCGCTATTGCTGCTGCAAAGCTTCAGACTGTACAACAGGCTTTAGTTGGTATTACTACTCCTTCTGGACTTGAAGATACCAAGAAACAGATCGAGGATATTGGTAAACAATTCGATGCAAATAAAACTCGTGAGTCTGCATTAAATTATGTTCACAACCTGGAACAGGGATTAACTGGTAAATTACCTATCACTAAACAAAATAGTGCTACTTCTCAATTTGAAGATAGTATCAATAGAACAAATGGTACATGGACTGGACCATTAGCTGATTTGGATAAAACATTCAAATTTAATCGTAATACTACTGCAACGGAAATTGACGGATATATTGCCGATGCAAAAAAACTTGGAGATATCGGGAAAGAGTCAGCAGAAGCATTTTCCAATTTAAAAACAAATCTTGAAAATTGCTATACAGAATCTGGATTGAAACAAATTCAGACACAAATGCGTGGAATTTCCAAAGAAATGTCTACTGCCAAAAAGCAGGCAGATGAAGCTGCGAAAAATTCTGAAACTGCAAAGATCAATGATCAGTATACTCAGATTATGTCAGATATGTCTAATCTTGAGAAGAAAAATAAAGAACTTCGTACTGCTCTAAAAAGCGATAAAAACGCTGATTATATTAAAAATATTACCGCAGAACGAGATGCATATAAACAGGCTGTAGCAGGTGCAGATGAATATATTGATAAGCATAGAGAGGTTCTCGGAGATAAAGCTGTAAAACAATACAATACAGCTAAAAGTCGTGCCGGTCAGGTAGAAACAGATATCGAAAATGATATTGCAGCACAAACAAAAGCAATTGATACCAAAGATTTTACTGATAGATATACTTCTGCTATTGCTGATGTAAAAGCATTGGGCGAAGCTTATAAAGAACTTAGTAGTATTCAGAAAGAAGCATTTTCTAAAAAATCCGGACAATCTGCTACCACTTTGGACGATTATAATCAGAGAATTACTACTGCTCAGAATAAAATAAAAACTTTAACTACTAAAGTACAAGATTTCCGAGATAATGTATGGGGATCTGATGCTGCTCAAGTGGATAAATTAAATCAGAAAGTATTTGACAATTACGAAAAACAGTTCGACAATATGTCAAATACAAAAGATAACTATACTGCTGATTTAGTAGAAGCAATGAAAACTGCATATCAATTGAAGCGTTCTACTGAGGCTAGTCTACTGAAGAAAGCAATGAATGTTTCTTTAGACTCAGGCCAGTCTGCTGAATTAAAAGGCAAAAATTCCTATGCTTCTCAGCTTTATGGTTCTTTACGAGATCAGGTTATAGAGCAGTTTGGTAAAGATTTTCAGGAGCAGGCAATTTCTGATTTAAGAACAACTGCAAATAGTCAGAGAAGCGATATTCTCAATACAAATTTCAAAACACTCTCTGGTGACATTGGTCAATACGTTTCCAGTGTCACTAAAGCAGGTCGTGCTTCAAAACAGTTTGAAAGTGATTTTTCTGGAATTTCTACAGATCTTGTAAATCTACAAAATACTTTCACAAATCCTTCTAAATTAAATTCTCAAGGTATTGCAGAATATTTTGATCAGATGAATGCAATTGCTAAAAATTATGAATCTCTGAAACAGCATTATTCCTCTGGTATAGGTAAAATATCGCTTGATTATGAACAGGCTCTTGGAGCAATCAGTGGTGAAAAATCTGTTGGAAAAAATAGCAATTACCTTAGAGCGGCTCAAAGTTATATTGAAGAATACAATGGTATTTGGAGTAAATATAATGAAGATGTTAAACAATTTGCTGAGGGTAGTGCAGAAAGACAGCAATTAACCGCGCAAGCTGAAAAAGATTCTACAGAAACTATCAAGAAGATGCAGAATCTTGCAAAAAATGCATCCAAGTATGAAAAAGTTACAAATAAAGGAACCGAAATTGACTGGACAGCAAATAGAACAAAAAATACAAAAGATGCTTCTGCATTTTTAAATCAATACGCTTCTTCTATCGGGTTGACTTCTGAGATTTCTACTAAAATCAATGAGTCTACTGGTCAAGTAACAAAAACATTCACTGATATTTCCGGAAATACTGTAACATTAACCGGTAATATTGATAAATTTAATGATTCACTGCGTGTAACACAGTCATTAGTTTCTAAGAGTGGATCTGGAATGTCTTCATTTGGTAATTCTATCAAAGGAATGGTATCAGGAAACTTTAAAGGTGCTATTGCAGATATTGCAAGTTATGTTTCTTATTTCCAGGTGACCATGAAAGCAATTCAGCAGGCCAAACAAGGTTTCAATGATTTCTTAAATTTTCAAAAAGACTTAACAAATATTAGTTACACAATGAATTTATCACCGGATCAATTACAGAATCTTGGTACTTCTGCAATTGATATGGCAAAAGATTTATCAATGTCATTAGATAATACTATGGACATTTATAAAATCTATGCGAATATGAATACTACTGCTTCTGAAATTCAGCAGACAGCTAGACCAACTGCTATCTTAAGTAACTTAAGTGGTGTTGATGCCTCTACTGCTGCCGATCAGGTACAGGGTATTTTACAGCAGTTCCATATGTTAGAAGATGGATCTACTACTGCTGCTGATGCCTCTATGCATATTGTCGATGTTCTGGATAAAGTTTCCGGAAGTGTGGGAATTGATTACGCTAAAGGTATCAAAATTATTTCTGATGCTGTACAGGCTTCCGGTCAGGTTGCTTATGATGCAGGTATGTCATATGAACAGCTTGCAGCTATTACTGCTAAAGTATCAGAAAGAACTCGTGAAGATGGATCTTCAATTGGTAATGCTTTGAAGACAATTATCACAAGAACTACAAAAGTCGGTAAAATGCCACAATACGCCGACGAAGTTGACAATGCAGCTTTATCTAATGCTTCTGCATCTCTGCATGCTATAGGTGTAGATGTTTATAATCCGGATGGATCTGATCGTGGTATCATTACTGTTATGTCTGAGCTTAAAGATAAGTGGGACGATTTAACTGATGCACAGCAAGCCAAAATTTCGTACGACGTAGCAGCAACACGCCAGACGAGCAAGTTCAAGTCCATGCTGGATGCATTCACAGACTCCATGTCACTGGCAGAAGAAGCAACGACCGCAAATGGTAATGCTGAAGCTAACCAGGAAAAATATATGGAATCAACCGCTGGTAAACTACAAGCAATCAAAACACAGATGCAAGATTTCTGGGTTAATTTCTATAATTCAGGTACTGTAAATGGCGTTCTTGAATTTGTGCATAGTTTAACAGAAGGATTTACGTCACTTGAAAAAACACTTGGACCAATACCGGCATTACTTACTGCTGTATTTGCAGCAATGACAGTAAAAAATGCAACAATGGCAGGATTAAAATTCCTGAGTGGTGGAGGTCTTGCAACAGTCGTAGGTTGACCCAAAAATCTAAGGGTTACACGTTATTTTCCGATTTTTAACAATGAGCCTATCTACATAGAGATTCATATCAATGTGTGGAGAATAGCGACTTAAAATAAATAGAGGATTAATACGTCGAATTCACTATTCTATGCTGATCGCATAGTGAAGTGGGCGAAAGCTCGTGACAACGCACGTACCAACCTGATTTACGATTTAGTCATATGTGAAACGTTAGTAACAATTACGCAAGTAATGACGAGGGAAACATATTAATAATCAGGAGGAGTAGAGAGAGCACCCTTCCTCGGAGTATATTATATATACTTTTAATGAATGTTCCATGAGCGGCACTTCTCTTCTGCCGAATCGCTTTATGCGAAAGAGAGAAATTATATTTGATAAAAGAAAGACACCGCGGTGATCAAGCGCAGTGTCTGTAAGATAAGCTTTGAATTTTAAATTATTGAAATTTAACCTTTAAAACTTTAATTGTGTGGGTTTCACCCCACACTACCAGAGTTGTATTTCTACTTCTCCGGTGTCTCGCTTGCAAACTCGCAATTAAAATCAATACTTTGTTCTTCTAGGTTTATTGATGTCACGAGTTTGATTGGATTGTGCTGTAACATCATCCATAAAGCTGCAAGTAATGCTAAAACCCTAATGATTTTTTTAATTGCTATTTTTGCAAGCTTAAATTGATGCTCTTCACTCTTCATAGTCCACCTCCCTTCTGCCATATGGCTAAAGTAAATATAGGGGATTTTTGATTTGGACAGAACATCCAATTTTGATATTCCTAATTGTAGGTGTGTGCAAAGCCGAGGCACACTCTCGGCTATCCTACAATTAGTAAATATATCACTAGACTTTATTGTTGTAAAGTCAGAACGTAAGTTCATTCTTTTTCATATGTCATACATCCAATGATTAGATATCGTTTTGTCCTGCCGTATTCTTCTGAATCAGTTTGGGCGTAAAGCGTATAGATATTTTTAAAAGGTTTCGGAGCAGGTTTTTTACAAAACGGAGCTGAATGTAATTTTTTTTCATACGGATCTAATTCTTTTCTAAAATTGTCAAGAAAATTCTGTTTTTTGATTTGTATTTCATAATCTGACCTATTCTTTAGGTCTGACATTGTAATAGAATATTCTGTTTGACAATATTTACCAGGAAAAATATCCTGAATGACAATAACTTCACATCCACATATGTCAAGAATTAAAAATGGTTTACAGGAACAATAAAATTCTGTGAATACCCATCGTGTGCTTCCATATGAGTTCATTGATATACTATTTTCAGGAGTGACTGTTAATGATAAATTTGCAATATTTTTATGTAATGCTTTCGTGTAAATATCTTTGACCGGTTTATACTTTGCATATTTGCTTTGTGAGACAGAAATTAATTCTTGAAAATCGTCTGGAAGATTTGAATTTATGTGTCCAATCATTCTTATACTAAGGCTTATATAATCAGGATCAGATATTGATAAACCATTATTATGTACCAGAATTTTCCTTAGAAGTTTTTTATCGACAATTCGATAATCTTCCCAGAGAGTATTTGATTCTTCTTTTAATTTTAGAACATCTGGAGTATTAATTTCATCCCAAAATGATTGCTTAATTTGTTTTTGAGATTCACCGATTTCTATAATCTTTTTTATTCTATTGATTTCTTCTGGGCTATAATTTCCAGTATACATATGTACTCCATTCTGAAAGTAGGTGTTTATATGATTAGCTTAACAAAAAATAATAACATTATTATTCCATCTCAGATTCAGTTTGAAAACCAATTTGCCGTCTTGGGGCTTCTGGAATTTCCTTTGGCTGCGCGCTTAAGAGAAAATCCAACTGATTTATATGTTGTATCAGTTTCTGCGGTTTGCCATAACTGTCCTCTCCGTAAAACACGATTAGGTTGTACCCAATGTAGCCGACTTTGTTGACAATTATCCTTGTTTAAATGCTACAACTTTGGCAAATTCTACAGCTACATCATGCGCTACACCCTCAACAAATTCAAGAGTATGATTCCCTACTTTACCAACAATATTTTTAGTTTTATCCCAAACAGGTTCTGGTTCAGTAGCATCAATGAATTTATGTCCTACATATGTAATTTCATTTATTAAACACTCATTAATATACGGAGAAGCCTTAGGATTTCTATTAGAAATTTTAATAAACCCAATTTCTTCAAGTTTCATGACGGTATACATAATATCTTTGCTGTCATATGTCTGATTTAATGGCGATGCTAATAATTGTTTAAAAGTTACAGGTATAAGAGAAAATGAACCATCTTGCAATTCTCGATAATCAATATTGTTTTTGCAATAAATCAAAACATCTCTTACACATTCTTCGTTTAACGTCATACTTATTACCTCCATAAGAAAGGATTAAAAATGAATACAAATTATAAAATTTTATCAACTGTTGTAGATATTACGCAATTGCTTCATGAAAACAATTGTACATATAATGAATCATATAAAATATTACAGATGGTTACAAATGAGTTAAAACAACAGCAGGAAAATATAGAATATCCTACAGTAGATGATTATTTATCTAATCATAAAACACATAATGCAAATAATCAAGTTATTGCTGCATTAAATCATATAGATGGATATTGCTAATCACCTTCCTGGCCACCATTTGTGGCCGCACTTCTGACAGAGATTCTTCTTCTGAGATGCACCAATCCAGCCGAAGAGTCCATAACCTTGTTCTTCTGTTGTGACTGATGTGGAACCACACCGTGGACAATGAACGACGTTTTGAGATGTATTTGGTTGTGGAGTTGGCTGTTGCGGTCTGTCATTATATCTTGGTAAGACATCAAATTCGAATGTTTGAAAATTATTTTTTATACATTCAAGTACTAATTTTGCCGTTACATAAGTTGATAAAAAATAGAATTCTGACCATTTTTTTAATTCATTGTAGAATTGTAAATATTTTTCATCACTTATTACCGGACGAAAATTTGATATTCCGTATTCCAGTTCAAGAAACTGTTTAAAGTGCGTTTTATCCTCTTCAGACAGTGGTATATAGTATTGGCTTATACAAGAAACATCCTGTTCTTTATTTCTGAAAATACAAATGTTGGTTGCTTGAATCACTTCTTCAGATAAATTATTATTTATAAGAAATTCAGATGCAGGACATCCGCAATAAATACAAGCCGGAGCTTTGTCACTTATCTGTTCCCCACATTCTGGGCATTTAATAAGGGCCATAGTATCATCTCTTTCTTTTATTTTTTATATGAATTATACCTTAAAATTTATCTTATGTCATTAAGTAAAATCGGAAAACTTACAAGCGCATTTAGTTCATTTAAAAATAATCCGTTAGATTTGACTAATATGGCTACTGCATTAGCTTCTGTCGGAAATGTTGATAATGCTGCTAAATATTTAGTAAAAATAAACAAACAAAATGGTAATTTTCTTGGTGAAAATGCTATGGCAGTTTTATTGAGTAAAGCATATCGTTCTTCAGGCATCAATCAAGAAATGGCTATGGGATCTATAAATAATGCATTAGCAAATAGTTCTAAATTTAGTATGGGTGGAATGCTTGGTAGTCTTTCTGCTGTTGGTACTGGTATTGCGACAATGTTTGAATCTATTGCCCCAGTAATAATTCCTTTAATTATCGCAGCAGTTGCTGCTAAAGCAGGTAAAATGGCTTGGGATAATTTTGCTACAAATACTGCTGCAAAGAAACAATATCAGACTTCCTCTAAGGCTTATCAGGAAGCTGCTTCTGAAAGAGACTCAGTTCAATCTGAGTACGATTCTAATAAAGAGCGTATCCAGGAACTTCGAGCTAAAGCTAATAGAACTGTAGATGAGTCCAAGGAATTATCTAATCTTCAAAGCCAGAATGATTTATTAAATTCACAATTGTCTGTAAAAAATCAGATTGCTGATACAGCCCAAAAGCAAGCCGCATTAGATGCTAAGACTGCATTGGAAAAAGGAAGTTATCGTAGTGGTGGACTCCTTAATATGGATTACGATAGCGATCTGGAACATGCATCTCAATTAATAAAAGAAATTAAAGAAGCACAATCTGAAAAAGCTGAGATTGAAGCAAATCGTTCTTCTTACGATGATTCATATTGGTCAGATTATCAGAAAGAAGAACGTGATATTGCAAAATATGACAAAGATATTACTAATAAAAAATCTGATCTTTCAGATTTAATGACAACTATTTCTGATACTTCGCAAGATTTCTGGGACGAACAAGGAAATTTAGTCGATGAATCTACTAGAGATACAGCCAATAAAGTAAAGAAACTTGCAAATGATTATACATCAATTACCGGAGTTTCAGATATTGATTCCAAAATGAATAACCTATTTGCACGTTCACAATTTAAGGATGTAAAAGATCAGCTTCTGGATATTGGTAAAAAGCAAGGATCTAAAGGTATTGAATCTAAGATTAATGAAATCGATGGTCTGAAATCTGCTTTAGACGATGCTGGCATCAGTGTAGATGATTTTACTTCTGAGCTTATGGCTATGGCAGATCCAGATGCAAAAAATTTAGAAGGGATTAAAGAAAATCTAAAAGATATTTTCGGTGAAATCAAAGATGCAGACGGAAATTCTCTTTATGACTTCTTTAAAGATAAATCGAATAAAGATATTGAGGGATACTATGATTATTTTCTCAATCAGGGATTAAACCCACAAACCAGTGACTACACATGGAAAAAAGAAGATATTGAAAATAGTTATAATGATTATCTCAAATCTAAAGAAACTATCGAAGCAGAGTCTTCAACATTTTCATCCAAATTCAAAAATTCTGCTGAAGATACGGCAACAGATCTTGATACCATAACAGACAATTTCCAGACAGATATGTCAAATATCAAGTCTTCAATGGATTCTATCAAATCCGGTACATTCCAGAATTCAGATATTACTGATCTTATTCAGCAGTTCCCGGAACTTGCTACAGAGACTGATAATCTCCAACAGGGATTACAGAATTTAGCGTTTGATAAAGCAAGCGATGCTATCGGTAAAATCAGAGACTCTGTAAAAGATGTAACTGATCCGAAACAGCTTGCTGCTGCTGATAAATATGTTCAGAGTATTATGGATACTATGGATCTAAGTGGATTTGATATGAGCAATGCTAAGTCTGCAATTCTTGGTAATTTAACAAAGAATTTAGCAGACAAACATATGGCCTCTGTTACAACACCAAACCTTGTAAATCAGTTAATGTCAGAATATGGAAATGATGAAATTGCAGTTCAAGCAATTATGAAATTGTCACTTGATCCATCAATGGCAAATGCTGATCTCGACACTTGGAAATCCAAAATTGAAGATACTAAAGTACAGATTCAGTTGGATACTTCAGCTAAAAATCTGGATAATCTCTCAAAAGAACTAACTCGTCTTCAGACGGATGCTTCCGATCAGCAGACAAGACTGAATAATAAATCTGCTTATAATATGAAAGCTACTGCTTCAGATTACACCAATTTAATTAAAAATGGTGACAAACAGATTGAGAATCTTAATAAGCAGATTCAGGAATATCAGACCAGTATTGATACCCTAAGAAAGAGTAAAGGTCTATCTCCTCTTTCTGATGAAGATAACGAACAGATTAAGCAGTATCAGGATCAAATTCAGGCAGCTAACATGTCTATTGAAAACATGAAGGCTTCTCAGGCCGATTGGAGAAAAACAGCATTTAATCTTCCAGTAACTGATATGCAGAACACTGTTACCGCTCTTACATCAGCTATTAGCGAAATGCAGACAGAAACAGGACTTACATCTGATACAATGGATAGTCTTAGAACACAATTCAGTGATCTAAAAGATGCTCATGTTGATAATGTATTTGATCGCACTGCAAAAGGTTTGAAAATCAACACAGAAAGAATGAAGGATTATCTGGAACAGCAGAATGAATTCATGAATTCTGATTTTGCACAACGGATTCAGGATTATCAGGATCAATTATCAGCAGGTAACAAAGATTATACTCAGCAAGGATTAGAAAATCTTAAAAATCTGCAGGCACAGTATTTTGCTCAGTATCAGGAGGCTGCAAAACAGTTCTCTGATTTCCAAGCTATGGTTAATGCTGACAATCTTTCTACTGAAGGCAATGAATATACTACAGCTAAGAGTTATCTGGATAACGCAAAAGATCTGTATGATAAAGGCTTAGTTGGTACTCCTCAGTTTAAAGCAGCTGCAAAATATTTCTCTCAGAATGGTTTTGAAGATGCTGATAATTTCATTGAGAACTACAACAAACTTAAGAATTATTACACTGATGATGCTTCCGGTCCAAAGAGATTTTTAAGCGATCTTGAGGCTAAGGGATTAGCTACTTACAAAACTCTTGAGGATGGAAATCAGCAATGGATGTACTCTTTCACTGATACTCAAGAAGCTGCAGATGCTATGGGTATGAGTCTTGAATCATTCGAATCTATGTTTGGTAGATTGAAAGATTACGGCGATACAAATAATTTTGTATCTTCTCTTGAAGAAGGTGCCCTGAAATCTGAAGAGATTGACGATAAACTCATTGATGCTCAGATTAAAATGGGAAAACTGAAAGCCAGTGGTGCAAATCAGTCCGCTCTGGACGATCAACAAGCAGTTATTGACAATTTAATTGCACAAAAAACTGGTATTACTCAGGCTATATCTGATTTCAAAGATGGCACTGTTGATCGTAAGATTCAGGATATCAAGGATGCCAAAGGTTCTATTGACGAATTGAATCAGTACATAAAGGATAATGGTATTGATAAAGATTCTGATTTTGGTAAGAAATGCATCGAATCAATTCAGGAACAAGCTAAGAAGACTGGCATTAAATTAACACCTGAATTTGAAGTTGATGAGGCTGCTTATAATAAAATGATCCAGGGTTATGAAGCGAAGGCTAAAGGGCAAAAAATCAAACACTTCCAGGATGTTAACGAAGGAATTGAAAGTGGTAACACTGGAGATTATACAGATTCTGATGTTGAATTGGTTAATAAGATCAAAGATGCTCAGGATAAAAAGAGCGATAATTATAAGCAACTACAAGATCTTATTCAAACCCTTAATAAAGAGAATCCAGCAGATCTGGCACAAATTCAACTCGGTAATGGAGCTTATGAATCTGAAGATGCTGGCATTCGTGGCGCCGAGGATGCCTTACAAGGATTTGCAGATCAGCTTGATTTAACTCAAGAACAAGCCAATGCTCTTCTTACTGTTTTACAGGCTTTAGGCGAAGTAAAAGTCCAACCTGAGATGTCAGAAGAACTGAAAGAGATGCAGAAAAATAAAGGTTCTGTTGATCTTGCACATAGACCTGTTATTGATGCCAGCGAGTTATCAGACATGGGATATCAAAATGTCGGTGATGGAACAGCTACTGTATTTAGTAGTGGATATTCTACAGACGACGGAAAGAAAACTGTAGTTGTAACTCCAATCCTTCCAAATGGCGACGTTCTTGAACCTGAAGCTTTAGATCATTATGCAAATGAGATCCTTGAAACCGGTAAAGACACCCAAGGTATTGGAATTCGTACTTTTGAAGGTGATGATTCTATTCAGCAAGCTAATAACTATGCTGAAATGTTACATCAAGTACAGCAGGCTTATTATGGCGAAGATGAAGCTGCAAAACAAAGTCTTGAAACTCTAAAAGACTATTCCGCTCAGGAATTAATGAATATTGATTATACTGACGGTCAATATAGTGACAATGAAAGATATGCCAATGCAGAAAAATCTGTAGATTCGCTTATTGACAGCTATAAACAGATGGGTATGTCTGAAATGGAAGCTCAGGCTGCTGCTGAATCTCTTATCATGGTTATGGATGATATGGGATTACTTAAGGTTACTCCTGAAGTTGATACTTCCGGCATAGATGAATTGGATCAAGCTACTCAGGACGGAATGGCTTCATTGCGTCAGATGAAAGCAGATGGGGATATTGATCTCTCGTTCGAAATTGATAGTGATACTGACGGATTATCGATAGATGAATTACAATCTCAAATTGATGAACTTGAAAAAGCTAAAGTAAAATTAAAGTTAGACGTTGATTCTCCTGAATACAATGCAATTCAATCTATGATTGATCAACGAGAAACTCAGATTCATCTTCAAGTTCTTATGGATCAAAGTACTGATATTGATAAATGGTTAGCACTTGCGAATGGCGAAGACGGCGATAAGCAGTTAGCTATTGCTGCAGGAATTGATTTAAATGATGAAGATGCTCAATCTAAAATTGATGCTTTAAAAGCAAGTCTGAAATCTTTATCAGGCGATACACCTGCTATATCGGTTAAAATTGACGAAACTCAATTCCAAGCATTAACAAAAGAACAACAAGGCCAAGGAACTGTAACTTTCAAGCCAGAACATAAAGAAGTAGATGCTTACCTTGCTGAAGAGAAAAAAAGCGACGGAAAAGTAAAATGGTCTAATGAGACAGGTTTAGTAGATGTTTATGCTGCTACCGAACATTATTCTCATGGTACTGTTCATTGGGGAAATGATATTTCTGCCGTTCAAACTTCATTCACTGCTACCGGAACTGTTAATTGGATAAATGCAGGTGGGCCAAGTGGTGGTTTGAGTAAAGAAGTTGAACTCTCAAGTGGTACGTTCAAAGCTGAGTCTACTGGAAGCGCTTATAATGTCTTAAATATTACACCGGCTCATGCAAGTGGTACGAATGTTGCTATTAAACAAGATCAACAAGCTCTTGTAAATGAAGTTGGTGTCAACGGTCACGCTGAATCAATTGTTCGTGATGGTGTTTGGAGTTTAATTCCTGGCGGTGCTCATATAGAGAACCTGAAAAAGGGCGACATTATATTCTCTACTACTCAAACTGATGCTCTTCTTAAACATGGGGCTATTCAAGGACATGCCAGAGCTTATGCAAGTGGCACTGTTACTTCTCCAGGCGTTATGAAAGCCTATGCTGCTGCTGGTAATACTCCGGGATTCCATTTTCAAGGCGGAGCTGCAACTGTTAAACCTGCCGGATCTGGAAATTCTGGTAATTCCGGTAATTCTGGTCTTCAACATGCAATCGAAGATAATACAGATGCGGTATCAAATAATAGTGATGATACAAGTGACGCGGCTGATGAAGTAAGCGAAGCTCTTCAAAATGTAATCAAGAAGCTGAATGATAATGCTATGGATTGGGTTGAAGTTGCTATGGATCGTCTTGATCGTATAACTTCTAGGTATACAGATCTTGCCGAAAGCGATTACAGCCATTATACAAAAGCTCAAAAGTATTATAATAAAGCTCTTGAAAATACAGATAAAGAAATCAAGGCTGCTAAAGAAAGCATCTCTGTTTATAAAAGGAAGTCCGAAGAAGTTGCAAACAATGGCGAAGTAAGCAAATATCTTACTCCTGCTCTGAAGAAAAAAGTTCAAGATGGCACTATTAATATAGAAACATTGGATGCAAATCAGAAAGCTGCCGTAGAAGCATATAAACAGTGGTACGACAAGTATCTTGATGCCGTTCAAAAATATAGAGATAAGAAAACTCAGGAACTTGATTTAGCTAAATCTAAAGTTGATAATGTTTACGATTCCTATGATCTGATCATTAGTAAGCGTAAAGCCAAAGAGGAATATTATGCAGCTAAAGCTGAAAATCGTATAAAGAGCGGAAAATCTCAAAAAGTCGGTTCGGTATATTGGAAAGATCTTAAAAAACAAGTAAGTTATGCTCAATATCAGAAAGACTGGATGTTAAAAGAAAGAGATAAAGTTCAGCAAAGCATGACAGATTATCTTAATGTGAATGGTCATAACAAAAAAGATAAAGCTTATCAGGAAATGAAGAAAAATCTAACTGATTTGAACACGTCTATTGTTGAGGCTGATACACACATCCAAGAAACTAAAGCTGCTCTTGAAGAAACCAGAGAGAACTTAAAGCAATGGCAAATTGATCGTTGGGAAAGAGCTGGTGATAAGCAGGACGCTTCTCTTAGTTATAAAAAGAATGCTGATGATATTAATTATCAGCTTTCAGCCAATGATTATGAAGAACGTTTGAAAACTTATGATAAAATTATTCGCGCTGATGAAGAAAAACGTCAGCTTCTTGCAGAGGAAATTGCAACAAAAACTTGGAGTAATGAAGAGACGCAGAAAAAGATTGAGGAATACGATAACCTCACTGCTTCTATTATTAAATCCAAAGAAGCGATGCGACAATTAGCTCAAGAAGAAATTGATTTTCGATTTAAACCTCTTGATGAAGCGCAGAATAAACTTTCAAATCTTGTATCTGAGCTTCAGACTGCTCAGAAGTTACTTGGTGATACCGAGAGTTTCTATAATGATGATGGAGCCTTCTCTACAAACGGTTTGACCAATATTTTATTAGTTCAAGAACAGATTGACGCCACTAAGGATAAAATAGCAAATTATCGTGAGGGATTAAATAAGCTGGATGAAATGTATAAAAATGGTGCAATTGGTCCAGAATATTATAAGACTAAAACCGATGAAATGCTTAAGAGTTTGCAACAAGAGTCTGCTACTCTTGCTGATCTTAAACAGAACCTTCTTGATATGTATACCACTCAAGTTACTAAAGAGAATGATCTGTTACAGGAGAATATTGAAAAACGTAAAGATGCTCTTTCTGCTAAAGAGAAATATTACGATTATGACAAAACTCTAAAGAAGAAAACTAAAGATATCAATGCATTAAAAGCACAGATTGCTGCACTTGAAGGAACATCAAATGCAGCCTCAAAAGCTCGTCTTGAGAAATTACGTGCGGAACTTGCAGATGCAGAAGACGATATGGCCGATACAATGCATCAGCATGAAGTCGATATGAAAAATACCGGCTATGAGAATTTTTCAGATGAGGCAAATAAGGCGTTAGACAATACTCTTGATGCTGTTAAGAAAAATGCAGCTTTCCAAGAAGCTATTATTGGCAGCATGCTTTCTAATGTAAAAGCAAATTACGACAGCACCTATAAACATCTGGGTGACGTAATGGATCAATATGGCATGAAAGTTTCTCAAACTTATAGTCAAATGATCACAAAGGCAGCTGATTTTAATACTGCTGCTGTAAATGCAACAAAAGCATGGGAAGGTGTTACAAAAATTGACACCAGTAAGCCTTATGGCGGTTCATCTGCTGGTAATAGTGCATTTGATAGCGCAATGAATAACGCAGGATCTTCTCAGACTGCTGGAAGTCCAAATATTAAACCAGATACAGACTATACTCTGAAGCTGAGTGATACAGATATTTATCTGACATACAGTCATATCAAGAAACAGCTTAAAGCAACATGGTCACCAAAGAAACCAGAACACTCTGATATCGAGTGGAAAAGTTCTGATGAATCTATTGCGAAAGTTTCTTCTGATGGTACAGTTCGCGGTGTGTCTTCAGGTCTTAATAAGAACGGTTTAATGGCGCGTGATGAGTCTAAAACAAGAAAATGTATCATTACTGCTATTGGCGGTGGTGGTCTTGCTAAAGCTACTTGTACCGTTCATGTAATGCCGGATTCTCATTATGAGAAGATCAAGGATTATGCAGATAAAGCTGGAATCAAAGAGACTTCAGGTAATAATCTGAGAGATGCCATGGAATATGCTTATAAAAACGGCGCAAACCATAGCAATCAATCATATACCGCAGTTGAAGGATTTAAAAAAGCATATCTGAAGGACTGGACAAATTCTCTACCTAACCGTCCAGACGGTGCGACAGACGTTCCTGCCGGAGTGAGTCCTTTGATAGGATATTTTAATGCTAAAGGTAAGAAAGTCGGACCAAAAGAAATGCAACAGCTTGCAGATATTCTTCAGATCAATACTCCGGGTGTTAAGAAATATGATTCTTGGGGATCTACTCTGAAAAATAAAATCCTGAAGGCATATAAATCCTACGGATTCTCTAAAGGTGGTGTTGTACGGAAAGGTATTCCTGCCAGCATACTTGATATGATCGGCGGAGATGCTTTAATACCGCGTGGAGATTCTATGCTGATCGGTGCAAATCCGGGTGAAACTGTTCTGACAAAAGAATTCACAGATCAACTGAAACCTACAGTTGCTACTCTGAATGAATTTAATGCTAGAATGGCGAAACCAATTACCACTATTCTACCGTCGTCTTCAAATGATACAAGTGTGAATAGTGAGTGTAATATTACAATCAATGTTGATAAAATCAATAATGAGCAAGATATTAAGAAACTTGCTTATCAAATTGGTGATATTATCACTGAACGTAATAAACGTGACTGGAAAAAAGTTCGCTAATTTAAAAGGGCTGTCTTTAAGACAGCTCTTTTAATATTAAAAAATATATGAAAGAGGTGAGAAAATGCTACAATTTGAATTTAATGGTCATACTTCTGACGAATATGGATTGATTGTGACTAGAATAGAAGAAAATGATACTCTTGTAAATCGTTCTTTGCAGTTAGGAGAAAAGAATAAATATCGACCAAAAGAAAATCAGTTCGGAACATTATATGGTGATAATTATTCATTCAAAATGGGCGTAATGAGAAATCCATGCAGAAACAAAAATGTAGTTCCAGAATTAAAAAATGGAATTTTAAGATACGATCCAACATATACTCCATATTTAGATAATGGAATTTTAAAATTTTCTATGAATTATACAGCTGATATAAAAAATGGAATTATTATTCCAAATGATTCTGATTATTTAACTTCAAATAATATTAGAATCATTAATGCATGGTTAACATCCCCTCAATATCCAAGGCTTCTTAAATTTATTGGAGACGATTATTTTTCAGAAGAAATCGAATTTTTTGCTACAATTACAGAGGTATCTACAGAACATGCATCTCTTCCATATGAACTAACATACACAGTAACTTGTGATAGTCAATGGGGATATACTCCTCTTATTTTATGTAAAACAACTTCCTCTTCTACTCTTCCTAGAGAATATTCTATTCAGAACAATTCTGATTGTTGGGAAGATTATGTATACCCCACAATTAAAGTTTCTCCAAAATCTCATGGGATAATTACTATAAAGAATAAAACCGATAATGGTAGAACAATGAAAATTAATGCATTAAAAAGTGATGATTTCTATATAGATTGTAGAAATTTAAAAATCTACGACATCACAAAGTCAATTGTTTCATTTGAAGATTTAGGGATTGAGGATATAGATGACATTTATTGGCCTCGTCTTGCTTATGGAGAAAATATATTTGAATTTACAGGTGACGCGACATTTGAAATCTCATATAGAGAACCACGAAAGGTTGGTGCCTTTGCATGAGAATGATTCATAATTATGATATTTATGGAAATACAGAATCTGCAATCATTTATTTGGCTAAACCTGGAAAACGATTCTTTTGTGCATTAGGTGGAATTGATACTTCTACTGTTTCTGTTACGTTAAGAACTAATAATACTGCAGAATTAACTTTTACAGTTGATAAATATGTAGATGGCGTAGAATCTCAGGGATATGAAGAACTCGATGAAATGATGGAATTGTATTGTGACGGAATCTGGTATAAAATTATGGATCCTCCAACAGAGACAAATGACGGAATGCAATGTACAAAGGATATTACCGCCGAATCATATGAAATCTCTCTTACTCAATATAAACTAAAAAATTTTAAAATTAACATGGGCGAAGAAGATTCTTATGAAATGATGTACCAAAAAAATCATGATATTAATAAGTTTTATCAAATTAAATTTTATAATCCAGAAAATGAAGACCTAAGTTTTCTACATATTGTGCTGAAACATGCGGATGTACCTGGATGGAAGATCGGATATGTAGATAACATCACTCTGGATGATGATAAGGTATTACTTCCGAATGAAATTTGTAATTTCGATGTGGACGATCAAAATGTATATGCATTTTTCACCCAAACTGCTGCTCCTGCATATAAATGTGTTTTTGAATTTGATACCGAAAATTTATTAATTAATGTATATAAGCCGGATAGTTTAGGTAAAGATACAAATGTAGTACTTGGTTTTCGTAATATTCAAGATAGTGTAACAATATCAAGAGACGACAGTTTGGTAACACAATTTTATGTTGATGGACTTGACGATTACAATATCGATCTTGCAAATTTTGGAAACTCTGTAATTACAGATTGTTCTCATTTTTGTCGTGAACCATATATGAACATCATCCTACAAGAAAAATATACAGCTTGGCAAAAATACATAGAATCAAGAAGAGATGAATACTGTAATTTATCTAGGGAGTATAATAAAAATCTTGACATTCTTGCTGAATTGATGAATAGAGTCCCTATTGATACCGCTCAGACAAATTGGTTCGGACAAAAAGTTGAAGATCTAAAAGATGCATATGATTCAAACATGGCTATAATCAAAGGTTTTGAGTCTATTCATGTTGATGAAGAAGGAAATTTTGATCTTGAAGATTTGAAAAATTCATCCGATTGGCCTATGTACGAATCAATCATGAACTATACTCTTCCATCCATTGTGGCTGCGTTACAAGCTCAAGACGAAACTATAGAGGGTTTTGGTAAAGGAAACATCATCTCATGTGTAAATCCAGTTGTATTAGGTCAAGATTGGTATATGGTAGGTTCCGGAACTTCTTCGTTCCAAACAGTACAAATTAATGACGCACCTGCGTATGGAATTACTCGTGGAGTTAAAGTAACCGGTATAGATGGTGGTATCTATCAACACAATATCAGTATCGAACCATCTCAGAGATATACTCTTAGTTGTTTTGTAAAAGGATCCGGTACATTTTATCTTGGTTATAATAACACCGGAGAGGACAGAAAGAATATTTCTTATAACATCGCATCTTCTTGGACAAGAGTTTATACTTCTTTCAATCTAACATCACATCTTATTGATGTGGCATTTACAGGAAGTTCTGACTTTACTGTTTGTGGTATGCAACTTGAAATGGGAGACGCCCCATCTCAATTTGGATATTTTACTCAGTCTGAAGCAATCATGAAAGCGTATGAAACAGATTGGAAATTATACGGCATTGCAGAATTAAAAACTAAAATTGCCACATATGATTCATGTATCAAAGAACTAAAAAAGAATGGATATGCAGATGGATATAATCCTCTTTCTGGATACGAAGAGGCATATTTTACTCAAATGCATCAGAAATATCTGGATTATTTGAATTTAAAAGATCAGGCTGAAACTGCATTAAAGGAACGTCAAGCTGAATATGATGCGGCTAAGAAACCTGAAATTCAAGAAAAACGAAACCAGATTGCCAAAGATGTTTTAATGGAAAATTTTGGTAAGGTACAGGAAAAATATCCAGCGTTTACAGATAAGGAAACGTATATTATTAAGAGCCTATATAATCAAGCAACTTATTCAAATGAAAATATTATTATTACGACTCTTGATAGCACAGTTGATGCAGTCGATAAAGCGATTACATTATATAAAGATGCTGTAGAAGAATTGTATGTAGAATCTCATCCGCAATATACTTATACAGATGAAATTGGAAATATTTATGCTCTTCCAGAATTCAGAGAATATCATGATCAGCTTGCAGTAAATGATTTTGTTCGATTAGGACTATCTGATACACGATATGTAAAACTTCGTGTTGTAGAAATCAGATATAATCCTTGTGATATGGATGAAACGATGGAAGTTACTTTTTCCAACATGGTCCAATATAAATCAAAATTAACAAATGATAACGAATTTTTAACAAATGCATTAAATCAGACTTCTGACAGAACCGGTGGTCGTGTTAATTCAGTCAACAAATCTTCTACTTCTGATTATGTCATCACATCAGAAGCTATCAAACAAATCTTTTCAAATCCTCTATTCAATTCAATGTTAGGTGGAACTGTCACTGGAGGAACCGGGTCTGGCGGAACCATTACTGCTGATACAATTATTGCAGAACTCGTGAAAGCAAAAGAAGGTGTATTTGATAAGCTTACTGTTGATACTGCTTTCATGAAATATCTCGATGTAAAACTTATTTCCGCAGATAAGATCACAACTCGTATTCTCGAAGCGGAACAGGCAAATATTGAAAAGCTGTCAGCTAAGATTATAGAATCTAACCAGATTAATGCTGATATGATTAATGTGAAAAATCTTCTTGCAGGTCATGCAGGAGTTGGAGAATTACATACAATTCATCTTACTGTAGAAAATGCAGAAATTGATCAGGCTGTTATTACTAATCTCATCGCAAAGAAAATTGCAGTTGGAGATTTAATGGCTCAAAATGCTCTTGCAAATCAAATTGTACTTATCTCTAAAGACAATAAACCTACTATTGCATTTCAAGAAAGTACCCAACAGTTTTATGATTCCAAAGGAAATGTTCGTGTGCAGATTGGTATGGATGGTAAAGGGGATTTCAACTTTATTGTTAAAAATGGAGACAGAGCTGCTTTATTTGATGAAAATGGTATTACCCAGACAGGTATTCCAGATAATACAATTCTTGGAGACATGATTAATAACGCTACCATTACCAAAGACAAACTTGGATTCCAAATCATAGAACCAAATGAACAAGGTGGTATTGACATCACTAATATTTATGATGGCAAAGGAAATCAATGGTGGGGAATAGAAAAGACGACTATTACCGATGACTACACAAAGCAGATTAAGAATGTTACAGATACTCTGACCGGACAAATCGAAACTAAGGTTAGTAATACTCAATATCTTAAAGATCAAGAATCTATCCGAACAGATTTTTCTGATATCAAACAAAATGTTTCTGGGATTACATCTACTGTAAGCAGTATGCAAACAGATCTTTCTGAAGCTCAAGAAAAAATTAAAGCAAACACCTCTTCTATTACTCAGAATGCAGATAAAATCAGTTTTATGGTAACTGGTGACAAAGAGTCTGAGTTCACAGTTACTGATAAATTTATTCAGATGATTTCTGACCATATTAGCATTGATGCCAGCACCATTGACATTAATGGTATTATCACTGCAATGAATACACACACTGGACCAGGTAAAACTAAAATCGACGGTGGTATTATTGAAACTAACACAGTAAATGCTATGTTAATTGCTGCTCAGTTGTTGCAATCTAAGAATTATCAGGGACCCTCTGCGGTTGACGGAATTTATGCACAATCTGGACTCCAGGTTAATATGGAAACTGGTGCTATGACAGCAAAGAACTTCGCTATTGATGATAAAGGAAATGCTTATTTTAAAGGCAATGGTGAATTTGAAGGTAGCATCACTGCTAATAAAGGTTATATTGGTGGTATTGGTGGTTTTACTATTGAAGCTGGGAAATTGTATTCTGGCATGGATAGCTTGCCTGAACAACCAACATCAGTATCAAAAGATAAAAATGTATATATTGGTACAGACGGAATTGCTCTTGGTAGTGGAAACTTCAGAGTTGATTCAAATGGTAAGCTTTATGCTAACTCTGGTACATTTTCAGGAACTATTTACGCTGATGGAGGAACTATTGGCGGTTGGAATATATCTGCAAATTCATTAAGTAACAGAGATGGATCCATAAGTTTGAATCCAGATGGTTTAAAACTTGGCAATCAGTTAAATATAGATAATCAAGGGAATGCAACTTTTGGTGGTAAACTATCAGCTGTTACCGGAAGTTTTTCTGGTGAATTAGTTGCAGCAACAGGTAGCTTTTCTGGTGAATTAAAAGCTGCTACTGGCACATTCTCTGGGGATTTAAAAGCTGCAACAGGTAGTTTTAAAGGAGAACTTTCTGGTGCAACTGGAAGTTTTACAGGTAGTGTTATTGCTACATCTATTACTGCAAAGCAATCATATTCTATTTATTATAACGATGTTGGAACTGGTGAACCAACTGATTCAGTACAAGTAATTACTGCATTTGACTGGGGAACTAATACAACTCAAATTGGATTTGGGTTGATAGATTCATCTTTAGACTCTTCAAAAATGCATGGAATGCTTCTGATAAAAGAACAAGGCGCAAGAGTTCTAACATTAATTGCAGATGATATTAATACAAATGGATGGTTAAATGTTAATAAACTTAATATTACTGATTCATTCGGACAGTATAAAGGAGTGCCATATAAATCAATTATGTGGAAACCAACAGACACATTTGACTTTAATGGTTATAATCATCATCACACTATTCTTCCTTATAAGAATGGTAATTTTGCAGTAGGTATGGAAAGTACGACTACAGGAATGTTATCTATTAGTTTATTACCATATTTGTTATCAACTGAAACCGATGCATATGGTAATATTACAGTAAGTAAAACTAAAGATACTACTTCTCAGATAAGCATTGGAGCAACAGCTAATCCATATGCATGTATTTATGTAGATGCCATTTATCTTACTGGTGATAAAAAAGCTTATACCTCACTGGCTAATTTAGGCAATGGTGGTACAACTAATTATAATGGACTTACAAATAAACCTAAAATTAATAATGTTGAATTAGCAAGTGGAAATAATACATTATCTAATTTAGGGATTGCTGCACGATCACATTCTCATTCTAAATTAAATAACAGTTCTCCTGTAGGTTATACAGGATTTGGTCATTGCCATACCGTAATTATGAATAGTAATCATAATATGTGGATTGCAATTAATAATGATGGTACACCCGCATTGACTCCATATAAATTAAAAACATCAACTAGCTATACAGATGTTGATACATATTCATTGGAAAAGGGTGGCACTTGTAACCTCGGAAGCACAGATGCGCCTTGGAATGCTGTATATGCTAAGAATTACTATGATGAATATGGAAATAAGATTTCTACAGGCGGTGGTTCAATTAGTCTTAAAATTGATGGAGTTACACGTAGTTCTGGATTCACGAATTATAACCTTGCAACGCAAGATTGGGTGGCTGGTAAAGGATATTTAACTCAACATCAATCTCTTTCTGGATATGCTACTACAAGTTGGGTTAAAGGAGCATTTGGTGATACATTAAGTATTTCAGGAAGTACATTATATTTAAAAAATTATAACGGTTCTCAATTAAGCTCAGTTACTTTACCAACAAGTTCTGGTGGTGGGAATTATGCTCCATTAAATCATACACATGATCATTTAACAGGATCATTTGATGTTACAGTTGGTTCATCAACAATGTATCCAGATGGTGATGGTTCATATTCATGCGGTAGTAGTGGACATAGATGGAAATATGTTTATGCATCTAACGGTATAAATACTGGTTCTGATGAGTATATAAAAGAAAATATCAAAAGCATTACTAATTTTCCATCTATTGATAAATTTTATATGTCATTAAATCCAATTCAATATAAATTCAAACAACGTCCAAACGATGATGAAATATCTAAAATACATTTTGGATTTGGAGCAAGGGAAACAGAAAGACATCTAAAGGAAAATAATTTTGAATCAGAAAATTATAGTATAGTTACAAAATCTATTTTAGATAAGCCTAATTTTGTTGGACGTACTGATGAATATTCAATGAATTATCTTGAATTTATCTCTCTCAACACCCACATGACTCAAAAAGCCCATCACCGTATTGATTCTCTCGAATCTGAAAATCAATCCCTTAAGAATGAAATTCTTATGCTTCAGGGACAGCTCTCTCTCATTACTCAACGACTACAAAAAATGGAGGAAAAGTTATGTTAAAAATTAGTGAAACAAGAAATGTATCCGGTCAGGTTATGATCGGTGAAGGTGAAAACTCAAAGCAGGTTGCTTATCTTAATGCATCTGTTAGTAAAGATGGAAATGTAAATATCAATAAATCCATTCAGGATAGCGAAATATTTAAAACAAATAAAGAAGCAGTCCTGAAAGATTTTACAGAGTTTGAAACATATGTGTATGGAATTATTCCTGAATAAATAAGAGGCCATGAGCAATTGTGGTCTTTTATTATGCAAAGAAGGTGAAATATTTGACCAGTCGAGAATATGAACTTGAATTAAAGAAAATCAAAGCCAAAAATCGGCAGATTGAAATGAAACGAAATCTGAAGGCAGCAAAGGTTAAAAGATTCAATTTTAAAAAACCAAATACAAGTAAGCTTATTGTGTTTGTAGTCTTTGCTATTTGCTTACAGATTCTTTGGTTTAGTGAACATATGATAAGTCTCACTGGAGATACGAGTTATATGTATGCGCTCATAGGTATTCCGGCAGCGTTGATTCCTACAATTTTAGGATATTATGCCAAAGCTAGTAAAGAAAACCAGGTCGGAGGTATTACCTATGATACTGCAATGTGCAATTTAGAAGCACAAGAAAAGCCAGTCTTCGATCATGTATCTGAAGATGAGGCTGTAGGATGAATGGAGGTATGACTATGGACATCAAACAGGGTATTCAGGATGTATTATATCTGATCATTACTGGTATTCTTCCACTTTTAATCACTTATGGAATCCTCTTCCTAAAAGTAAAGATTAAAGAACAGGAAAAGAACCTGGAAAATGATCAGCTCGTAAAATATATAGACGCTGCTACTGATGCTATTAGTAAAGCAGTGCTCACAGTTAATCAGACTTATGTAGATGCTTTGAAGAAGGAAGGTAAGTTTGATGCAGAAGCTCAGAAAACTGCTAAACAGATGGCTATTGATAAAGCTAAGGCTTTGATTACAGAAGATTCTAAAGCGGCTATCGAAACATTATATTCTGACTTTGAAGCATATCTAAATGATGCTATTGAAGAACTCGTCAGAGAAAATAAAGTTACATATTAATATAAAAGGAGTACAAGGATTATGAAAAAAGTTATTGTAAATGCAGACATTATGGCAATGTATAAAACATTAAATTCTATGAAGAGTCGTGCGGATTTAATCGCAGGAGATGTTGATGTATTCTGGGCGAATACAATGAACCTGAAGACTCTTAAGGCGCAGGTAGATAAAATCTCAGAGGTTGAGCAGGAGTTAGTTGATTCTTATTTTACAGAGGAAAACTCACATTCTATTGTTGACGAAAACGGTAATGAAACAGGAAATCGTGCTCTTAATGATGACATAAAAGATAAAATCATCCCTGAAATTCAAGAAGGTCTGCAGAAAATTTATGATAAAACATGTGAACTTGATGTTGAGATGATCCCAGAGGAATCTCTCAAGAAAATGCTTAAATCTAATGAAGACAAACTGTCTATGCTTGATATGACAGTACTATATGAATTTGTAGAAAAAGGTGAGTAATAATGGCAACATATATTCAGGGAATTCAAACCTCTGTTGGTGTTGTTAAGTATGATTACAATTATCTGGCTAATCTCCCTGAATCAGATATGACATTATCTAAACAGGGTGCATTCGCTGATGCCCTTGTTGTTGGAAGAAAACTTACTCAGCTGGGAGCTGATGTGGATAAATTGAAAGAATCTATGACTGCCGTACAGAAGTCTATCTCTGATCTGCAGTCTGCAGATTCTTCTTCTAACACTTCAATTGAACAGATCAATACATCATTACTTAGCATGACCAATAATATCGAAACAATACAGAACAATATTACTACTTTGACTCAGAATACTGCTGAGATCAAGAAAAGTGCTGATAATGCGAATTCATCAGTCACAACACTGCAGGAAACTATTAAGTCACTACAGACTAGAATTGAAGCTTTAGAAAAAACTCAGACTAAATAAGGAAGGAGGCAGTTATGTATACACTAAAAATTACAGATGAAAATACTGTTGTAACAACAGTCAAAGAATCAATTGTGGAAAGAAGTAATTATGTAGATAAGATTCAGATTGTAACAAGTAAAATGTATCGGGAACAGATTGATATGTCAGATACAACTGTTTATATGAAGTATAAGCTCCCGGTGTCAGACAAAATTAAAATGACACAACTTATTATAAATAATCTTGAATATGAACAGAATTATATCCAGTATTTAATCCCTGTCGATGCAGCACTTACTGCTGAAGCCGGGGATATCGAAGTATCTTTCACGTTCTTAAAACTTGTTGCTAATGAAGATGGAACATACACTTCTTATATTCGAAAAACCACATCAGGTGTTATTCATATTACTCCACTTGTACAATTTGATAAATATGAACCTTCTGAATTGTTTACTGAAATTGATCAGAGGCTCCTTGCGATGGAAGGAATGATTAAAGATCTCAATGCTCAGAATAAAGCAACTTATGAAGGTATGGTAAAAGATATTCGTCTTAATACAGAAGACAGAAAAATCACTTTAACAGACAGAAATGGTGAAGATACCGGAAATGGTATCGTTGTAAAAGATCTTTCTGCTATGGTAGCCGAAGATATGACAGGTAAAGATCCTGATGGCACACAGGATGGAGTTGTTCATCTTGATCAGGTTGTCGATCTGGATAAATTATTAAAGTAAAGGAGTCATGATATGTCATTTAAAGATTCTAAAATTGCTGCTGCGGCTAATTCGGCAATGACTTTGAGTGCTGAGTTAGCCGTAGACACTGAGGAATATACATTATGTACTGATGGTCGTTATGAAGTATATACCAAATATCAAGACAATGCATATTCAACAGTGGATAACTTAAAAAATATTACCGTTGATGCTACACAGATTAATATTATGCAGGAAGAAAACAGCCAGTATATGCCATTTAGGATTCCAAGATATTGGGATGGTATGGATCTTATGGATATGCTCATCCAGATAAGATATGAATCTATAGCTGAGAAAAAAGGTAAAGTAGCGACAGTTATCAATGTAGCTTCCAACAATACTTATATTCGATTTGGTTGGTTGATTGATGCTGCTGTTACAGCAAATGCCGGAGATATAATTTTTGAAATTATGGCTACTGGCGTAAATGAAAAAGGAAACAATTATATTTGGAGAACCAGACCAAATGGTAAGTTTACTGTTCTTCAAGGATTAAATTATGACGGAATCATTGAACCTTCTGAAGATTGGTATACAAGTTTTGTAAATATGATTCTTGGTCATGTAGCCGAAGCAAAACAATACGCAGATGAAGCAAAAGCTTCCGCTGCTTCTATTAATGTAGATGATATAAAAGCAGATGTAAAAACATCTGTTATGAATGATCTTAATGGAACAGTAACTGAATCTCTGAAAGCATATTATACAAAAACAGAAGTTGATACAAAAGTCAAAGAATTAAACACTGCTATTTCTGGTATTGTCAGTTTGAAGAACTTAAAAGTTGAATATGACAACACAACTGGAAATTTAGTGTTTAAAGATGGAACGGAACCTATTGGAGAACCTATTACTATTAACAGTCTTGCAAACCTTATAGTTGAGTATTCTGTTGTCAATGGAAAAGGTTCATTAGTATTCAAAGATGGAGAAACTATTATTCAGACTGTAGAACTTAGTTCTATTGAGCCATCTGCTGAGTGGAGAGCTGCATTGAAGCAGGAACTTGAAGCAGAAATGGACGAGAAAGATACAGCAATCTCTAATCGAATTGGTCCACTTGAAACAGCTAAAACTGAAATCGAAAAGAATGTAAATGCCAATACTACTGCTGTCTCAGAGATAAAAACTACTATTTCAAACATTGAGAAGAAAGTAGAAAGTGCTACTACAAAATCTGATGAGGCCAAAAATGCTGTAGATATCTTGAAACAAAATATGACTTCTTATGATACTCAGTTTGAAGGAATTAATACAGATATTACAGATGTTAAGGCCGCTATTGAAGAAATCAAGAAAAATCCTGCGGCTGCAGAGTACGATGTTACATACGAAAATAGTATTTTTACATTTTTAAAGGATGGAGAAATCCAGAAAAGCTTTAAAATTGAAGGTGGTGGAGGATCTTCCTCAGATACTACTACTATTACTATTGAAAGAATCACAAATGCAGATGCTATTTTCTTACTTGGTTCAAAAGCAATTATTGAATATAGTTTTTCATCTGTAGATAATACTGGTGATACAACTGGAGCCGGTACTGCTGTGTGGAAAGTTGGTAATACTATTGTAGCTACGAATACGGCTGCGCAAGGAAACAATAGTTTTGATATCACTGAATATCTTAATGTCGGTGCAAATACTATTAGATTGACTATTACCGACAGTTTTGGGACACTTGCCACTAAGACATGGACTGTTACTATTGTAGAATTCAAACTTGAAAGCACATTTGATGATACTTTGTTATATACAAATACAGATGTAGTATTTAGATATACACCTTACGGAAATGTCAATAAGACTCTTCATTTTATCCTTGATGGAGAAGACTTAGGCACTGTTGAAACTCAGTCTTCCGGTAGGATTATGTCTTATAATATTCCTAAACAAGAGCATGGGAGTCATTTACTTAAAGTATATATGACTGCCACCATTAATAATAAAGATATTGTTTCAAATGAAATCTACAAAGATATCATTTGTGTTGATCCTACAAATAGAACTCCTATTATTGGATGTGCTCAACAGGAATTTACAGCACAACAGTACCAGGCAACAAGTATTAAATATGTTGTATATGATCCTGATCACAATCCAGCCTCTGTAAAACTATCAATTGATGGTAAAGTACAGAGCACTCTTTCTGTAAATCGTTCTGCTCAAATCTGGAGTTATAAGTCATCCACTGAAGGAAAACATAACCTGACCATCTCATGTCGTAAAGTGACTAAGATTTTATCAGTTAATATCACTAAACTTGATATTGATGTTGAACCAATCACAGCCAACTTAGCATTTGATTTTAACCCTGTTGGAAAATCCAATGGAGATACCGACAGACTCTGGACCGATAAAAATAACTCTGCTATTACTCTTTCAGTATCAGATAACTTTGACTGGGATAATGGTGGATACCAGATTGATGCTTCTGGAAACCAGTATTTCTGTGTAAAAGCTGGAACAACTGCTCAGATTAATTATAATCTCTTCGGAAAAGACCCGAAACAGACTGGTTCTGAATTCAAATTTGTATTTAAGACTCAGAACGTTCGTAATGCTTCTGCTACTTTCTTATCATGTATTGAGGAGGCAGATGGATCTGATGTTGGTATTAAAATGAATGTTCATGAAGCATACGTGAACACTTCCACGGACAGTTTATATTTCCCATATAGCGAAGAGGACATTATTGAATTTGAATATAATATTAATACAATTGATACAAAAGATACTTCTGCTACTTCTATTATTATGACTTACGAAGATGGAGTCGGAGGAAGACCTCTCATCTATGATAATGCTCATAGATTGCACCAGTACTCTCCTGTTCCGATTACTATCGGTTCTCCGGATTGTGATGTTTTAATCTATAGGATAAAAGCTTATTCTGCTTCTCTGACTGATTCAGATATCCTTGCTAACTTTATTGCAGATGCCAGAGATTCAGATGAAATGATTGCAAGATATAATAGAAACCAGATCTACAATGACAATAATGCTCTTACTCCAGATTCTGTAGCTAATGCTTGCCCGAATTTAAGAATTATAAAAATTGAAGCCCCTCACTTTACAAATGACAAGAAGGATTTTGTTAAAAATACTTCTATGGAATGTATTTATAAGAATGGGGATCCTAAATTAGATAACTGGAAATTTATTAACTGTTTCCACGCCGGACAGGGAACTACAAGTAATGAATATGGTTTTGCTTCCAGAAACATTGATGTTATCTGTTGTGCTGATGGTGTTCATCAGATCAGTAGCAAGATTCCGCTTGATCCTAACTATAAAACAGAGTTAGTTCTTGGTGATGGGACAAAATATGAGGACGGAACTGGTAAGATTAGTCTTACAAGAAACTCTGTTCCAAATAATTGGTGGAATTTTAAAGTAAATGTAGCATCTTCAAATATGGCAACTAATGCATTAGGACAGAAAAGATTCAACGACTTTTTACCATATGAAAGTCCTGCGGTACGTAGAGATCCTAAAGTTAAAAACTCTATGGAATTTGTCAATTGTGTAATCTTTATTAAAGAATCTGATCCTGATATTACTACTCATAGAGAATTTCAGGATACAGACTGGCACTTCTACTCTCTCGGTAATATGGGAGATTCAAAGAAGACTGATATTACAAGAGCTTATGATCCAGAGGATATGAAAGAATTCTGTATTGAAATCAGTGACAATACTCTTCCAAACTCTGCATTCCAGACCGGTATAACAAACCAAGATGGAACTATGAAATATCCTATCAGTAAAGCTGAATGGAAAACTGGTAATACAGCATATGATGCTCTGTATAATAACTGGGATGGATCATTTGAATTCAGATATGATTGTTGCGGCGATTCTAAGGATGGTTCTGCTCTTACTTCTGATGAAGCAAAAAAGAAAATACGTACAGATAACAAACAGATTTGGAGAGATTTCTATGAGTTTGTAATTACGTCTAGTGATAAAGAATTTAAAGATGGCTTGAAAGATTGGTGTATTCAGGATGCAATGCTCTATTTCTATTTAGTTACACTCAGATATAGTATGATTGACAATAGAGCCAAGAATGTTTTCCCGCATTGGGCAAAACATTATATCACTCAGGAAGAAGCTACAACTATGGGTGATAAAGCTAAATATTATACTATAGATGATGATGCGGCTGCTCTGCATAATGGTTATAGATTTGATCTATGGGCATATGATATGGACACTCAGCTTGGTATTAATAATTCAGGTGAGCTGTCATTCCCATATGGTAAGGAAGATACTGACTATAAAGAAGAAGGAAATCCTTCATCTGGTTATGTTTTCAATGCTGCTGAATCTGTATTGTGGTGCAGAATACGTGATGTATTTACACAAGAATTAAGAAACATGTATCAGTCTGTAGACTCTAACTGTTGGTCAGACTCCCACTTAATCAATGAGTATGAAGCATGGCAGAATCAGTTCCCAGAAGAACTGTGGAGAATCCACTATGAAAGATTGTATATAAGAACATATCGTGCTGGGACAGTAAGATTCCTTAATGAGATGATGAATGGACGTGGAAAATATCATCTTAGACAATGGGAACGTGACCAACATATTTATATGGGAACGAAATTCTTACATACAGATGTAAAGTCTGATCAGATTATGTTCAGATGTAATACACCTAAGAAAGTTGTAGTTAAACCAGATTATACTCTGAAGATCATTCCTTATTCTGATATGTATATTTCTGTACTTTATGGTAACTCTCCAGAAACTACTCAGGTACGTGCAAAGGCCGGACAGGAATATAAAATTACTACTAACCTGACAAATATGGATGATACAGCGATTCTTATCTATGCTGCATCAAGAATTGAAGCACTAAATGATCTCTCTGCTTGTTATATTCATGATAATGATTTTTCAAAGGCTTCTAAGCTGAAAACTCTTATCATTGGTAATAATACAGCTGGATATCAGAATACATTTATGACATCTCTTAATATGGGTAATAATACTCTTCTTGAGACTTTGGATATTCGTAATTGTCCAAATCTTACCGGATCTGTTAATTTGTCATCATGTGAAAACCTTATTAATCTTTATGCAGATGGAACTATCATAACATCGGTATTGTTCGCTAACCATGGAAAGATTACTCATGCTTCTCTCCCAGCTTCTATCAATACACTTACATTCAAGAATCTTAAGGATTTAACTGATTTTAAGATTGCAGGATACGATAATTTACAGACATTTGTATGTCAAAATTCTATTGTTGATGCTCTTGCTATATTACGTGCAGCTATCAAGACTCTTCGTATTGTAACAATTACAGGCATTTCATGGAATCTTGAGAATACAACTATTCTTCAGAAATTATCAAAACTTGCCGGTATTGATGATAATGGCGCTACTACTGAGCAATCAATTCTTACTGGATCTGTTCATGTTCCTGTAGTCAGACAGCAAGAATATAAGGAATTTATTGGTACCGAAGAGGAACCGGGTATTTGGACCGACCTTACTCTTACTTACGATTCAATCATCACTCAGTTTAAAGTAACATTCGTCAATGACAATGAGGAACAGAGTATCCTTGATATCCAGTATGTAGATAAAGGTGGAAATGCTGTTGATCCTCTTACAAGAGAAACTGATCCAATTTCAACTCCTACAAAGCCAAGTACGATCAAACTTGATTATACGTTCAAAGGATGGGATGGATCACTGACCGGGGTGTTTACTGACAGAACTATTAAGGCTGTATATGATAGTAAAATACGTCAATACCCAGTTAAATATGTTTCAAAAGGATTGGTCTTACAAGAAACTACTGCTCCATATGGGTCTTATGTAAAATATACAGGTGACACTCCTGTATATACTGCTGAGGAATCTGCTTATAAGTACAATCTGTTTAAAGGATGGGATAAGTCAGGATTTGTCGATGGAAATAAAACGATCAATGCAGTATATGAAACCTGCGAATACGTAGATGGATACTTTGATGGTAAGGATCTGGCCAATATGACACAGGTTGAGCTTTATACTCTTATGAAAATGGGGCTTGAAGCAAAATCATTATCATTAAAAGATACATTAGATTTCAAACTTGGTGTTGATTATAGCTATGGCGACATTGAAGAGCATGAAGTTATTTCAGTTGCGACTAAATTTGATGGAACAAACTATATTGACACCGGATTAAAGATCATGGAAAAAGACAGAGACTTTACGATTGCTATTGACTTTGAATTTGATTCAGGAAATAGTGTAAACTCCACTCTTGCTCAGTGTTTTCAGGGTGATGGTTCAAATGGATTCAGACTTTGGTATTCTCAGGAACCTCGTTTCTCATGGAATACTGATAGTATAACTCCATCTGCTGGAACAAATCGAGAGATTATTGTATTCCGTCATGAAGCTGGAAGTCAGAAGCTTTATGTATACAATTCAAACATGACTGGGAAAGAAGTGTCTTCTACTACTCTGAATGCGATTAGGATTCCAGAGCATAGTTCTACTCTCGTATTTGGATGTTCTAAAGCTGACGACGGAGCATATGAAAACTTTGCAAAAGGCACTGTACATTGGGCTAAAGTCTGGTACGCAGATCTTGGTGAAGAACAATGTATGGATATTGCTGCATGGATCCACGAAATAATCCCTATGGAAGTGGCTAAGTTTAAAGGATATTATCTGTCTGACGTTGCTTCAAAGAGAGCTAACATTACATTTGTTGCTTCAAACCTGTTAGGTACTGAAAAGCCTTATAATAATAAGAGCACAAATGCAGGTGGATGGGCTGAATCTTCTCTGAACACATGGCTGAATACACGTTTGCTTAAAGCTATTTCTCCTTTATGGAAAGCTCTGATCAAACCTGTAAAAGTATACTCTTCTATTGGTAATAAATCAAATGATACATCCGTATCTAATTGCAGATTCTATGTTCCATCTCTGTACGAAATTGATCCTACTGCTACTTCTGAACCATATATTTCTGAAACAAATGCTCCTATTGCTTATTTCACAGATGATGATACCAGAAAGAAAGCAAATTCTTCTACTCCTACGGAGTATAAATCTTACTGGACCAGATCTCCAAATGCTACAGTTGCAAACTGGCTGTATACAGTCAATGAAGCCGGTGGAACATATGGGTTCTCTTATCCAGGACAGAATTCTGGAATCTTACTTATGTTCTCAATTTCAAGTGAGGGGTAACCATTCCCATCTTATAAGGAGGATATCACATGTATTATAAAGTAATCAAAAATGATGAAGTCGTAGATGTCCTTAATCATATCCTGTATATCAAATATCAGGAGAAACATAGTCTGTTGCTTCTATGTGATATCACAGAAGCACAGGCTATTTTAAGTTCAGACGGAAAATATGGATGGCACATTGAAGGTCTCTATAATTTTCCGCCTGATAATGACATTTATGCAATAAAAGAAATTTCAAAATATGAATATGACAAATTGAAGAGGTGATCACAGCATGGCGTTAATTCCAACCTGGTATTCTGCATCAACTAAGCAAATTGCAGAAAAGGCTTTACAAAGAGGGGTGCTAAAATACCCAGGACTTTGTTACATCCAAGACAGTAAGAGTATAGCGTGGGTGACCATCGACAACACATTAGAATATGTCAAAGGAGATAAACAGATTACAGATGTAAAATGCATCGGATCAAATCTTATGTTTTTCTCTGGAGATAAACTGCTTTTCTCTTATGACATATCTATGACTGATGAAGATAAAGATCATATTATTGAAGAGGTCAAGAAAACAATCGGATTGGATAATTATGTCAAATCTTCTGAGCTTTCTACTCTTTTAGATAATATAATCGGTAATCTTGAAGATAAGTCCACTGTTGTAGACTATATCAATAGCTTATCTTATAACAAATTATTTGACGTACCTATTGTAAATCTTATAGGTACACTTACTGTTCCTGTGAAGATATCATCACTCGATGATGGTATTTATAAAGTAAAAGGCCAATGTATCATTGGCGGAAACAATACTACTGTTCAATCTTCTGCAGACGATGTTCTGTATCTTGTATCTCATGATGCTGATACTTCCAGCACAACAATCACAAAAATGCAAGGAAAATCTATTACATTGTATTTCATTCAGCAAGATGGTGAATATACGACTGATCGTTATGTCACTGAAAGCTGGATTAATGAACAGAATTTTGCAAGTGCTGATTCTGTAAAAGAATATGTTTCAAATATCATTGAAGAAACTGTTCTGGATGTTTTAGATGAACATATTGACTCTGCTTTAGACCGAAAACTCGGAGGTATTGATTCCGAAGATTTAACAAATATATTTCAAGGAGGAAACTAATTATGGCAAAATTACAGTTCGCTACACTTTCTAATCTTCAGGAGTTTTTAAATCTGCATAACGTACAGATCGACTCTAAAATCAGTGAGGCTGTCAAAAACTCAATTAAAACAGTATCTCAGTCAGAAGACGGATACACACTTTATTTCTACACAAAAACTGCTCCAGTAACTATTGATGAAGCAGCATTTACTATTACTATTCCTCAGCCAACAGGAAAAGCTGACAAAGTAAAAGGTGCAGTAAAAGGTCATCTTGCAGGATTAGATGAAAATGGTAATCTGGTAGATTCTGGAAAGACTGTTGCAGATTTCGATGCTGCTGGCGCTGCTAACACAGCAAAAACAGAAGTAATGTCTTATGTTGGTACCATTCCTGCTGATGCAAAAGCTAAAAATGTAGTTGCTTATATCAAAGAAGCTGTTACTACTGGTCAGTATGATGATTCTGCATTAAAAGCAAGCGTTGCAGCTAACACAGCAGCTATTGGAACACTAAATGGCACTGGTGACGGATCAGTAAAGAAAGCTGTTGCAGATGCAGTCGCTAAAATCGTCGCAGATGCTCCAGAAGCATATGATACACTGAAAGAGATTTCTGATTGGATTTCTACACATACATCTGATGCTGCTACAATGAATTCTCAGATCAAAACAAATAAAGAGGATATCACAAAGCTGAAGACTCTTATCGGTACTCTTCCAGAATCTGCTACATCCAAAGATATTGTAAGCTATATTGCTGAGTATGTATCTAAAGCTCTCGCAGACTCTGATCTTTCTCAGTATGCAAAAGCTGCTGATCTTGAAGCTGCTGTAGGTAGAATTGATGCTCTTGAAAAGAAATTACCTACATTAGAAGCTGCTGATAAAAAGAATGCAGAAGATATTACTGCTGTTAAAGGCAGAATGGATACAGCAGAAGGCAAAATTACTGCTGTAGAAAAAGATCTTGCTACTGAAAAACCGAAGATTGCTAAGAACACATCTGATATCACCGCTCTTAAGGGGCTTGTTGGAGATGGATATGAAGCAATTCCAAGTGCGTCTATCAAAGGTTTATTTACTGCGTAAAAATACAATTGATTTTATTGGGAGGAGAGCTGCAATGCTCTCCTTCTATTTTAAAAATAAAAATGGAAGGATGTGACTAATGCAAAATGAAAGAACAATTTCTTAATCTCACTGGATTAACAGAACTGGTTGGTTATTTGAAGACAAGTATAGCTAATCATAAAGAAATACTTCCATATGCTTCCAATAAGTTATTTCCGTCTGTTGGAGATATAAATACTATTTATATAAATACTGCTACGAATACTATTTATCGTTGGGATAGCTCAAGCAAAACTTATATTACTCTAGCAAAAGCCGTAAAGTCTGTTGCTATCTCAGAAAGTACTGAAAACGGAAAAATCACACTCACTGTAGATGGTAATAAAACTACTGTTCCTGTTCACGGATTAGGATCTGCTGCATATACAAATTCAAGTGCTTACTCTTCTGCCGGGCATACTCATACAAAAGCTCAGGTAGGACTTGGTAATGTAGATAATACAGCAGATGCAAATAAGAGTGTAAAACATGCAACTACTGCTGATAGTGCAACTACTGCAGGAACAGCTACAAATGTATCCGCTGGAGAAGGTACTGCTGATGCAGCTAGACATGTTTGGTTTTCTGACTCTACCACAGAGACAAAGCGAGCATACAGCGATAAGTTTAAATATAATCCTGTTACTAATAATCTGACGGTAAATGTTACAGGAAATGCTGCGACTGCAAGTAGTGTCGCATGGGGTAACATTACAGGAAAACCTTCTACCTATACTCCTTCTGCGCATAATCATAATGATTCAACTATTACTTCTCTCAACGCAAGTAAACTCTTTGGAACAATTGATATTGCAAGGCTTCCCCATGGAGCATTAGAACGTCTGGTTATTGTTGAAGATGATACTGCACGTTTTAAACTTACTACTGCTAATATTCAGCTTGGTGATACCGTAAAAGTAACTAAGACTGAAAAAATGTATTATGTTGTTGATGAGAGCAAATTATCTTCTGAGGCTGGTTATTCAGTATATACTGCCGGAACTGCTACTTCTGTACCATGGTCTGGAGTTACTGAAAAGCCTAGCAGCTATCCACCAGCGTCTCATAATCATGATGAACGTTATTATACCGAGACTGAGATGAATAGTAAATTAGCTGAAAAAGCTACAAAAGTACATACGCATACTAAAAGTGAAGTCGGATTAGGCAACGTTGACAATACTGCTGATGCCACAAAAAGTGTAAAATATGCTACTTCTGCAGGTAGCGCATCATCTGCCGCTGCTCTTACTTCTAATGCTGGATCATCAACTCAGCCAGTATATTTCTCAGGTGGTAAGCCAGTAGCTTGTTCATATACACTTGGTAAGTCAGTGCCTGCAGATGCATTATTTACCGATCATACTTATGGAAACATGAAGGGTGCTACTTCTTCTTCTGCCGGAAGTGCTGGTCTTGTTCCTGCACCTAATATAGGAGAACAATTAAAGTTTCTTCGTGCAGATGGTGCATGGGTAATCCCTACAAATACGACATATTCTGTAGGTACATCAAGTTACTTAGGAATAACTAAGCTTTATACTGAAACTGGGTCGGCTACAGATGGTACCATGACTCAAAATGCTATTACTTCTGCTCTTAACGGGAAATCTCCTACCTCTCATACGCACAATTATGCAGGAAGTTCTAGTTCTGGTGGTGCTGCAAACTCCGCAAATAAACTAGCAACTGCTAGAACCGTATCTGGTGGAACTGACATCACGCTAAGTTTTAACTATGATGGTAGTGGTAACTCCTCTGCAAATATCGGATTTTATAGTTCGTCTGCGAGTGTAGGCGACAAAAACAATTATCCATTCCATCGATTCGCAAAACTGGATACTATTGCTGCAAGCTATTCAGATAAATCAACCACATTCTTTATCTCACAGGATTATAGTGGTGGTGGCTTCGGTATTGTACGAATTGTATTACGTACGAATAACAGCAGCTTAGCATCGACAGTTGAAGTAAAATGGCTGGTTCGTTGTGGCTTAAGTGCGGATAGCGTACAAGTCGGAATTTACAATGTTTTTGGAAAGACTTACGCAGATGCCTTCTTTAAAACAGGAGGATCGTATGCTGGAACTTGTTTCCGTACACTTGCAAGTGGTGCGCGTGGTGGTATTAGCAGAACTTGGGTGCTGGTCAATTCTTCAGAAGTAAGTGGAACCTCTGCAACAGATGCAAAAACATCTACCGAGTGTTATGCTACTATTGCAGCTGCTGGTACCGCACTTCATAAACAAGCATATAGTAGTATCGTTTCTGGTACTGATAGCGGTACTGCATCTTATGCGAATAGTGCTGGCAGTGCAAATTCTGTTGCTTGGGGTAATGTTACAGGTAAGCCATCTACATTCGCACCATCATCTCATACTCATAACTATGCAGGATCCTCTTCTGCTGGCGGTGCTGCTACATCAGCAAATAAATTATCCACACCTAGAAAAATTGGTAACGCATCTTTTGATGGTACTGCTGATATTACCTTATCTCAGATGGGACTTAATGTTCCTGTTGAAATTACAAAAGCTAACTATCTTGCAAAAAAGAAAGCTGGAACTTTAAATGCAAATACCTATTACAATGTTATTGATGAATATGATTCTGCAAATGTTATTAACGACTCATCTGTAACAGCCAACAGTGCGTTTTCAAGTACTAAATCAGAAAAAACATATGCGAAGAAAAGTACACTTGTTAATACTACTCTCACAGCAAGTAAATGGACTGGATCTTCTGCTCCATATAGTTATGTATTATCCGTATCTGGAGTAACTTCTTCAAATATTGTAGAAATAGATTATGCTTCTAATGCTTCATCTGCTGCTATTGAAGCTTATCAAAATGCAATGTTAGCTGACGGAGGACAGACTACAAATCAAATTACTATAAAAGCAACCGAGAAACCAACTGTAGATATTCCCATTACTATTGTTATAAGAAATGATTTATAAAAGGAGGCGATAACATGGCAATTTATAAAGGTGAACAATGTCTTGCCGGAGTTGGTAAGAATGCAACTATTAAAATTGGTACTGCTAAAACAGGTACTTCGGCTGCGGTAACTAATTCTGGTACTGATACAGATGCTATATTGAATTTTACATTACCTAAAGGTGATCAGGGAGTTGGAATTTCAAGTGTTATCCCTCATTATCTTGCAAGTCCTAAATCGCAGGGAGTGACCAGATCAACTACTGGATGGGCGACTTCCGCTCAAGTTATGACATCTACAAATAAATATTTGTGGTGTTATCATGAATTTGTTTTGACAAACAATAATCATTTGTATACAGATGCAACCGTTATAGGTGTTTATGGAGATAAAGGTGATCCGGGTACAACTGATTACAATGGATTGAAGAATAAACCGGTCGTTAATGGAGCTGTAACTGCTTATCAGTCAGATATTATGAAATCTCAGTTGAGAAATGTGACATTCTCTACTGAAGAACCTAAGACAACTGATGGTAAACCTGGTGATATGTGGGTGGTGTATGGCGATGAGTAATATTAAAACTGGTGATATTTTAAACTTTGATTATACTGGTACTGTCCAAACTGTAACACTTCCTAAAGGTACATATAAGTTGGAGTGTTGGGGTGCTCAAGGAGGATACAGTTCTTCTAATTCAGGAATAGAGGTTGGTATGGGCGGAAAAGGTGGATACTCCGCTGGAACTATTACACTAAACCAAAAAACACTTATATATATTTATACTGGTGGAGTTGGTAGCATAAGTGGCAACGGTAAAGCAGATGGTGGATTTCCTAATGGTGGTTCATCTTGGGCTTCCAGCACAAGCGAAGGTGCTGGTGGTGGCGGTGGATCATCCGATATCCGTATTGGTACCGATTCATTGTATGCTCGTGTTATCGTAGCTGGAGGTGGCGGAGGTGGCGGTGAAGACAACGAAACTGGCGGATATGGTGGCGGTGAAACTGGCGGAACTTCAGGTTCTGGAACACCTGGTAGTCAAACTGCTCCAAGTGGATATTTTGGAATCGGTGGTCATACTTCCTATGATGGTGGAGGTGGTGGCGGTGGATGGTATGGTGCTTATCCAGCCGGTGGTCAAACAACTCCAGCTACCGGTAGCAGTGGAAGTGACACATCTGGCTCTCCTGGAGGATCTGGTTACGTTTATACTTCTGCTACAGCCTCTAATTACCCGTCAGGTTGTTTATTAAACTCTTCTTATTACTTATCTGCTGCTAAAACCATAGCAGGTAACACTTCTTTTACATCTCCCACAGGTTCATCTGAGACAGGGCACTCTGGGAACGGCTATTGTCGAATTACTGTTATTGAATGCAAGAATACGGCGCTATATACCAGAATAAACAATTCAATGAAAAAGGCTACTGCTTTTTATTTCAAATTAAATAATAACAAAATGTACGGCGTTGGATCTGCTAATTATAATGGTTCTGTTATGAATTTTGATTATACTGGTTCGGTTCAAACTGCTACATTGGCTCCTGGTACATATAAACTTGAATGCTGGGGCGCTCAAGGTGGGAATGGATCATCTAATGGTAATTCTAATATAAATGCAGTTGGTGGTCTTGGTGGATATAGTGTTGGCACCATTACATTAAGTAAAACACAAAAAGTATATATATATTCTGGTGGAAAAGGACAAACTAAATCAAATACCGGTAGCTATTCTACTGTTAATGGTGGATTTAACGGCGGTGGGTCAAATTATACTTGTGGTTCCGGAGGTTCTGGTGGCGGTGGATCGGATATAAGGATCGGAACTGATTCATTATATGCAAGAGTAATTGTTGCAGGCGGCGGTTCTGGAACAGGATGGACAATTAAAGGTGCCGCTGGCGGTGGAATATTAGGCTTATCAAACTATAATTCATCTTACAATAGTACTCAAACAGCAGGAGGAATAGCTTATACTTCAGCTTACAATATAATGCCCACAGCTGGCACTTTTGGTATAGGTGGCAATGGTTCCGGTTCTTCAGAAGGCGGTTCTGGCGGTGGAGGCGGCTGGTATGGAGGTGGCGGAGCCGGATATACGGGCGGTTCTAGTGGTGGATCAGGTTATGTCTACACTTCTGTCACTGCTTCAAATTATCCAAATGGTTGTTTACTTAACTCTTCTTATTATCTTTCTAATGCTCAAACTATTGCCGGAGATCAATCGTTCCCTGCTCCTTCTGGTTCTACAGAAACTGGTCATTCTGGTAATGGACATGTAAAAATCACTAAATTATCAGATGTAATATATCTTACTCATGCTAAGAACAACATAATGGATTTTAATTATACAGGTTCAGTACAATCTAAAACTCTAAAACCAGGTACGTATACAATAGAATGCTGGGGTGGCCAAGGAGGAACTTACAGTAGTTACATAGGCGGATACGGTGGTTATTCCAAGGGTACTATTACTCTTACTGAAGCAACTACTGTTTATATATCTGTTGGTGGGGCTGGATCTTCCTCTTCTACTGCTGCAGGATTCAATGGTGGAGGAACTGGTATTTCTTCTGGTAGAGGTGGTGGAGGAGCTACAGATGTTCGTATAGGTCAAAATTCTCTATATTCAAGAGTTATCGTAGCCGGAGGTGGCGGCGGAGCTGGTGTAACAAGTGCCAATGCTAATCCTTGTGGTTGTGGCGGTGGAGAATATGGTGGAGATGGATATTACAATGATACCACTGGTTCTTATACTATAGGTCAAAATAGATGTGGTGGTAGTGCCTCACAAACTGCAGGTGGCAAAACATGGAGCACGAGCACTCAGGCTACTTTTGGTCAAGGCGGAAATGCTTCAGGCTACTCTTGTGGTGGTGGCGGAGGCGGCTGGTATGGCGGTGGTGGAGCCTATGACAGTGATTCTGACTCTGATGGACGTTGGGGTGGAGGAGGCTCAGGATATGTTTATACCTCTTCTACAGCTAAAAATTACCCTAACGGATGTCTACTAAATTCTACTCATTATCTCACAAATGCTCAGACTATCGCAGGAAACACTTCTTTTACTTCTCCTACAGGATCAGCAGAAACTGGTCACACAGGCAGTGGATTCTGCAGAATTACAAATTTGAACCCAACACAATATGGATTATACGTAAAAACGAACTCTGGTTGGAAACACATAGATTTATAAAAGGAGGGCTTAACTATGCCGATTATATTTCACGGAACAGGTAGTGGCGGCTCTGCTAAAAAACTAAAAACCGCACGAACTATTAATGGTACGAATTTTGATGGTACAGCTAATATTACTACTGCTAATTGGGGAACAACAAGAACCGTTACTGTAGGAAATACAAGTAAATCTGTAAATGGATCTGGAAACGTAAGTTGGTCGTTAGCTGAAATAGGTATTCATCTTTCAACAACGGAACCTGCAGCTAGTGACGGAAAAAATGGAGATATTTGGATTACTTATGAATAAAAGACTGAAAGGAAGGTGAGGCTTATGGCTTGTAGTAATGGATGCGGAACTTCTTGTTCTACTGACTGCACTCATTCATCATCTGGTGGATGTGGTGGTTCTTGTGGTGGTTCTTGCTCTACTAACTGTACTGGTGGATGTTCTGGATATTGTGATGGAACTTGTAAGGGAGGTTCAGGAAGTACTTGTTCTGACTGTACTGCCAAATGTGCTAATGACTGTACCGGAGCTTGTACAAATGCTTGTGTAACCGGATGCACTGGCTGTGGGAACAACTGTGATGGAGACTGTACAAGCGCCTGTGCTCAAAGGTGCTCTAATGATTGCAATGCTGCATGTACTGCTACTTGTGCTTATGATTGCGAACATACTTGCACTGCTTCTTGTGCCAACGACTGCACCAGTTGTGGTGGATCTTGCTCAAGTAATTGCTCAGGAAATTGTGATTCCGGTTGTTATACTGGTTGTTATGGTTGTGATTCTACCTGTTCTGGTGGTTGTTCTGGCACTTGTAATACTACTTGCACTACCACTTGCGCCAATGACTGCACTGGCGGGTGCAAAGGAACCTGTACAGGTGGATGTGGTGGTTCTTGTGATAATTCATGCGGCTTTTCTTGTGAAGCTTCATGTGATAATAATTGTACTGCTGTTTGTTCTGTATCTTCTGTGTACGGTGGAAACTCAGAAAAGAGTGTATTGAATTTTGCTTATACAGGTAAAGCTCAATCTGTAACCCTTGAGCCTGGAAAATATGTTCTTGAATGCTGGGGAGCACAGGGAGGTTATCGTTCTAATTCTAGTTATGGTGGAAAAGGTGGCTATTCTACAGGAACTTTAACATTGACTCAAAAAACTACTATATACATATATGTCGGTGGATCTGGAAATTCTGTTACATCAGCATCAAATTCAATCTATCCCGGAGGTTTCAATGGTGGTGGATATAGATACAATTATAAAGGTGGTGGTGGCGCTACTGATATTCGTATTGGAAGTGCTTCTTTATACGCCCGTGTTATCGTTGCAGGCGGCGGTGGTTCTGATGGTAGTCCTAATTATAGTGGTGGGTATGCAGGTGGTGTATCTGGTACTAGGGGAAATTTTGGATGTGGTTCATATGGATATGGTGGATCTCAAACTGCTTCATATTCATCTTTAAGTGCTATTAATTCACAAGGCACCACAAACTCTTCTTCTAATTGTGCTGCTGGTTTTGGTTTCGGTGGTTTTGGATGTTATTACGCTTCAGGTTATGGTGGAGCCGGTGGCGGAGGATGGTACGGTGGACAAGGTACTTATCCTGATGGTTCTGGAGATGATGATGGCGGTGGCGGTGGCGGTTCTGGTTACGTTTATACTTCCTCTTCTGCTTCTAACTATCCTCAAGGTTGTCTTCTAAATTCATCTTACTATCTTTCTGATGCTTCTAATTTATCTGGCAATGAATCTTTCAAATCTCCTTCTGGTGCTACAGAAACTGGTCATTCTGATAATGGCTATTGTAGGATTACCTGTTATGTCAAAAAGAAAACTCTACATTGTAAAATGAACAATGAAATTAAAAAAGCAGCTCCAGTATTTATGAAAATGAACAATAAAATTTATGATGCTGGCGCTAATGCTGTAATGGATTTTGCTTATACAGGAACAGCTCAAGCTATATCACTTCCAAGAGGAAAATATATTATAGAATGCTGGGGCGCTCAAGGCGGTTCATATAGTAGTTATTATGGTGGTGCTGGAGGATATTCTGTCGGAACCATAACTCTAACTAAAAATTCTACGGATTTATATATTTATGTTGGTGGACAACCAGAAGCTACAACTTCAACAGGTGAAACACCTGGTGGATTTAACGGAGGAGGAAAAGGTTGTTCAAGAACTTATAATTATAGTAGTTATGGACAAGGTGGCGGCGGTGCAACCGATGTTCGTATAGGAAAAAATGATCTTTATGCTAGAGTTATTGTCGCTGGTGGCGGCGGAGGTTCATCATCAGAAAATTCGCTTACAACAAAATATGGCGGTGGAACTACTGGTGGTTCTTCTGCTTCTGGATATGGAGCTACACAAACTGCTGCAGGTACAAATGGTTCGTTTGGTCAAGGTGGTTCTGCAACAACTTCTGGAACTAATTATAATTATGGTTCCGGCGGTGGTGGAGGTGGATGGTATGGTGGTGGTGCATGTTCTGATTATAGTGACAGCACTAACTACCAAGGCTATAATGGCGGAGGTTCAGGATATGTTTACACTTCAGCTACTGCTGCTAATTATCCAAGTGGTAATTATGTAAATTCTTCTTACTACCTTACCAATGCGCAAACTATAGCAGGAAATCAATCATTTAAATCACCTGATGGAACAAATGAAACAGGCCATACCGGAAATGGTTTCTGTCGAATCACCCGTAAATCAGGAAAAATATTTGTAAAACAAAACGGATCATGGATCAAAGTGTAATGCTTTGGTCCATGTTTAAATTACAGGAGGAATTGTTATGAAACTTATTTTAAAAGATGGACAAGAACTAATTATTACTCGTGCTAACGATACATATTCATATGAAGGATATAAAGATGGGTTGGGAAATGATATGAATAGAAATATCGTGGCTACTATTTCTATCTTCAATTCTGATAAATCTTTAAACACTATTAAGGATATGATTACTGATGAAAATAGAACAGGTTTTAAAATTATTTATGGGAATACCCAGAAAGATTATACTGGAATGAAAATTGAAAGTATTTCAGAAGAAATCTCCAATGAAAGAAGTGTTATTAATATCTCATTAGCTACAGATAAAACCATAGCTCCTACTGAGACCACTGAAACAACAACAGAAAAAACTAAAGAAGAAACTAAAGAAAAAACGGAAACAGCTTCTGATAAATAATTAAGAATGAAAGGAATATAAGGATATGAGAAAAATAATCGTAAAGGTTGATAAAGAAAAAGCTACAGAGCTTGAAAGAGTTAATTTTGAATTAAACTTCGTAAAAGACATTGTACAGAGAGTTATTGAATCACATCCAAGCGATTTAGAACTCATCAATGGAGATACTCTTATGTCTTACAATAAACGTGGTGCAGAATTACAGAGAAAGTATGCTGCTCTTGCAAATGAGATGGCAAAGGAATACATCCCAGAATACCTCGAAGGTCATCAGTATAGTTGGATTATTCCAAATAATTCTGACGAAATGACTATTACTATTAAATGTAATTGTGAGATTCCAGAATTAGAGGGAATAGCATGAAAAGGACAGAACAATATTCGGACCAGATAGCTAGACTTTATCCATCTAAGAAGGTAAAAACCGATGACGGACAAAGAATATTAACACAGAGTATCACTTTTCAAGTAACTGATGATTGCAACCTTGCGTGTCTATATTGTTACCAAGGACACAAAGGAAAAAATCGAATGTCGTTTGAAACAGCTAAGAAATTCTTTGATTTAGTTGTATCAGGTGAAAAAGGTTTTAAATCTTATATCAATCCAGAGAAATCTCCTGGATTGGTTGTAGATTTCATTGGAGGAGAACCCTTTCTTGAGATAGAGCTTATAGATCAAATCTGTACTTATATTATGGATAAACTCATAGAGTTGGATCATCCTTGGGCCATGAAAACTATGTTCTCTATTTGTTCAAATGGTGTTTTATACAGAGACGAAAAAGTACAAGCATTTCTTCGTAAGTGGGCCAATAGATTATCTTTCTCAGTTACTATTGATGGGAATAAAGAATTACATGATTCCTGTCGAGTTTTTCCAGATGGTGGTCCAAGTTATGACATAGCTGTCGATGCTGCGTCAGATTGGATGAAACGTGGAAATCATATGGGAAGCAAGATCACAATTGCTCCGGGCAATATCAGCTTTCTATACGATGCTATTAAGCATATGGTCGATCTTGGATATGATGAAATCAATGCCAATTGTGTATATGAAAAGGGTTGGACACCTGTACATGCAACTGTTCTTTATGATCAAATGAAACGTATATCTGATTATTTCTTGGAACAGAATTTTGATTTTGAACGTGATTTCTTCTGTTCCCTTTATAATGAAGACTTCTTTCAGCCTAAAGATCCTGATGATTTACAAAGTTGGTGTGGAGGCGTTGGTAATTCAATGATTGCTTGCGATCCTCAAGGTCGCATATTTCCATGTATCAGATATATGGAATCTTCTCTTAATGGAGAGCAAGAACCGTACTCTATTGGTGATGTAGATAATGGTATAGGATGCACAGAATGTTATAAATGCAGAATTAATTGTATGGCAAAAATAGATAGAAGGACACAGAGTACAGATGAATGTTTCTATTGTCCTATAGCTGCAGGATGTTCTAATTGTTCTGGTTATGATTATCAAGTGAATGGTACTCCTGACTCAAAAGCTACTTATATATGTGTTATGCATAAAGCTCGTGCTCTTGGGAATCTGTATTTCTGGAATAAATATTATAGAAAAAATAATATGAGTAAGCGAATGAAAAACTATGTGCCAGATGAATGGGCGCTTGAGATTATTTCTGAATCAGAACTTAATATGTTGAAAGAACTTGAAAGAGAGGATTAAAAGCCTCTCTTTTTTATTGACTAAAAGGAGGCTTGATATTATGGCAGAAATTAAAGGAATTGATGTTTCCAGATGGAATGGAAACATCGACTGGAAAACTGTTGCTAGTTATGGAATGGGCTTCGCTATCCTAAGAATTACAGAAAAAGGAAATATTGTTGATAGCACATTCGAACCTAATTATAAAGGCTGTATTGAGAATAAAATTCCTGTTGGAGTCTATAAATACAGCTATGCTACTACTATTGCTCAAATTAAAAATGAAGCAAATGTAGTTATTAAAACATTGAATAAAAGAAAACTGGATTATCCTGTGTTTCTTGATATAGAGGATAAATGTCAGGAGAATTTATCTGACAGTTTAATGATGAAAATGATTGAAGCATTTAGAGCTATTATTGTCAAAGCTGGATATAAATTTGGTATTTACTGTGGTTATTCTTGGTATCAGTATCAACTACCAGAAGGTGCTAAAAAGTACGATGTATGGACAGCAAGATATCCTAATAATGATACCGGTGAATTACAGGAAAGATTAAGAGTTCCTGCTTCTACTGGTGTTATTGGATGGCAATACTCTAGTAAGGCAACCATTCCTGGTATTCCAACAAAAACCGATCGAAGTGTATTCTATAAAGACTATTCTAAATCTTCTACTACTTCTACAGACTCTCCCAAACCAACAACTACACAAGGAAGTGATACTATGAATAAAGATAAAGCTATTGATGCTCTTATTGCTTGCGCTGAAAATGAGGTTGGATATTTAGAGAAGAAATCTAATTCTCAGCTTGATGATAAAACTGCAAATGCAGGTTACAATAACTACACTAAATACTGGAGAGACGTATATCCTCAGTATCAGGCACAGGCTTGGTGTGCAGCGTTTGTGAGTTGGTGCATGATGAAAACATTCGGTCTTGATGTAGCTAAAAAACTCCTTAAACATTGGCCTTATGTATACTGTCCTACTCTTGGAAATCTCTTCACAAAGTATGCAAATCCACAGCGAGGAGACATTGTAATCTTCTATCGTAATGGTACATTTGCTCATACTGGATTAGTAACAAAAGTCGAAGGAGATAAATTTTATACTATTGAAGGTAACACTTCAGGAGGCTCTTCTATTGTTCCAAATGGTGGTGGAGTTTATGCTAAGAGTTATTATAATTCAAATCTCCCTGGGACAAAGTTTTGTCGTCCAGACTATTCTATTGTCACATCCATCTTAACTTCTAACACCTCTTCTACATCATCTACTGCACCTGTACAGCCATCTTATACTGCATGGGTAGGTTCTTGTACAGCTAATGGAACAGATGTATTCTCAGACGCTACAGGAGCTTCTAAGTTAAGTACATATCCTAAACTTAATGCAGGTAATCTTGTGGATATCATCGGTGAATCTGGTACAAGATATCAGGTTCGTATCGCTGCAAAATATATAGGGTATGTAGAAAAATCTAACATTAAAAATCCTAATACTCCTGCTGCAACAACTACAAAAAAATATCCATTTGTAGGAAAAGTAACTGCAAGTAAATTGAATGTTCGCAAAAAACCCGGTACTGAACATCCGTTACTTCCAGAGTATCCGATGTTAAATAAAGACAATCTTATTAATGTCCTCGGAGTTACAAAAGATACTAAAGGTGACAGATGGTACAAAGTATCAATCACTAAAAAAGAATATGTTGGCTATGTATCAGCCAAATATATCATTAAGGCATAAGGAGGTACGTCATGGGTATTGAACAGATACAGAAAATCCATGAGTTTGGTGAGATCAATGTGATCATATCTTTACTTCTTTGTGCAATGCTTGTTATAGCTTTAAAAGCTGGATGGGAGAAACTTCTTGATGTTCTTGGTCTCGAAACAAAAGCATCTCTACAGAAGAAAGCTTTAGAGAAGAAGTTGTCTGATATGGAACAGAAAATTGCTGATTTTGAGCAGTCTCAGCATAATTATCATGATCAGTCCATTAATATCAGAGATGATCTGAGAACAAATCAAAATACTCTGAGCACACAGCTTACTGATCTTACAACTTTGATGCAGAACTTTATAACTAATCAAGATGAGTGTACTGTAGCATCATTTAGAAGTTCTCTCTGGAGAATGCATAGAGACTTTATGGCACAAGGGTACATCACACCGGATGGATTAAAGACATTCCTAGAGATGGGAAAGCTTTATGAAAAGGCTGGTGGAAATGATATTTATCATGAGAAATTACTTCCAGATATTGAATCTCTGGAAGTCAGATATACAAAAGACAATGTACTATAA